GGCGGTGGCTCTGGTGCATCGTCAGGCCCTGAAAGAGGTGGTGGAGGGGGCGGATCGGGGTATGTTAAAACATATCTTGATGTGCCTGTTACTCCAGAAAGTGTTGTTAGCTATTCAATAGGGAAAGGGGGAGATCGTGTAGTTTCGATGTCTGCTTACGATGATCAGAAGAATGGTCTTCCAGGGTCAGAGTCCTGGTTTAAATCTAATTCAATAAAAGCTCTTGGCGGAAATGGAGGTCGATATTCCGGAAGAGGGGGCGATGGGGGATCAGGTGGTGGTAGTGGAAGACCTGCAGAAAAGACGGCAGGATATATTGGTGGAAGTGATGGTTCTAATGGAGCAGGTGATATGCCTGGAATCGGTCAAGGGAGTACTACCAGATGCCCGTTCAATAATAAATTGTACGCCGGAGGTGGTGGAGGTGGTGGAGAATATAGTTCCGGATCAGCACCAGGTGGCGGTGGTATCGGTTATGTCGGAGATATTTCGAGAAGACCTACTAATGGAGAACCCAATACGGGCTCAGGAGGAGGTTCTTTTTATATAAGTGGTTCCAATGTCTCAGGAGGATGCTATTCTGGCGCAGGCGGTTCGGGGATTATCGTATTACGATATAATAAATACAAATAAATCAAAATGGAAATAAACTATTTATACATACAGAAAGACGCAGCGAATATCTATGTCGCAATGCCGGAAAAGCTCGATACAGCAGACAACGATATCGGCACAACATGGGAGGATTATGTTGCAGGAAAGTACGTTTTGCTGACAGAGGAACAGATTGCCTTTAAAGAGGCAAACGAAGGTGCATCCGTAGAAGAAGTGTTCAATATGCAATTGACACCCATTCCCGAACCGACACCGGAAGAAAAACTTCAAACTGCAAAAGACTTGAAGCGTCAGGAAGTCTACAACACCGACTACCGGCACTACTACATAGAGGACAACGATGTATATACATACGACCGTTTGTCTCTAAAAGACCAGTGTGCCCGAAAAGATACGGTTGAAGTAAACGGGAATTCGTATAAATCATCTCTGTTATTGGAAGCTCTCAACGAGATGGCAGACTACAATGATATCTGTATAGGTCTATCAGAAAAGTTTCTCTCTGATATTGAAGCTGCCGAGACAGTGGAAGATGTAGAAGTGATTGAGGTGACGGGGTATCCCGAAGTGATCCGAACGACAACGGCAGCCTTGCAAACTAAAGTAGATAAGGCAATTGCTAAATCCCCGGAAGCGCAGGCAGTGACCTTTGCCCGTGCGATGATGAACAGCGTGTCTCTCACAGCCAGCCAAGCGTTGGAGATGCAGGTCTTATTCCCCATTTGGGGTGAGAAAGATGCAGAGTTTGGCAAGGAAGTTGAAATAGGCTTCCGGCTTCGAGTAGTGGAAGGAGAAAGTGACACTTTGTTTGAAGTGATACAAAAGCACAAGCTGCAAGCCGACTGGAAACCGGGCATAGAAACTGCTTCACTGTATAAGATCGTTGAAGCTGAGCACGCAGGCACGCTTGATGATCCTATTCCATACGTGCAGGGTATGGCATTCAAGAAAGACAAATATTATGAACAATACGGTGTGATCTATCTCTGCATTCTGACAACCGTTACAGGTTATCCGAACGACTTGAAAGACTTGCCCACGATTGTACAAAAAATCAAATAAATAGTTATCATCTAATAACCGCTATTAGGTATGTAATAGTCCTCTTTATAAGAGGAACCTTTATTTAATATAATCGTTTACTTTATATATCAAGCTCTAAGTATCATATAATTTTCAGAACGCTAGCATTCTTTTAGATTGTCTAGCGTTTTGTTTTTTCAAAGTCTCACAAATCTTCAATCATGTTTAGATATATAAACGATATTATAATAAAAGCCTCAAGTGTATCAACAGTGAATTATTTTAAAGAACTAATAAATGATGGTCCGATTAAATTTTTTACTTGCATTAGTACTGCTTTATCTAGTGCTGTAAGCACATTCTTTTTACCTATTTGGTTACCAATAGTTGCAGTAGGAATACTAATAATCATTGATATGATATTAGGTATTAGAGTGTCATTAAGTAATGGTGAAAAGATTCAATCTAGAAAGTTTTGGTCAACTGTTAAAAAGCTTTGCTTTAGTTCATTAATGATAAGCTGTGGTCATCTAGTAGATGAATATATATTGACATCCATCGATGCGCACTTAGTTGAGGGTTTTGCTGGTCTTGTTGCTGGTGTAGAACTATGGTCAATGGTAGAGAATCTACAAACATTAGATCCTACTGGACCTTGGAAAATATTCAGCAAGTTCATTAAAAGAAAAGGCGAGAAGTACTTAGATATCACTATTGATAAAGAAGATTTACCAAAGATTAAGAAATTAGTTAAAAAGATTAAGTAATATGAATTATCTTAGAGTATTGATAGTAGCTATTATGACTTACTTAGGAATATCCAATCATGTCTTAAGGAATAAAGTAAATGAGTTAGATGAAGAATTGGGAGATGCTCGTAATAATATTGAATCTTATCAATCAATCCTAAGTAATAAACAAAATGAAAATAGAGTATTAAAACTTAATATAGAAGATTTCAAACATTCTAAAGATAGTTTAATACAAGAATTATCAAAAACACAAGATCAACTTAAGATAAAGAATAAGAAGTTAAAAGAAGTAATGAGTATGTCCACAGTATTGACAGATACTATAGTAAAAACAATACCTATAGATAGAAACTTCAATGTAGAACTTCAGTCAAATCCATTGACTACAATCAAAATAAATAGAATGGATTCAGTTATAACCTGTATTCCAGAGATATATAATCATCAAGATTTATTTATAACCGAAGAAAAAGTATATAGAAAGAAATATAAAAACTGGTTTCAACGGTTAATACATTTTGACTTTAAAAAAGATAAAGTCGAATCTTACAAAATTATCAATTCTAACGATTTAATAAGAGTATTAGATACTCGGGTTATCAAAATTACAAAGTAATTTGCAAAATATTTCAATTTAATATTAATCAATAAATAAATTGAAACTATGCATTTAAGTAGAATATTAGATCAAATTAAACGCCATCCTTCCCCAACAGAAGCTTTAACTAAATTGGGTAAAGCTATGGATAAACATGAAGATAATCTGTTGGAAAAGGGCTTCAGAATACTTAAATCAGAACTCTGTGCTAATGTATATGAAGCTATAAATGGCCCTCACTTTGATGAGGAACATGCTAAATACGCAGTAGAAGGCATGGAAAATGAGGATGGATCAAAAGGCCCTCATTGGACAGTTGAAGAGACAACGTCCATTGCCAATCAAATGGGCATAAATTTAAAATCAGAGAAACACAATAAGTGGGACTGGTATGTAGCCATGAATATGATCTACTCAGATTTTTATAAAGCTGTTGTAGCAATAACTGGTGGAGCTAGTACCAAACATTTTGCAGAACTTACCAAAGCTTGGATTTGTGACAAAGACATCTCAGAAGGCAAGATGTGGCATTACTATGTTTATATAATGTGTGATGATGAAGATAACGATTATAAAGCATATGAACATATGTCTCACGATCGTGAATATGATTCAGATTATAAATATGGTAGAGAAAGAAGATCTTCCGGTAGAATGTCATATCCTTACTCTAGATATGAAATAGAGGATGAATATGAATATTCTGATCGTTATGCTTATCCTGAAAGAAATAGAATGGATAGAGATAGACGTGAAGAAGATATGAAAAGAGACAGAGATTCTCGCAACACATCTGTTAGATATTTCTAATTATCAAAATAAATAAATCAATTAAAAAATAAATCATTATGTTAGAAAACGAAAGAATAATTGTAGACCGTGGTGGTATTGACCCCGGTATCGCTGCTTTGATGCAAAATGCTAATAAAGGTTTTGATCCTGCTGCTTTGATGGCTATGATGAACAACGGTAATGGTATGTTCGGTGGCAATGGCGGTTGGTGGTGGATTTTCATCATCGTGCTCTTCTGGATGTGGGGCGGATGGGGTGGCAACGGCTTCGGTCGTGGCAACCAGGCTGAAACCAACTCTGACTTCGCTCGTTTAGCTGCTATGGGTAACCAGAACAACAACACTGATTTGTTAATGCAGGCTATCAACGGTAACAAGGATGCAATCAATACCTTGTCTACTAACTTGAACTGTGACGTTAAATCAATTGACACAGCGTTGTGTTCTATTCAGAACGCAATTGGTAAAGTTGGTGGTGAAGTAGGTTTCTCTGCAGAAAGAGTAATCAATGCTGTTAATGCTGGCGATTGCAACGTAATCAAAGCTATTAGTGACTGCTGCTGCACAACTCAGCGTTCTATTGATTCAGTTAATCTGAATTTAACTCAAATGAATGCTGATAATAGATTATCTATCTGTCAACAGACTAATACATTGCAGAATGCTATTACTTCAGGATTTAACAATCTGTCTAGCGAAAACGCTACAAGATTCAACATCATTGGCGCTAAGATCGATGCACAGACACAAATGATCAATGATAAGTTCTGTCAGTTAGAAATGAGAGAAATGCAGAATAAGATTGATGCTCTGCGTGATGAAAAGAATGCATTGCAGACTTCTGCCATTACTCAACAGCAGACTCAGAATATTGTAAATCAGATTAAACCTTGTCCAGTTCCTGCATACCTGACATGTAATCCGTACGGATGTAATGGTGGATTTACAGGTTATGGAAACCCTTATGGTTACGGATATGGCTACGGTGATAGCTGTTGCGCTTAATAAGAAAGGAGGTTATTATGTTTCCTTTCATGTTTAATCCTTACTTTGGACGTAACAATACCGTTCGTATTTTAGACCAAGTAATACCGAAAATCAATACAATAAGCGTAAGCGATTCAACAGAATCTACAGTTCTGGGTATCTATCCTAAAGTGTGGTGTAGACTTCCTAGAGAAGGTGTGTTTGTATTAGAGGTTAGACATACTCCTGCCACTGCTAGTGCAACACTTCCTGTGTTTGTATCTACTACTGGTTCAGTAAGCACCGCTTCAAATAACAACAATATACCTGTAGTAAAAGGAGATAGCACACCATTAGTTGGTTCTGAAATCTCTGCTGGTAACAGATATTGGGTTTATTACAATAAATGCGATAATGTTATTCAGGTTATGAATCATTACACTGTGGCTGCAGCTCCAGCTGCCTAATATATATTAACTTAAAGTATATGGGCAGCGAGTAATACCTGCCCATATCTTTTTAAACTTAAAGATATGACATTCTCACAGTTAACGCCGGGTACAAATATACACGTACTCGAGATTACAGGTACTTTTAAAAAGAGTACTACATACAGTTTAGGTAAAGTAGTAAGTGTATCAAAACCCTACGATGAACCATTGCCACCAGGTCAATTCCCAATGCCTATGCAGAATAGGCGTAAGCTTGTAGATTTAGTTATCTCTTGTGACGGTGAGCAGAAGAAACTGTCAGTATCTGAAGATAAAACAATGATGACCGATTCTACCATCGGACTTACTATAGCTACAGATAAAACTCAAATTGTAGATATGGTTAAACAATCCTATAATGACTGCAAAGTTAAAAAGGAAAGCGTATTAAAATACGATGAAGAGATGAGGAGATGTGAAGACATCTTAAAATTACTTAATACAACTCCGGACATAACAACCAATGTGACAAAAGATTTCAAAGAACTTGATGAATTAAAAGCTGAAGTGAAAGAGCTTAAGCAACTTTTACAAAATGTAACTACTGTTCGTCCAGAGGTTAAAATAGAAACCCCCTCATCTGAGGAGAAACAAATTGAAATCTAAAACACAAAGGTTGGCTATTTAGTCAACCTTTTTTATTTTAAATAAATATGAATATGTATAACAACAAATATGATATATTAGGAAGTACAATTAAACCAAATACTGCATCTGTTAAGTATTGGGCTGATTTAGCATCTAATCCTAACGGTGGTGATTTGAAATATTTTAATGGTAAGGATTGGGTTTATGTAAATAATACAGCCACATCAGATATTAAAGATCTAAGAAGTGATCTTACTTCTGAAATAAGTAGGGCAACTGGACGTGAAAATGAAATTGAAGCTAAGATTGATGCTTTAATTGGAGATGCTCCTGAAATTATGGATAGTTTACCTGAATTAATTGATGTTATTAATACACATGCGGAACTTATTGAAGGTAAAGTAGATAGACAAACCGGTAAAGGTCTTTCTACTAATGATTATACTACTGAGGAAAAGAATAAACTTGCTAGTTTGACCAATTATAGTGATTCTGAAGTAAGAGAATTAATCACTGCATTAACTCTTAAAGTAAACGGTTTAGAAGAGAGAGTTGCTGCATTAGAAACACCTGCTGCATAATGGAACTCAGATTAGATAGAATATTTCGTACTAATGAATATACTATTGGGGAGTTATATGTAGATGGTGCTTATCTATGCGATACACTTGAAGATCCAGTAAGACCATTACCTGAAGTATGTCCTAATACACCTAAAGGAATTGCATGTAAATGCAAGGAAAAGGTGTATGGGGATACTGCTGTACCTGCTGGTACGTATGAGGTGAAATTAAGCTATTCTAACCGTTTTAAGCGTATTATGCCTGAGATACTTAATGTACCTCACTTCTTAGGTATACGTATCCATACGGGCAATTCTAGCGCCAAAGATTCCAGTGGATGTATACTGGTAGGTACTTGGGATGGGATGAAAGAAGATTGGATATCTAATTCTACTGTAGCTTATAACAAGCTTATACCCCTACTTCAGAAGGCGATGGATAATAAAGAACAAATAACAATAACAATAAATAACTTATAAGTATGAAGAAACATTATGAAACACATGTAGAAGATACAGATAAGCTTATAAGTGTAGCAGGTCCTGTATTAGATTATAAGTCTTGGTATGAACAATACAGGAAATTAATGGAAGAACAAGCTCAACGTAAATACGGTCTTTATACCCCTACTTCAGAAGGCGACGATGATGATTTCCCATCTATTCCTGGTATGATTGCAAGATATTCCGCTTCCGGTCTTACTAATGAGCAGATGAAAGAAAATCCTGTGTGGGTAGATAAGACAGGTAATGGACATGACTTGCAAATGAAGAACTTCCTTTGGGGTGGGATGTCTGGGGTTGGTGGCGTGTCAACTTATTACGACAAATATGAATTTACTCCGGATAAGTACTATATGGTGGCTGTTTCTTCTGGTACGCAGCATGCTCAATTCACATTTAAGGTCACTGGATTAGTTGATGGCAATACTCTCTCTCTTTCGGACACCAGTTCTCCAAGTAATGTATACGGAAAGTGGACTCAAGATGGTATTTATACAGTCGACATTGATGTTATAAATACGGATAGGTCATTATATTTCTATAATGGGGTCAGTGCAACCAGAGGAGAGTTTACGATTGAAATTCTTCCCCTCTATCCAGGTGCACTCGTCTTTGACGGAGTAGATGATTACGGTGTCTGTGATAACTTTCCTATTCTGACTAAAGAAAAGGGATATACGGTTGTGGCGTTGAGACAGTGGATTACAAGGAGAGAAAGAGCATTAGGATTAGTATCTAATACAAAGAATTGGCTCAATAATGGTGCCTTCTTGTTAGAATATAGAAATATACAAGCCGATCATCTTAATAAGCCTATATCTTTTGGAGCAATAGGGAGTGAAATGGATTTACCACACATCCTTACTTATCAGACATCTAAAAGTTATAATGGTGTTTCGATTACAACTGGTAATTTTGAGGGAACAGATGTGCTACATGTTGGGAAATTAGCTCCAACTAATGTAGGAACTTATATTAACGCTGCCATTTGGGAACTTGTATTTCTCGACCACGATGCCACCGAAGAAGAACTGACCAAGATCAAAGACTACTTCGTCAAAACCTATCCCTGGCTCTTCCCCGACCAGGCATGGACAGTGGTAGGCAAAACCAACGAGGACGAAGATCGTGCTACTATTGCCAACATTACGGGCAATGGTAATGATCTTATACTGTCGAATTTTGGGTTTGCAGAAGGGAGTGGGTATGGGTTGTATGGTGAGAATTATGCTGGTGGTAGATGGGTTAAATCTACTAATAGAGCGGATTTAACTTGGACGAGTTATTCTGTAAATATAACTTCAGTTAAAGTTGCGTCTACACAGTTATATTATCAATCCTATCCTGAACAACCTTCTTTTACAGTTCCTTCTTATAAGATAAAAGTTTATGGACTGAAAGATGGTCAAACTCTATCCTATAAACAAGTAACTTCTGAAGGACAACAGATATACAAAATATCAGAAGATGGAACTTATACATTACCGTCTTTTCCATTTAAAGCAAATGGAGATTGGTATGGATTTACATTAGATAAAATACAAGAAACCTGTGATATTACTATAGAGCAAATCCCCGAATACGAAGGCTATCTAGTTACTGATGGGGTGGATGATGAGGTTCGAAGTGCTGCTTTTACATTGAACGAGGATTGGACGATTGTTGGAAATTGGGAATTTATAACTAACGAAAATAAGAATGCTGGCTTAACAAAAGTTTACTCTTTCTACTTATACAATAGAGATTATGGAATATTTGTGTATAAATATATAAACGCCGGACAGGGATTTTCTGTTGAAGATGTTAAATCTTTAAAAGCTATCTGTTCTGATGGTCGCATATATCTTAATGACTGGCAGGAAATAAGAAACAATATAGAACAGGAGGCTACAATTAGTAAAGGGGTAATGGCTATTGGGTACTTTAACAGAGATTTCACCAAAATGGCTTTCAAAAACTTGGGCATCTACAACAACCAGCTCCTCTCCAAAGACGACTGTATCAAAGCATATAACTATTTACAAACTTTAAAAGCAAAGTGAGATGAGATATATAGTAATTCCAAGAGAACTGTTTGATACTATACCGGAAGAAATAAAGAAAAAATTAGGTATAGACAGTCCAAGAATGAGTACAGATGGAACAGAAGTTATGCTTCATATCGAGCATTATGATACGTTATTTTCGCCTGTAATGACACTGGAAGAAGATGAAAATAATAATGCTGCTAATTATCCTTTTCCAGTATATGAAGCTGCAACAATAGAATTCAATAGTTTAATTACTTCAGATAAATGGAGTGCAAATACTGAAGATTATGACATTTAATTCATTGAATACTATTATAGATGATATCATCCTTACTGTGAGGGATAGTGATGTTAGCGAAAGTGAAAAGCTATCCCGCATACAGATAGAGCAATGGATACATCAATATAGAGCATATTTAATTAAACAGGATCTAGATAAGGGTAGAGATATAAATCCAGAGTATGTACAAACTATTGGACCTTTGCATATATCTAAAGTAAGTAATTGTACTGGTGGTTATAACTACAAATCAGATGAAGAAATACCTAATTTCATTGACTTACATTTTGGTTTAGGTTTGGTTGCTGTAAAAGATATGAATGGTGATTTAATTCAATTAGGTACAGAAACAAAAGCTAAATATCAAGTAAGTAGAAAATATACTTGTAGTGATTACATCGCTTATATAAAAGGTAATCATCTGTATATACTTGGTCCTGAACATTTAGAATATGTTAAGATAGAAGGTATATTAGAAGATCCTACCCAAGCTGGCGAATGTTTTGATAGAGATGATACTCCATATCCAGTACCAGCAAATATGATACCTATAATTAAACAGATGATATTTGAAAGAGAATTGAATATCATGTTACGAGTCCCTAGTGACACCACAAACAATAGTACAAACGACGTTAACAACGAACTGAATGCAAGAAACTAAATACAATAGAAAAGCTTATACGATTGCTGACTTTTATGATAGTTATTGTAATTATGTAGAAGACAATCCACTATATCAGGTTTCTTATAAAGTATTTAGACAAATTGTTTCAGATTACTTTAGATACTTAAGAGACGAGATAATTGAAAACGGAAAAGAAGTCAGATTACCTTGTAGAATGGGTACATTATCCATAGTAAAGCATAAACCTAAAGAATATACTGGTAAGAGTTTAAGGATAGATTACGCTGAAAGTAAAAAATACAACAAAGTAATTTACCATCTTAACGAACATACTGGGGGTTTTAAATATAGATTTTATCACAATAAACAGAATATGCTTACTAAGAATAAAACTAAATATCAGTTAGTTATGACTAGGGATAATAAGAGACGTCTGGCACAAATATTAAAGCAGCATGTAAGAGATTACATCGAATTATAATTATACAATATGATTACAAAATTAACATCTGTAAAGACTGTAATAGCAAAGATCATAGCAGACCTAGATCTCAAAGAAGATGACACTAAGATTAGTGATATCACAGAATGGTGTGGAGAAGCTATTGAACAAATAGGTGCTATTACTCAATTTATACCTAAAGTTACCGGTGTTGAGGGAGTTCCCGCAGTAAAGATCAATTGTCATCAAGCTCCACTGCCTTGTGATCTACATCAATTGCATCAAGTGGCATACTCATTTAATTGCAATGGCCCTTGGTTTCCCATGAGGAAAGCAACAGGATCATTTGCTGTTTGGGGATGTGGTGACAATTGCTGTAAAGAAAACTGTGAATGTCTTACTCCGGAAATGATCATTCAGAATGATACCCTAGTAAACCTAGTAGTTGATATGTGTGGTAATATTGATAAGACTGAAGCTATTGAAATGATTAATAGTAATCAAAATCTTAGAACTATCTTATCTAATTTAATCAACTTACATACTTATGATATTCACAGTTTAAATTCTATAAGCTCCACAAATCCTAGTTTAGGTTTTCAATATACCGTGAAACCAGGTTTTATAATGACCAATGTACCAAATGGTTATTTAAAATTATCATACAGCGCTATACCTACTGATAAAGAAAGTTATCCGTTGATACCAGACTTAATGTCTTATAAAGAAGCTATTTACTGGTATGTTACAATGAAAATGAAATACCCAGAGTATCTTAATGGCAGAATGAATAGGGAAGTATATTATGATATTCGTAGATCTTGGAACTTCTATAGGAATCAAGCATATGCTGAAGCATTGATGCCTAATGAAGATGGTCTAGAATCTATAAAAAACAATTGGAATAAAATTGTACCTGAATTTAGAGACCATAATTCTTTTTATAGTCATACTGGGGAACGTCAAATAATTTATAATGCTACTACATAATGAATGCACAAAGACAAACAAATACGTGGACAAAAGGTATGAATTGTGACTTAGATTATTCAGTCATAAGTTCAGACCAGTATCAATGGGCAGAAAATATACGTATTATTGCCAATGATAATAGTTCTACTGGAGTAATGCAGAATATTGAAGGCGTTCGTAAGCTCAATCCTACATTGACTTTGAATGGTGAAACAATAGTCCATACAAATGCAATTAGGGATTGGGCAATTGTGTTTACTAAGAAAGGTAGTAACTTCAATATCTATAGATACGATTTTGGTGCATCTGAAACTGAACCTATAGTAACTACAGTAGCGTCTAATGTGACATTGGATATTCCTATTATAGATGGTCATTATGCGGTTAGTAGTGTTTGTAAATGGGAATCTGACGATTTAGTTAAGATATACTGGTGTGATGGTGTACATCAGATTAGGGTATTGAATGTAGCTACAACTCATCCTAATCTTAATGTAGACTCTTTAAACATATCACCAAAGAGTCAATTACCACCTTTATTCTTTAAAGGTTTAGGTACAGGTGGATTGAAAGCAGGTAAATATCAATATTGTTATCAATTGTTTAATCCCAGAACATCTGAAACATCTATATCTGTTTTATCTCCAATTATTACAGTATCTAGGAGTTTAGAAAACACCAATAGCCAAGATATCTATGGTAGTTCTAAAGAAGAAACTACTAATAGGTCCATTAAACTACAGACTACTGTTGATACTAACTCTTTTAGTAGAGCTAGAATAATTTCTATATATTACTCTAGTAATACTGCAGAACCCGTTATCACAGTGATAGATGAAATAAGTATTTCAAATAATACTTTAGTTTATGAAGATAAAGGTGGTTCAGTTATCGATGAGCTTACTCTAGAAGAATTCAATGGTTTAAGTACTTATATATTTACTCCCAAAGTAATAGAATCTAAAGACAATATGTTATTTGCTGCTAATATCACTGAACAGACTTGGGATATTAGTGATGATGAATTTGATGCTAGAGCATACAGATGCAATAAGAATGGTCAAATATTATTAACTTCTACATCTGGACAGGATTCTATAACATTTTCTACTTCAGAAATAAGTACTAAAGATATACCAACTAATCACGACTGTATTTGTCCTGCAAACTATGATGATACTAGTCAGTATTTATATGCTCCAGATGCTACAGGTAAGTATGTATACGGTGGTATAGGTAAAAATATTTCATATAGATTTATAAAAACAAATCTAATTGAAAGCGACGCCCCCACGTCTAGGACAGGTTACGCTGAAGATTCTTTCTCATTAAATTCTAAAGCCCGTTCTACATCTACTCTAGACTTATACAATATTGAGGAAGATGGTTCTTGGTCAGATGCAGGTTCTTTGCAATTTGCTGATGCTACTGCTAAGATATTAAACTATAGTAATAGTGAAGTAGAATCAATGGTAAGAAGCTACATGAGAGATGAAATATATCGCTTTGCTATTGTATTCTATAATGAAGAGAATGTAGCATCTTCAGCTCATTGGATTGCTGATATTAGAATGCCTAAAGCTAGTGCACCTGGTTATAACATCTTTACTTCAGGTATGCGAGTAGATATTGGTGGTAATACTACTAATAGTTTGGAAGTAGTTACACACCCATTAGGTGTACAATTCACAGTTAATATACCAAGTGATTTAATCCAAAGTAAGAAGATTACTGGTTATGAGATTGTAAGATGTGAAAGAACTATTTCAGATAGAACAATATTGATGCAAGGGGCTGTTAGTTGTGTTTGTAATTATGATAATACAAATCAATTAACTGCTTTTCCATATCTTACTTATTCTACTTCTCATGGTATGGTGTCACAAAATAATAAATATGCACATGCTTTTGACTTTAGTAGTCAGAATGCTAATGAATATTTCTTATTCATATCACCAGAAATATGTGTTAATAGAACAAATGCATCTGAAGTAACAGGTAGAGCTACAGAGATTAAAGGTATATATAGACTACGATCTTCAATATCTCCTGATGAATCTATGGGTAATGGTACTCCTGCGAATGATAAGGTTGTACCCAACGGTGATAAAGTCAAAGTATTAGTTGGGGCAAAAGCTTCAAAACACGATTTAAAGAATATAACCTCAAATACTTCTACTAGTTGGGCTAAGAATAGTGGTTGGGCTTATACTTCAGTTACAGCTATAGGTGATTCTATAAAACAATCTACTGCAAATAATGCAATTTATATAGGTGCAGAATCATGGTATGATGCCACTTTAGCTAAGTATTACAATAAAGTTACTACAGGGGGATATAATTCAGCATCAATTCAAGACATTACAATTGCTACTAATACAGATCCCTTTGACTTAGACGACGATGCATGGAGAACTAAAGCTACCAATGTAGGTAGCATGGTATACTATAACTGGGTATACGGAGATACATCTAAGGCTAATGATTATGACGATAATAATGTTAGGAAGGTTGGACCTCATGGGGTATGTGCAATATTCCAGAGTACAGATATGACTTCTCGTAATACTATGGTTGGTGAAGTACCAGAATTAGCTGCTGGACCAGAAAGTGCTAATGCAATTCTCATTGCTAACTTAAGACAATCTGTAACACCTTATGGTGGCAATAGTTATGCTACAAGACAGAACTCTGTATATATAGGTACTGGGTCTTATGTCAATGCAAAAGATAATAGTAATACTAAAGTAAACGTATTCGGTGGTGATACATACGTTGGTGTATTAGATTATGCTAACTGTATGTTTGCATATCATAATGCTAGTGATAATTATGAACAACCAGATAATGAAAGAATTAGAGCATATAATGGTGCTTATATACCGTTAGAATCTTCTATTAATCTCTCATTGAGAACGGATACCGTAGGTACAGCTAAGACTTATGAGTCTGGTACAGGCTATGCAAATCACTTTGTAGAGAATGATATAGTACAAGTAGGTTCTATATATGTTCAGAATACGCCATTATATGCTTATAATGATGCTTATTCTGCTCAACCTAGAGCTAAAAACTATGTTAGTAAATCAATCTATAGTATAGATAATTTACATACAGATACTAGGGTAATGAACTCAGAACCTAAAACTAACTTGGAAGTAACTGATTCGTGGACTAAATTCAGGGTTGCTAATTACTTAGATGTTGATACCAGATTTGGTTCTATAAACAATTTAAAGTTATTTAAGAATAACTTGTTGTTCTGGCAAACTGACGCTTTTGGCACACTTGCTGTAAATGAACGTTCTCTTATCCAAGATAATAATGCAGGTGCACTTACGTTAGGTACTGGTGGTGTATTAACTAGATTTGATTACTTTACTACTAAGAATGGTTCTAAAGAGAATCAATTAAGAACTGCAACACAATCAGATAGTACAGTATATTGGTATGATGCCGATAGAAATGAAATATGTGGTTTTGATAATCAATTACGTACTGTATCTAAATTAAAAGGTGTACAATCTTATTTACACGATAATAAGGATATAATTACAAATGATCCTATATCTGTATACGATAAAAAATATAATGAAGTTCTTCTTACTCTAGAAGATAAGACTTTAGTATTTAATGAACAAGTTGGAGCTTTTACTTCATTCTATACTTATAGACCTGATTGGTATGCTGAATTTACAGATAAATTAATGATATATAAGAATTTAGCTGTATATAAGTATAATTCAGGTAACGAATTAGATATGTTTACTGGCAAAGATAAAATATCTTATGTTAGATTTATAGTAAATGATAAGTACCCTCAAACTAAAACATTTGATAATGTTGAATATGGTGGTGACTTTACTTACGATACTAACTTTGATAACATATACTTTGAAACTAAAAGGCAAACTAGTTTCACTCTTACTCAGGATGATATAGATTATAGAGAAGATACTTATAAATTCTGTGTTCCTCGTAGTAGTAGAGAATTAAATGAAGCTGAAGAGTTAGTAAACAAATCCTATAGAGATAGAATGAAAGGGAAATATTTAATCTGTCATTATAAGTATGATTGTAATGGTGGTAATACATTTAAAGTTCCTTATATTAGTACAGCATACAGATATTCATTGATATAATATGAAAAAGAAAATAAATAAAAAGAAAGTTCCAGCTTACGCTTTTGGTATAGATCAAGGTTTAGAAATTGCTTCTATATTGGGAGCTGGTTTACAAGGCTTTACAGAAGAAGGATCTGGTGCAGATATTGCTGGCAGTACTCTAGGAGGTGCTGCCAAAGGTGCTTCTGTAGGCTCTGCTATTCTTCCTGGTATTGGTACAGCTGTAGGTGGAGTTGTAGGTGGTGTTGGAAACCTTGTATCAAGTATCTTTAGAAAGAATGCAATTAATAAGCAAAAACGTATTAAAGCAAATGCTAAAGAAATAGCAATGGGGAAAGGTAATGCAGCCACATTTGAACAAAAATATTGGGATGATAATTCTTTAGCTTATACTTTTGAAAACGGTGGTATATTGCCAGATTTAGCTTATGTGGATAATAATGAAGTAATAAGAGATGACTTTGGTAATATTGCACAAGTACCTAATAGTAAACCAGGTACAGATAATCATTTAATAGATGCTTCTAATCTTGAATCTGTTCTATCTGATAGAATCAAAAGACCTGGTACAAATAAAACCTTTGCACAAGAAGGTAAAAAATTAGTTAACATGACTAAAAGAAGTAAAGGAAAAGATAGATTTGCTCGCAATGCTGATAGATTAAATCAGATAAATGCAAATGCAATGTATGAACAATTGCTTACAGAACAAGAAGCAGTTAAAGCTAAGAAAGGTATTAAACCCAAAGTAAAGGGAATACCAGCATATGAAGATGGAAAATCTAGACAGATTTTAACCAGAATACCTGGAAAAATAGGTTATTTTAAATTTGATCCATCTAGTGGAGAATATTTTGATGTAAACGGTAAATACGCAGGTAGTGTTAATGTTAATGAAATAGATAGTGTTATAAATGCAACTGCTAAAGAGACAATGGCTGGATTAAATCTTCCCAAATTATCTACACCATCTATAACAGATACAAATAAAAGCAAAGCATACAAGACGAGTATTCCTACCAAGAATATCTATGATCCTAATAATTATATAGCGCAGTGGAAACCAGAATACTCTGAAGCCCTTAAAGCTGCTGCAGTACCAAACAAAGAAATAAAATTAAATCCAAATAAGAGATTAATTCAAACTTATGGTAGTGCTCCAGCTTTTTATGACGTATTACCAGAAAGTAACGAAGTCGATGCTATTACTGGGGAAACCATCCCTGTAGGTACGAATGAACCTGTACGTGATATTCCTAAAGCATCGTTACCTGGTACAGCTCCTATAACAAAGAAAAAAACTGCTAAAGGTGTAACTACCCCAAGTAAACAAAGTAAATCAGTAGCTGCTCCTAGTCAGGCTCCTTTATTAGATATAGCAGACTTTAACCCAGCTTTAGCATCTGATCCTATCTATGCTCCATTGGTTTCTGTTGACGATTTTAATCCTACGTTAACACCAGATGAAATTAAAACACCTAGCAAATCTTCATTTGGCTTTGGTAGTTTATCTGGTTTATCTCCTATACTGTACAATTGGATTCAGAGTAGACGTAGACCTGAAGTAGAAGATCAGGTTATTAATCCCTATACTGGGGCTATTAATAGAGCAATGGCTAGCCGTAAACTTAATATAGAACCCACTCTTGCAGCTAATAGAAGATCTAGAGCAATTGCTCGTAATAATATGGCTAGACTTAATCCTAATACCGGTATGAATTTAGCATATGGAAATCAATTAGCTACTGGGGAATATGCTCAGAATACTTCAGTATATGCTAATAGAGATAATGCTAATAATCAATATTTAGGTGAATACGCAAATATGATGAACAATTTAGGTCAACAATATGTACAGAATACTGTACTTACTAATGACTTAAACGCTCGTAATAGAGCTGCTGCAAGAAACTTTGGTGCTACTGCTGCTGGTCAGTTAGGTCAATGGTCTCAGACTAAAGAAAAGATGCGTAATCAAGCACGTAGAGATCGTCAGATATTGCCTTACTTACAGAATTTCTTAAGATACGGTACAGTAAATAGTTTAGTTGATAGTTTAACAGTATAATTATGGCAGTAAATAGATATGACAATCCTGCACAAGCTCAATTTATAGATACCTATGTTCCAATCCCTTTTGAACAATTATATACATTGGGTAAGCAGGCAAATGAAAGAGTTGACAAAGCTTTAGCAGATTATAGAACTGCTGCGAATACATGGGCTGATTTTCAATCGCAATCGATGAAAGATATGCAAACCTGGGATGCAGAAACCAGAGGTAAAGTACTTCCGATTATTGATCAAGCCGCTAAAAATCCTGAGGCCATTAAAAGTATGGAATGGCAGATGGCTCTACAATCTGCAATAAATAATGTAGATAGAGCTAAACTTTCAGCATTAAGACAAAGTGCAGCTAATTTTGAAGCATATAACAAAGCCAAACAAGCTTTAATAGCTTCTGGTAAATATAACCCGTTATGGCATGATAGAAACTTTACCAATTGGGATACTACTACTCAAGGGCTATATAAAGATATATCTCCAATAGCATATCAATCTGTAAATGATTTAGTAGATCCATACGTAAATGATCTTAAACCTAGCGATATGGGTAGCGATGGTAGATATTTATATCATGGAGTATCTGCAGATAGAACTAAAGCACAAGTAGATTCTCATTTGAGTGAGATTCTTGCTACCCCTCAAGCACAAATGCATATGAGAACTATGATTTCTGCTGGAGTTGATCCTGAACAAGCTAGAGATATTTTTGTGCAACAAGTTTATACAGCAGCAAGAGAAAAGGCTTGGAGAGATAGAGCTGGAGTTGATCAGTTTGCATTATTAAATGCAAGACTTTCTGCAGAAAAAGGCTCCGCTCAGACTTCTCAATCTAGAGTAATGGAATTGGATGCAAGTTTGGCACAAAAACGAACCAACTTGTTGGCTAAGGAATTGAGTAAAGCTCAAGCTGAAGGTATTATTGGTGACAATCCTACAGAAGATGACGTTAGAAATCTTTATTCAAACGTTTACAGAGAAGCCTTAGGTTCAAACAATCCTTCAAAAATAAAAGAATTAGTAAATTCACAATCCATTCCTTTCTCAGAAGGAGAATTTAAGATTATGTTAGATCCTAATTTCCCTGATTCTAGAGATGTGGATATATATAAGAAAGGAGAACCCAAAGGAAAGAATAAGAGAATCACATTAACTGATTTTACGCACGTGGTACCTATGAATGACACAGGTATACCTGTAGCAGAAATATCTAAAGAATTTCTTTTAAATAATGAAAAAAGCATTCTGGATACCTTTAAAACTTGGGGTTTTGATAATTCTATTGCGAAGAGAAAAGAAAAGTTAAGTGATCTTGTAGAGTCCTATGGTAACATTATTAGTGATCTTGTATCTAATATCCAAGTAGGTTATATGAAACCAAATGGTAGATTACAAGATTATGGTATTGTTAGTGATGGGGGATTAATACAAATGCCTTTAGTTCCTGGTAAAGTATTAGTTTCAGAAAGTGAAATTGATGCCATTTTAGAAAATAATAAAGGTAAGTATGGTAGTTTAACTACAAATGACATAAAGAAAATACTTTTTGAAAAAGGTATAAACGGAAAGCACAAAATAGGTAATAAGTTAGAAGACAGACCTTATACAGATGATAATCAAATGGAAGAAGATTATTATGAACTTAATATTGGTTATCCGGCTTTGAGTGATCCTGCACAAATAAAAGCATTTGAAGATGCTTACAGTGCTAAAATTTTTGGTGGTAGTTCTTCATTTAAAGCGGAACCATCACACGCAGCAATTTCTTTTGATAGTAGAAGAATAAATTCAAATATGTAATTATGTTTCCACGTTTTGATACAGTTAGCAACAAACCAAACGGATTAGAAGTATTAAGAAATACTTATAATTCTTATTATACTGTTCCTAACATTATAAATAACAATTTTAATGAAGGATTGGCCAATGAGGAAATAGAATCCGTGGCATTGGTAAACTCCATTATGAATGATGAATATATAGCTGCTGATGAATTAGGTGGCGAAAAGCAAAGTCTATCAGAATTGAATTTAGATGAAGATTTCCTGGGTAACACACTACTTAGGAAATCTTTAGGATATTTATCTGAAGAAGATTCAATGGATATTGAAGATTTTGCAGAAGGTACAGAAGGCAATACTAGAAATAACTTTTTAAAAGTTATGAAAGGTAAAACTGATGAAGTATTAAAAGGACTGAAGGAAAAAGAAAGCAGACCTGATAGTTTTAAACTATTTAGTTATTTTACTCCAGCTATTGATCCTGAAACAGGAAAATATACTTTAAAACAAGTAGTTGGTACAAAAGAATCTATGGCGAAAGTAGAATTAGCAGGTACTTCAATTATTAATTCCTACGGACCTAAAAAATTAACAAGTAACGCATTACTGGGATTTACCGAGAGCTTTGCAAGAGGGTTACATGGTATTCTTCCTGGCATTTACAGTTTTGCTGCTGGGGCAGGAGATATTGCAGAAGCTGTTTCTAGTTTAGCTAAAGGTGAAGGTTATAAATCAGAATACGATAGTTTAAATGCGTTAGCAGATTATCGACAAGAAGAAATAACCAGAGATACCCCTTACGGTAAGACTAGCGTAGAAGCTGATCAAAGTATGTTTGATAATTTGGAAAGCTTTAGTAATGTTATGGGTAATGTTATGTCTTCCTTGGTTTCCTATGCCGGAGTAGGTAGAGCAATAGCTAACACCGGAGTTGGTAGTCTTATTGGTGGTTTAGCTGCTACAGGCAAAGAAGTAGAAACTTTGGGTACTATAGGTAAAACACTCAATGAAGCAATCAAAAGCGCTCCTACAGTATTACCAATGGTTGGTGCTGGTATGGTGTTAAATTACGGTGAAGCTTATCAAGCTGCTAGAGATGCTGGTCTTAGTTTAGAAGATGCAGCATCTGTTGGTTTACTTACTGGTGCTATTAATACAGTCATTGAACAAAAACTTGGTTCAAACGCTTTGACAAGATGGTTGGCTACAGGAAAATCTGGAAAAATGGCAGCACAAGCTGTAGTAAATGAAACTGGCGGAGATATGTCAAAATTGTTTGATAGAGGCATATCAAATAGAATTATTAATAACATAGTTAATGCCGTAGATAGATTTACCGCTACTAATAAAATTGGAGTAGGTAGCGCTTTTGAAGAAGGCTTAGAAGAATTTCTTCAATCTGAAGCTAAAAATTCTATTGAAGTATTATATGATCAGTTTATTGCTCCGGAGGATGTAGAAATAGGTAAAGGTAAGTTCGGCACAGAATTATTTAGCAAGGAATCTTTTAAATCGGCTTTGGAAGAAGGAGCAGCGGGTGCTATTGCTGGTTTACTTGGGGGATTTGTACATTCCAAAGTAAAAGAAGATAGATCTATTGTTCCTTTTATTGCTTCTGGAGAATATGAATCTTTGATGGCTGGTATGAATATGGCTCTTACTAAAGGGGCTATAACTCAACAACAGTATGACGGTATTAAATCTAGAGCTGAAGTATTAAATACTTTGTACACAGATAATAAAGATTTATTTGCTAGAGTAGCCTCATATGATCCTAAGAATCAAATGGAAATATCTGAAGCGGTATTAAAACAGCTTAGAAATCAAGATGATTATATACAAAATACTAAAAATGGCTTAGAAGATGATTATAAGCAATTTGTAGACATTTTAAATAATTCTTCTAGAGTAGTTACAGTAAATAATAAAGTAGCTGAAATTAGTACTGTAGATAGATTTGAAAGAGCTCTTAGAGAATCAGGTAGAACTGAAGAAGCTGACATTATCGCATCTTCTAAAAAAGATGCAAAGGATAAAATAAATAAAATTTTACCCAAACCTAAAAAGTTTGAATCTGAGGAACAAAGAAGAGCTTGGTTACAAACTAGACAAGATATTGAGAATAGTATCTACACAATAGATGCAAATAGACAAATCAACAATCTTAGAAATAGAAAACTAAATGGTGAAATAAATTCATTATTGTCTAATAATAATGATTTAAAACAAGCTGTAGAAGAAAATTTTACTAGTAATGTAAAATATACAGATACGCTTAATGAAAAGTATGATGCTATAAGAAAGGCTGCAGATGAAAATGAACTAAAAAAGGCAATAGAAGACGCTAGGAATTTTGTAATAAAACATGCAGTTAATTTTGAAAATCGTAATTCTCAGATAACAAACATACATGATTATGCAATAAAACAAGCACAATTAGCAAATAATGCAATTGATGAAGTAGTAGATATAAAAAGATTGAAAGATCTTACTACAGACAAAGATTATGTAAAAGGTTTGTATGACAAACGATTTCAAACAGAAAAAGTCTATTCATCAATAAAAGCAATAGAAGACAAATTAGCAGCGATAGAAAAGAAAACCAAAGCTGTAGAAGATTATTTCAGTAGTGATGATTATAAAACGTCTTTAGATTCCGTTATAAATGATCCAAATACATCTGAAGATACTTTACGTCTTTATACTTCTGCAAAAGAAGGTGATACAGGATCTCAATTAGAAATCGCTGAAGCACAGAAAAAGCAATTAATAAGAGATTTAAACAAATTACCAGTATCGGCGAAGGAAGAACGAAGTAATATAAAAAATTTAATAGATAATAAAGACTTCGAAATTAATTATCTGAGAGATAAAAAGACTAAGGAAGACGAAGAAATTGCAAAAAGTATTCCCAATCCTGTAGATGCTGACTTTAGTAATGTAAATGATAAGGTTATCTCAAAAGATGGTAAAGAGTTTACAATAGATAAAAAAGCTACTAAGAAATCAGAGAAGTATGGTTTTGTTTATACTTTAAATGATAAAGATGGTAAGCCTATTGAAGTTGGTCAAGGGGAATTGTTAAACTATAACATTGAATCCAAATCTGGTGGCACAATAAGTTTAGCACAATTGGCTGCAGAACAAAATAAACTTTTAGAAGATACTTCTCCAAGACAAGAACTAAATCTAAAAGAGGGTCAAAATGAAGATTATGAAATTACCAATCCTAAGTCAAAATTAGCAAAGGATTATGCAAAAGACGATACCTACAAAGAGGGAGTAAGACTTGCATCTGATGATAAATTCAATGCTATAATCAATAATCCTAGTACAGATGTTAGTAAATTTGCTATTGACTTTACTATAAGTGATAATATTGAAAATTTATCAGGATACGCTAAAGAAAAGGCTGCAAAAAAGAAGTATTTAACTCTGTTAAAATCATCTAATCCTATTGAAGCTTTGGACAATTTATCTGAAGTAGAAAGAAATGAGTTAATTCAATATTTACCTATACAAGGCATTATTACTAATAAAGGTTATTCTAATAAAGTGTTTGCATTTTCAAACGCAAGTAAAGAAAAAACAAAGTTAGTACTAGAACTGCTTAAAAATAAAGGTAACGTAAAAGTGCCAGCAGGTAATATTGTACGTACTCCGGGTTATAATAATTATCAACCTAATACTTCTAATACTTTAGTAAAGGGTTTGGATCTCAAATTGAATAAGGATGGGGAATATGTATTTCCTAATGGTACTCCCATGAGAATAGGTATAGCAGATGCAACCAATTCTATTTTCTATATAGATCCTTCTAGAGAGTCAGAATATTTACTTACAGCAAATGCTACAGGTACTCCAGGTTCTCCTTATTTAATAATACCTGGTAAATATCAACTTACTGGTGAAGAGGGTTATGTTGCAAAACTTAATCCCAATAAAATACCTTTGGAATTAGCTACATCTATTGCTAGGGTATTTGCTGATTTATCTTCTAGAAAAATTAGATTAAAGGATGCTATACCTGCTGATAATACTTATGGAATTGAACCGGTTAATGTTGGGTACCTCACTTACGCTCAGTTCTTAAATAGTTTGGTTTACTTTGGGGAATCTACAGTAAATTCTAAGCGTGAACCTAGTAAGATACTTTACTTTGATACAAACAATAGTAATATAGTACGATTTGGTGCAAAACACGAAGCGCTGAGACCAAATGATGAAGATTCTATTGCAAAATTTGCCAAATGGATGTCTGTAAATAAGAACTTTGCTATTTCTAGAGCGATGTTAAACAATGACATGCCGGTTAAATACGGCTTTAAAATTAAAGCTGGTAATAAGACTATTGATTTTAAAAGTGGTGCTAGATATTTAAATGCAATCATTGATAATGATTTTTTAAGTACTGATTTAGATATATCTAAAGGTTTAATTTCAAAATCTTATTTGGTAGTACAAAACATTCCTATAACCGAGAGAGTTATTACTACAGATAGTGTTCCTTCTCCGAAGGAAGAGAAAACTTCTGAAGTCTTTGAAAAAGAGGAAATCGTATTTAAAAGTGTAGAAAATTTATCTGAAAAGATAAACAATTTACCAGACGGTAGTACTATAACTGCAAAAATTCCGGGTGCTCAAAAGTATGCAAATAAAGCAGCTTTAGTAAAACAAGGAACTAAATTGGTTTCCTTAAAAGGAGAAGAACTGTTAAATATTGAAGGGTTAAATGAAGAAGAACTTTCACAGAATATAAGAAAAGCCCTTGTAGATGTGTATAACAAGAGTATAGATGATCTTATAAAATATGAAAGTGAACATCCAGAAGCTCAGGAAAAAGTAAAAGATGAGGGTAAATTGGTTACTGTTGATAAAACAGGTTTAAAGATTTATACACAAAAAACTGTTACAGTCAACAAACAAAATAAACAAATTGAAAATCCCAAGTACTATGAAGCTATTAAAAAGGCTACAATTGCTCCACCAAAAACTGTAAAACCTTCTGCAGAGTCTAAAAGAAAAGAAACAGCTAAACCTGAACCAAAAAATACAAATACTTTTGGTTTGCTTACTAATAATCCTTTTGATTCCATTGAGCAAACGGAAGAGGTGAAAAAATTACGTGAGGTTTATGATAGACTTATAAATAATTTATCAACATTATCTAGCAAATTGATGTATGATAGTGCTGTTAGATCATTGTTGACAAAACGTAAAGCAATACCTAGTGCGAATATAACAAAAGAAGAGTTATCAAATTTATTGGATTATACTTTCCCAGATGGGAATACGGTAAGTAGAATACTTTTAAATTTAGGTAAAGTAATTCCAGTAGAAGCATCTCAACAAATTTCTCCAGTAAAAACTGTGCCAGAAAAAGTAGATGAGAAAGCAACGGATACTGAAAAACCTCTTGTTGAGATTACTAAGGAAACATCTCCGTTTAAATTAGGAGCGTATGTAAAAGACGCAGCCGAATACCAAAATTTGGTAAATGACTATAGAAACAATTTTGATCAAATGGATTCTGATGAGATGATTGATTTCTTATCTAGAATGAATGATCAAATTTCAGATTCTATACCTAATTTTGAAATTTATAATGACATACGTAAAGGTACTCTTAAATTAAGAGAAAGAAAAATCAAAGAATCTCCAGTAAAAGAAGCTCCTGTTACCAACGCTCCATTAGATCCAAGAGAGTTAAATAAAGCTGCCGGTATTACTGATGAAATGATTGGTTTTACTAGAAAAAAACCAAAAAATAAGTTTACTACTTTTGGTAAGAAACCTTCTGTATCAATGCAGGTTTATGATAATGTTAAACAAACTTCTGATTTAGAAAAAGAATTATTAAATTATCGTAGAATGCTTGGTAAAAGAGCTGGTGGTAATATTAAATTGGTAGATCAATTAATTCGTATAATTGGAGAATCTGGTAGACCTGGTTGGGCATGGTCAATAATGAATGAGGATGGTGTAACCTTGTTTGAACGTCCAGCGGCTGGTGCTGCTTATCATGAAGCTTTTCATAGAGTATCATTATTATTGTTGAGTCCGGAAGAACAAGCCAGAATGTACAATTTAGCTAGAAAAGAATATTCACTATTTAATCGTAACGATAATGAAGTGGAAGAATTTTTAGCTGAACGTTTCCGAGAAGATGTTATCAATAATACTCCCGATTCCCACAGTAAGTTAGGTAGAGTTATTTCAGATATTAAAAACTTTATTAAATCATTCTTAGGTTTAAACAAAACCAAAATAGATAATATTGATGGATTTTTTAATGCTATTAAAAACGGTAAATATAAATTTGCTAAGATTAACAAAGCGGCATTAACTAATTTTAATCAAAGATATGCAAATGCGGATGCACCTCTTACTGTTAATGGAGTCACATTGCATCAAATTTACAATAGCTCTTTACTTGGAAATATTGTTAGTACTTTAACTTCTATGACCATAGATGTTAATGGTATACAGAATATAGAAAGTTTAGAGAGAGGATTAAGTTTTAAGGCAGTAAAAGATCAACTAATTGACATCAGAGATAAGCATTTAGCAGCCTCACAAAACGAAGCGTTTGGTGAATTAGAAAGAGCTATCTACGAAGAAAAGGTAGATCTTTATAATGAAATACTTGATAACTTTGATACAGTGTTTAGACCTCTTATTGATGTTAAGTTGCAAGGATTTAATATACGTAGAGTAGAATCTAAACTAGAGGAAAAAGATGATCTAAATGACTTAGTTAATGATGAAATAAGATCCGCTTATGAATTTTCAGCAAAAGAAAATGCGCAAGCGGATATTAGAGTAATGTTTTTAACATTAAAAGATTCTGAAACATTAGATCCAGAAACATTCCTTCCTGTATATATAAATCCCGATGTAGCTTGGTTTAATGCCTTTAGTACAATTCACAATGCAAAGTCTATAGATGAAATGTTGGAGCTGTTGAAGAAAAAAGCAGATGAAACCAGTACTATCAGACAAGCCAAAGGAGATTCTAGTAAGATAAATATGTATTCAGAATTGTATGAAATCCTTACCACTAAGGATGAAAGTGGTAACGAGGATGAAATGTTGAAAACAAGATTCTGGAATACGTTTAAAAAACACAGAAATAGATTTATTAACGCTTACTTTGGTAAGGATACCAATGATAAAGGTAAAGAGCTAACTTCTTATACTATTACTTATGGTGACGCTGATGTTAATAAACGTTCTAATAGACTTGAACAGAACTGGTCAGCAACATTCGGTGTAAATGGTACATTTGCAAATAAGAATGTTTTACAACAAGCTATTGCAGATTATAAAGAGTTAAAAAATAAATCTAAAAAGCACAATTTCCTTAAAAACGATTATGCCGAGAATGTACTAGAATTAGTCCGCATACTTAACAATGTGAACATTGCTGTAGATGGTGATGCGATCGGTGTTTTATTAAATAATCATTATTTTAATAGCAATCTAAACGTTGCTTTAAAAAATCTTATAAATGGTGTACCTAGAGTTGGTTCTAAAGATCCTGTAGGATTAGACCAATTATTTGGAGAACAAGGTTTGTTTTACAATTTGGTTAACGACAAAATAGAAGATGTAACTAGTCATGCTTTAAATTTACTAAGCAAAGAAAAATCGGTAGCAGAATTGGCAAAAGCATATGTTGCTGCAAATCCTACAGCGGAAGATGATAGTGTGTTAGGACCAGATGGCAACTTGGTTTATGCGTATAGTGAAAATAACACCATTACTTCTATGTTTGAAGAATGGTTAAAAGACGATAGCTTCTTTACTCAGATAAATGGTGTAACTTATAATAAATCTTCATTTTGGTTGCAACAGATGACTGATCCCAAAGTAAGATCTAATGTTCACGTTGATACAATGCTATCTATGATTGATAAAGATGGCTATGATACAGGACGTGGGTATTTGGATATAGCACCAAATGAAGACTTATTACTTAAATTCAATGCTGTAAGAAACAATCGTTTACCTTTACCAACTCTTGCAAACAAACGTACATTCTATTTTATAACAGGTTTGAATCGTCAAGAGGTTACTATTCAAAATGGTTCTTTGAATAAAGAAACTATTGATTTATTTGTAAATTATGCTATCAATGAATACTCTACAATTCAAGCTGCAATAAATGCTAAGAATAACTTCTTAAATAGACTTGGTGTTTCTGAAGAATCTTGGAACAAGATGTCAAAAGTTGAACAGGATTCTTTAATGAAAGAGAAAGATACGAATTATAAAGAACTTGTTGAAAACTACCATTACATTGTTAAAGGTGGTGCAATGCGTTTAACAGGTAATGGTTACAAATTCAGATATTTCTCATCTTTACAAAATAAATTATCAGATGATAAATTCTTTGATATTAATAGTAAAGGTCTTAGAAAAGTAATTGAAGAGAGTCTTATTCAACAAGTTAACAACACTATAAAACAGTTTATTAATCAGAAATTGATAAACGGTAACGAAAAGTATCTGGATGATGAGTTTATAAAAGAAAACGACAGTAAAAGGATAAATACAAATCTTATATTTAGTAATAGACTTTTACCAGCATCTATTGTAAAACAAAAGGTTAATGAAAAAATTGATTTAGCAGAAGCTATTGCAGATTATGCTATAAATTCAGCAATCGCTGTGTATGAATTTGAAAAACTTGTATCAGGGGATGTTGCGTTTTATAAAGGTAGTAAAGACTATCAGGCAATGTTGGATGATAGAGTAAAACGTTATTCTGCATTAACTTCAACAAAATCTGTATTACGTGAAAATTGGCCAGAAGGATTCTTAGACTTTGATACGCACAAGTATAAAACTGCTATTTTCAATTCAAACATTGTAGAATCCAGAGTAATGTATAATGAAATGATGTCGAAGTACGTAGGTACTGATGACAATCATGGTTTACTTTGGAAACAGTTTGAGATGTTCAGAGAAAGACGTGTTGGTAGATTTGCTGATATGACTGATGAACAATTGAAAGAAGAGGTGGTTAAAGAAGCTGATAAACGTTTAAATGGTTATCTTGAAACTGACCAAACAGATGCGCAGGTACTTATTAGCCCAAAGATGTTTAGAAAACTTGCCATCATGAATGGTGAGTGGAATGGAGAAAAAGAAGAAGCTTATAATTTAATGGAATCAGATGAGCCTTTATCATTAGAAGATGAATTGTATGCTTATTCTGTAGTAATGCAACCATTGAAATACATACATTTTGGTTATGATTTCATTAATGGATTACAGATACCCATCTACGATAAGATGTCATTGGCTACTGTATTCAAAAGAGTAGCAAAAGGTAGAGACTTACAGAAAGTATATGATTTAATGAATGATAAAGATGTAGACATGATTAAATTTGATACTTCTGTAAAATCAGGTTTAAGACAAAAAGGTACATTCTATGTAGATGGTAAACCTAATACAGAATTACAAGAAATTCCTGTATATGAACAATCATTCAAGTATTTAGGTAAACAGTTGGTAACAGATCCTCACCATGTATCTAGAATCTCGTTAGGTACTCAGATGGCTAAAATTGGTGTTGCTGGAGTAGAAGACAATGATGTGTATGAATACGAAGGCGTAAAATATTCTGGTAAGCAATTAATTGATGACTACGTAGGAGCTATTTCAGCTTTATCAGATATTGGTAGAAATAACATATATGAACAGTTTGGGATAAGCGAAATAACAGAGAATGGTAAAACCTATATGACCGTTAATCGTGACAAGTTTGTTCAAATGTTAAAGGATGATGCCATAAATAGTAACTTACCATCAAATCTTATTGATGTTTTAAAAACCATTGAAAATGAAGATGGTAACAAAGATTACTATATTGAATTATCTGGTATACCTGCATTAGCCTGGATTCAAAGTCGTATCATATCTATGATTAAGAAAGAAACCATAGATATAAATACTCCTGGTGGTTCCATGATTCAGATGTCTAACTTTGCTTACAAAGATTCTTTTGCTGAAGTAGACGCTAGCAAATATGAATATAAATTCAATAAAGAACTTCGATTTAAGGATGAAAATAATAGATTACAAGCAATTGTATCTATAAATCTATTCAAAGATGTACTGCCAAAAGATTATTTATTAGAACAAGCAAAAAAGAATAACACTTCTTACTTTGAAGAGGCTAAAAAATTCATCTTAGATAATCAGGATTTAGCAGTTCTGTCTTATCGTATTCCTACTCAGGGTATGAACTCTACATTACCTATTACTATAGTAGACGTATTGCCATCGAATGTTGGGGATACTATCGTATTACCTGCCGAATTAACTAAGTTAACCGGTGCGGACTTCGATTAACAACATAGTTGAAGTAAAACTCCTTTAATTGCTGGAAACCCCTTAGAGCCTAAGGTACTAAGCGTAGTAAAAACCCAAAGGATTGGGCAACCAGCAGCCAAGCCGATCGTTATCTATATAACTAATCGGAAGGTTCAACGACTAATACTCAACTGAAGCTTCCTAAATGGATAGCAAATATGAAAACAAAAATAACTAAAGAATCTAGAAATTTATTAATAGCTCTTTTACTTGGTGATGGAACAATAAGTAATAACAACGTATTTAAATTAAGTCATTGTGAAGAACAACGCGATTATCTTGAGTGGAAAATAGAACAACTTAAAGAAGCAGGTTTACGAAACAACGGTTTAAAAGAATACGTCAGTGTTAAAGGTTATAATACTGGTAAAACAGTTTATTACACACAATTAAATATTATACCTTTTGTAAAGGTCTTAAGAAGAGTTTTTTACAAACCTTATAAAAAAATAGGTAATAGAAAATTGTTAAATAGACTTGATGCTAAAGGAATTGCAATTTGGTATATGGATGATGGACATATAAATTATAGAACAACTAATGGTAAAGTTCATGGTTTCTATATAAAAATTGCAACTTGTATGCCAAAAGAAGAATTACAAATAATAATAGATTACTTTAAAGAAGTTTGGAATATTGATTTTTATATGTTTCACGAAGGCAAAAAAGAAAACAGTTATTCTTTATGCTGTGGAACAAAAGAAGGAATAAAGTTTATAAACATTGTAAAACCATTTGTTGAACAGGTTCCTTCAATGATTCATAAAATTCAATATGATTTGAGTCAGCGTACACACGCTGTGTAGCCGAAAGGCGAAATGGGGAGCACCGTAAGGTGAAGATATAGTCTAGCCCTTATAGAGATATAAGGTAGTAGCGGTTGATAAAATGTATCTAGCTAGATATAATTATGATGTAATAGGTGGTAAATTATATAAGACAGAATTCATTGATGATTATGTAGGATTAGATGAATTAGGTAATCCGATTTATTTGAACGAAGAAGAATACTTGAAAAAAGTATACGATCATAGATATCGTTGGTTTAATACAGATTTCTACAAACAAGCAAAAGTAGAAATACCTAAAATATTACAATCTGTACTGGTGGATATTAATAGAAATGGAGAATTAACTGAAGATTCTATTAATATACTCAAGAGTATGAAAAATAAATATTCAATCTTTATAGGTCAAAGAAAGTTTAATCAAATTTTAAGAGATCCAGAATTAGCTCCTAATAAAAAGATTCTTAAATTAGCATCATCTTTCAAGTTCGAAGATAGAAAAATGACTTTTGAAGAATTTGTGCAAGAGAATTCTGGTAAAAATAAATGGCAATTAAATGATCACAGACAGATTGAAAATAGATTGCTAGAAGTATTCCAAACGACTTTAACTTCTTCAAATCATTATATGGATGCAACAGTACCTTTGGACTTTGCTACAGACGCATTAAAAGAAGCTGTAAAAGTGGTTGATTCTTATTCTAATATCAATAAGAATTATAACAATCTTGAACCATTATTCCCTTTATATCAAGAAAACGTTAAAACACAAAACGTTGGTGCAGACGCTGGTATTGGACCTATGGCTTTGATTAATACCTTCCGTGTAATTATGCAAATCGCAAAATTGGATCTTGATAAAACTATAGAAATATCTAGAAGAAGAGGCAAGGTCAATACAAAGAGAAATCTTTTTAGTATTATACCAAATATAGGTAATTTGTATGATAAATTTGATGCTAATGGTATCTCCATCATGGATTGGACTTCTGCATTGATCAATGCCCACGTAGATGCTGCAAAAGACTCTTATATTACTCGTTTAAATGTAAACTCGTATACTTATGATGTAGTAGCTTTATTAACTTCCTCTGGTGTTGGTTTGAATCAATTTTACTTTTTACCTCAACCGGTATTGAAAGAGATTGCAAATGAGTCCATTAGAAGAGGTTCATCAAAGATGGGTCTTACTAAGAAAGAGCGAAATGATAAACGATGGAAGGATTCTATATTAAACAAATACGAAAAAGCAGCCAAGCTTGATAAAAAGAATTTCTACAGTCGTTTAGATGATGGAACTCTTACTATAGAATGGAATGGTAATACTTACAATGTAAAAGATTTAGTATTTAATGCTGAATGGTTAAAAGAACAATTGAGAGATCATTATAATAAAAACTTCTCTACAGATTGGTATAGAAATCAAGTGATTATATATGAATATTTTACAGATATTCAGAACTATAGTAAGGCATTAAGTAACATGGTGTTGGCTTCTCAGGTGGATACCGGTAAAATGGGTAAAAATCAAGCTGAATTGATACTGTCTTTACATAACATTGAAAGGATGATGGATGATCCTCATTTTACTAATGCTGAAGATGTGTATAATAAAACATTCTTAGGCAGAAAACTAAACAATAGTACAGGTCTATTATTCGACTTACTTAAGAATGAAATGATAGAGTTCAGTCCAGGTTTCTTAAAAATGGTCAATAAGTTTGGTGAATTATCGAATACTTATTATGATAGAAAATCAAACAATATAACCAAGTATATGTCAGAAATGAAGTTTGCGATGCAGGCGGAATTTTTTAATGAATACTGTAAGCAAAACAATATAAATTTGAAAGACATGTTCTATGGTAATAACACTATTGTAGACAGAGTAGATAGACTTAGAAATCAAATATTAACTGGTACTAGGTATCTAGAATTAAGCGACAACATGTTACTGAAGATGCTTATACCTGGCATAAATGTAGAAGGTAAACCTAAAAAATTTGAAACAGTATTGAAATTAAGAGATACAGATGCAAAGAACGCATACACTTATGCTTGGAGAGATCTATTAGAACATAGTTCAGAAGAAGTTAGAAATATTGCAAAAGATTTAATTATATACTCCTTCTATACTAGTGGTGGTAGAGGTACAGGTATTTATGCTACTTTAGATTTAGTACCTTTTGAAGTACTGGGTAATTTATCTTATACTGTGGATGGTGTAGATTATACTTACAATCAACATCTGAAAGACTTGTTAAAACGTTCTAACGATAACTCTTTAGATTTTAATAAATATGTGGATTATGCATTTAGAGCTTTACAAGGCGTAGAAGATATAGTACAATCTGCTACACCAAACAGACAGCAATTACATGAAGGTCAAACAGTGTACATTACTACAGAACAAGGAGACTATAATACCACTACAGGTTTACCAGTTCCTTATTTACAGTATAACAATACTCTTTTCAAACTTGTTGGTAGACTTCAAAATGAAACAGATTATTATCCTGTATATGCTGCAACCAATTCCATCAACTTCAAGGAAAGAGGTTTTACCATTAATGAAGGTACTACTACTTCTTTTATTGATGGTAATCAGAGGATAGATGCTACAGATCTTTCTATTGAATTTGAACCTAAATTCTTACAAAATGAAATGTTTGTTCCTATTGACAATCCGTTTGATGTTACAAACGTTGAAGCTACTGAAGTAACTGAAGATAATGAAGAACATAGGAAACCAGAAGAAGAATCGAAGAATCAATCAAATAATGAGTTTAACGATTCTAAAGAATTTCCAACTGATGAAATGAATCATTGTATTAAAAGTTAATCATATATGAGTATAATTTGTCCTAATTTAAAAAACGAAGAAGTTGCAAGAGAATTCGAAGAATTAAAAAATGCAACTAGTGAAGCAGCGGCTTATCATATATGGTCGCTTAACAATGGTAATAGCATAGATAAGGCTCCCAATGGGGAGCCATCTAAGCTATTTTCAGACCTTTTAGAGCATTATAATGGTGACAGGGTAGCTGCTATTCAAGCTAAAGCTAGAACTTACTCTAATAGCTTTAGAGACTGGTTTGGTGATTGGACCAATACTATAAAACCTGGTAATATTATTTTTGGTCATCCTGCAATTGGTAAAACATACTCTTTAGAATCTGGTAAATATAAAGATAAACTAATTGACTGGGATGAAGAATTTAATACAAAAAGAGATAAGTGGATCGAAGACCATTCAAATACAGTCAAAGGCACTCCGGAATATAAAAAAGCTAGAAACGAATATCTAATTTATCCAGAAAGACATCCAGATTATGTAGAATTTATTAAATCAGAATGGGAAAGAGTAAAAAATAAAGTCAAAAAAGAAGGTAAAATATTATTTGCTTCTCCACATAATTTACTTAAAATGTTTCCACAAGATTTTAATAGAATTATAAATTTAAAAGATGATGACTTTATAAAAAGAAATATTGGAAGAGGTGGAAAAGAAAAAGAATCTAAATTATGGAAAGAAGGAATAAATGAAACAATTTCAAATACTACAGGTATCCCTGTAGAATATTTAAATGAAAATCAATATTTTGAGGATTATTTAAATGAACATCTTGGTATATCCAAAGTAGTAGATGAAAATGGTGAACCTTTAGTAGTATATCATGGAACTAATTCTACTATTTCTGACTTTAATTATAAAGACGATAGAGAATTTAATCCAGGATTCTTTTTTACTTCAGATAAAAATTATGCTGAGAGTGTCGCAGAAGCAAAATCTGGTAATATTATAATGCCAGTATTTTTAAAGATAACAAATCCTATTTATACTGAAACAGATTTAGTTAGTAAAGATATAGAAAGTATATATATATATGAAGGAAAAAGAAATAGTGATGGAATAATTGGTCATGATAAATATACGGGAGAATTTGCACGATCTACAGGTAATGAATACTTAGTAACAAGACCAAATCAAATTAAATCAATAGATAATCAAGGTACATTCTCTACTCAGGACAATAATATTTATCACAATTTATCCACAGTAAATGGCACATCTGATAGTACATTATTTGAAAGATTATTTAAACAAAAATTTACAGTAAGTGCTAGAACTATATTGGATAGAATTAATCGTAGCAACCCTGAGTTAAAACATCTCACAGATACGTTAAACAAACTTACATCTGATGTGTTAAAAGATGTTAAATTAGAATACAAACCTGTGCATCTTCCCAATCACAATAAAGAAGTTGCAGCATCTTATAATCCAAACACCAACACAATTGTAATCTTTGGTGATTCTATATTTAAGGGCAAAGATGGACTTGCGGATAGTACAATATTACACGAATTAGTACACGCTGCTACTGTACACGCTCTGCAATTAAACCCTAGTTCTAGGAAATCTGCACAGAAGTTGTTAGATTACGCTAGAACTGCATTTGAAAAGAAATATAGAAAAAGTTGGAAAGAACTTAGCACTAGTTTAGAGTATAAAGATGTATTTTATGGATTAACAAACATTGATGAATTCTTTGCAGAAGCGTTTGCCAATTCAAGTTTTATAAAGGAATTATATCAGATTGAATCAAGTAAACCTGTTAAAAACAATTCAAGTTTTATAAAAGACTTACTTGATTGGATAATGGGTATCCTTAGTAAATTATATAAATCTAAAAATAATAATTTATATAATGAAACTATGGTAGAACTTGAACATGTGATGTTTATCGACAATTATCAGCACGAGGGTTTTGATGAAGCAGCATATGAAGAGGCAATGCGTTCCTTACCTGAATATTACAATGTTCAAAAAACTAGTGATGAAGCAAAAATAAAATCAATTTTATCTAATCAAAAGAATCATATAGCTTTTGAATCTGAATCACATACCTATACAAATGTAGATACAGGAGACGTATATACTCCAGTATCTGTTATTAAAGATTTAAACGGTTATGGTGCTGATATTGAATCAATGTCAGATGAAGACTTGGCTTACGGAGAATATGCAGCTAAAGTTGGTACAGCTATTCATGATTATATTCATAGCGCTCTTACTGGAGAAAAAACTGCACCGTCTGAAGTAAAGTTAGCAGATTCCGCCAAGAAGATGATTAAAAATGTAGTAATTCCAAAAATCGTTAAAAAGGGTGATAAGGTTATCGCATCAGAACAGATTATTTCAAACGATGCTGCTAAAATTGCAGGTACGTTGGACTTACTAGTAAAAGATAGTGATGGTCAAATACATTTAAAAGACTTTAAGACAAAAGCTAGAGTGTTTAAAGGCAAAGGAAAGTATGGATTTGATTATTATTTTAGTGCTAAGAAAGAAACTAAAAAAGGTGGTAAACCAGATGCTTCTAGACATGACTATCAATTAACTCTGTATAAGAGAATGCTTGAACTGTTGGGTATTAATATTGATCATAAAGAGATTATTCCTTTAGAATACACTATTGATGAAAATGGGGTAATTACTGAAGTGTGGATACCGGATTTAGATTATGCTCAAGCAGATGGTTCCATTTATCATAGAACCAATAATGCTTTAGAACAAGAAATAAATCAAACAGTTCTGACAGCAGATGCCAATGCTATTACTTCGGATATTAATTCTGAAAATCTATTAAGACAGTCAGAAATTGTATCTAATATATTAAAGGTATTAAAAAACCAATTAGCTATTTATAAAGTGAAAGGTTATACTACAAAATCCGAAGTAATAAAGAAGACTATTGATGAGCTTAATTCTATGGAAGAAAGTGAAATACTAGTAGCTTATGTCAAAAAATCTATGGATTTATTAAAGCCTTTAATTGATGAATATAATGCTAATTTAGAATTAGAGCGCAAAGGTGTCCAGAACATATGGAATTTACGTAAGTTAGAAGCATGGAAAAACTATGCACAATCATTCTCTAATTTAGAAGATATTCAAAACTATCTATTTTTGAATCCTACCGCTTTAACAGGCTTAAGTAAAAAAGAATTGAGCGAATTCAAGGAATCTTTAGCTACTGTAGTATCTTACAAAAACATATTAGAAAACGCTTATAAATCTAAAGGCGAAAGAATATGGTTAGATTGGTTGGCTCCTTTCTCCTCTAGAGTGGAAGCAGATTATAGACTAGATGCGGAAAAAGCTTATAAAAAAGCAAACAAAGGAACCGATAGACTAAATGATAAAGTTGCTATGAATAAATACATTGAAAATTATGTATCAGAACATAGAAATGAAATAGATTTAAGAAGTCGGGAACTGCTTAGACAGCAGAGTAAAATAGCAACTACTTCTCCTCTAGGAATGATGAGTAGAATGCTAGATACTGTGTTTGAAAGTGCAGATCCAATAGTGGGGGCTATGGCTAGAGCATATCATACGCGTTGGACAGAATCAAATATGGAATTTAATAATATGTATAGAGATTTAATATCTCTTACTGAGGAGCTGGAGAATGCGTATCCCGCATTTAAAAGTAATCCTGCAAAATTATATGATTTCATGATTGAGAATGATGCAAACGGTATTCGTGTTATTTCAAAATTATCTCCAGAATTTATGGTGGCATATGAAAGAGCAAAAAAAGAAATAAACACTAATCCTAAGTATGAAACAAATAAAGATAAAGCTGTAGCAATAGCTGGATGGTTAAATGAAAATGCACCAATAGAAGGTAAAGCAGAATTAGCAAGAGAAAAAACCAGAGTAATAGACGAATTGTTATCTTCTGGTAAGATCACAGCCAAAGAATATAAATATCTTATAAATAATGAGAAAAAAGATCAATCTTTAAAGCGCAGTTGGGCTGATTTAGTGTATAGAAAACAAATTACCGAAGATGTTGCAGATTATTTAAGACAAAAATTTAATGAATTAAATTGGAATCACAGAAAACCTTTATCTTCCAAATACCCTAATAAAAAATGGAATGATTTAGAAAAGATTAGGAATACCAATCCTCAAGACATACGTGTTAGATTCTTTGATTTTATATCCGACTTAAGTAAACATGGAGATTCTTTTGTTCCAGACCGATTTAAGTTAAATGGTAGATTACCAGGTATGTCTAAAGTACTAGCAGAAAGGGTTGTTTCAGAAGGCGTTACTAGTCAATTAATAGAAGCGGTAAAAAAGGATTTTACGTTGCGTGCAGATGATACTGATAAAGGTATGCAAATGACAGATGAATTAGATAGACCTATAAAGTTTGTACCTATTTTCTTTACTAATATTCTACCATCAAGCGAACAATCTTTAGATGTAGCTACTATATATAAAGAGTGGTTCAGATCTGTCAATAATTATAAATATATTAATGACATATTACCTCAATTGGAATATACAAAATGGGTCATTGAGAATCGTAAGACAATCAAAACAGATTCTGAAGGAAATCCAATTAAAAACGTGTTATCAAAAATAATGAATAATGGCACTAATGATATTGATCCAACTACAAATGCTTTAACTACAGACGAAAACTTAATAGCACAATTAAATGCTTGGTTTGATCAAGTAGTATATGGTATAAATAATAAGAACTTAGGTACCACTTTTGGTTTAGACAATGCCAAGACATTGAAAATGTTCGAAAAGTATACTTCTTTAAAAATCATGGGTTTAAATACCGTAAGTATGATTAACAACGCTCTCATGGCAGAAGTTCAACAAACTATGGAAGCATTTGCTAATCAATATGTATCTGCAAGTTCTTATACTAGAGCTACTGGAGAATATCTTGCAGATATGCCAAACATTCTTGGTGATATAGGTTCTAGAAAGATTACTAGTCTAACTAATTTGTTGAATGAACATTTTGGTGTGTTTACAGACTTTAATGAAGGATCATTATTAGAAAATAACAGATTAAGTAAACTTGGTAAAATTTCAACATTGTATTTCACAACAAATGTTGGGGAACATGAAGCTCAATCTAGATTCCTATTAGCCTCGTTGATTGAAAAAAGAGCTCTGAATAAAAAAGGAGAAGATATAGGTTCGATTTTTGATTACTTTACTGTGGAAAACGGCAAATTAGTTTTTGATAAAGAACACAAAGTAGCCAATTTCAGTAAAAAGGATCAAATAGCGTTTGGTCAACAAGTGACTGCGATATTAAGAAAGATGCATGGTAACTACGCTTCTTATAGTAAAGTAGCATTACAGCAATATAGTGTTGGTAAATTAGTTCTCATGTTCCGTAAATGGATTTGGACTACTGGTAAACGTAGATGGGCTAAAGAATATTATGATGAATATGGTCAAACCTTTAGTAAAGGGTATTATAGAGACGGCGGAGCATATTACTATAATAAAATCAGAGGATTTTTTGAAAGATTTGTAGATGAAGCGAAAGCTCTAGAGTATGCTGAAAAAGCTGATTGGGACACTATGACTGAAGCCGAAAAAGCAAATGTAAAGCGTTTTACTACAGAGATATGCTTATTTATGGCACTCACAGTAATGGGAATGCTATTAAAAGAATATAAGCCTGATGACGATGATTCTGTTATGGCACAAGTATTTAATCATTTAGACTATCAAATTTTCAGACTTTCTACAGATATGACTTTCTATATTTCTCCTGCAAGCTTTATGAAAATTGTACAATCTCCTTTACCATCTAGTAGTGTATTAAAGAGTGTTTCTAATTTCATAAAAGCATTACTCACACCTACTGCAAGATTTGAAAAAGGTGATTGGAAAGGAGAACTCAAGATAAAGAAAAGAGCTATGGATTTAATACCCTTAGTAAGACAAATATATCGTTTGCGCAATATTGAAGATGAAAAACAATTATTAAGTATCCTTTAATCAAATACTTCATTGCCCGGACAATACAAAAAACAAAGCCGTAACATTAATTTGCTACGGCTTTTCTTTTGTGTATAGTTATATTTTGTAGTATTACTACCAAGTCAACATCTCATTGAATCCAATACATTCTTTATTTATACTACTTTGACGAATTGTTCTATTCATGAAACCGTGAAAAGTTTCATAAATTAGTTTTTTGTTATATTTGTTTATATCAGAACTTAATATTCTCTTCTGACATTCGTAACTTATGTTATCAAATTCGCCATTTACCAAATATTCCCAATCATAATAAAATGTATCAGGTTTATTTAAAACTACTATTAGCATTGTTTCATTACTAATAGTAACAATTTCTTTCTTAAAAGTATTAGGTAAATCAAGTCTTTCTGACTTCTCTTTATCTATAATTCTATATAGTATAAATAATTTATCAAGTAGTGGAATGTAGGGGCAATAACTATACGCCCCTACAAATTGAATTACATCATTCGAGATAATATAATTAAAACTATACAAAGGTAATAAATATTTTACTACGTTATTGTAACAGTTCTGCACCATCTTCATCATAGTATTCTTTCATATGATCCCATAAATTATTGTTTTTATGCCAAGCAATTCGTTTTATAGCATAATCTATGGTTACAAGTCTTTCCTCAATTGTTTTAGGATTGAATTTAAAGACTCTAACTTCATACCCATCATGAGATTGTACTGCAACAATATAAGTTTCGTATTCATATGCTTCAATATTAAGTTTTAGTTCGTTTTTAAAATACCAATGGATAGCCAACCAATAGTAAGCTAGTTGACGACAATAATCAAATTCCTCTATTGAATGTTTAAAATTATAAACATCGGCTGTCGTCTTTATATCCACTAATATTATCTTTTTGTTTGTGTGATCTATCATTACTCTATCTAGTAATGATTTACATGGAAGATCTCCTAATGAAGAAGCATTAGGATACTCCCAATTAATATGAAATTCATTATGAACTTCAAATGTTTCTGGATATTTAAATAATAATTCATTTGCTTTCTTATGATCTTCCATATTTTTCTTAATTGCTTTTAACATATTAAGATCTGCAAATGATATTACTTTTTTAGAATCTTTATTTCTAAAGTATTCTATGTAATTTTGGTAAGTTTCTACTAATTCTTTTGCTTCTTGAATCTTTTTCTCTTTAGATTTAGTATTATTATAAGCTGCTTCATAACTCATAAGTAATATATCATCTTCAGATGCAAAAGGATCGATTGATCTAGCACTCGAATAGAATTCAAGTAAATCTTTTTGTTGCTTTACTTTAGGTACTGCAAAATCCAATATAATATAATCTTTCCAGAATTCTTCTGGTTGAAGAATATATTCATGTATCATAGTGCCTTTATCCAGAAAACTAGCTTTTAGACCTTCTTTTCCGTCAAGCATTTCTTTAAGATATCTTGGTCCTTTTTTTAAGAACCATCCGATATTAGAATTACTTATACGAGTGAGATCTTCATAATATGGTATAGATATATCCATTATACGTTTTCTTCTGTATTATCTTCTAATTGTCCAACAAATTCTTCAGTAGAATTATTTACTTCTCCCAGATATTCGTTAGTAGTATCTTCATACTTACCTACAAATTCTGCTGTATTTTCATCTGTTTTAAACAATTTAGCAATAATTTCAGATTTATTTAATTTTTTCATAGTTCAAATGTTAGTGGTTTATAATTAATCGAATAAGATTCATCTAATATACTTACATTAGCATATTTTGTACCTGCGTACTCTTGTAATGTGTGATCTCCGGAATGAATGTGTCCAGATAATACATACTTAGGTTTCTTTTCTACAATTTCATCAAATAAATAGATATTACCTGCTGGTATACCATTGGGGTATGTCTCACTTTTATGTTCCATAATATTTGCTACATATCCTACTTGGGGAGAATCATGACACATCAATATATCTACATCTTTTGGGATAGTACTATAAACACTTGGTAATATAGCATTACCAGGCATATATGCCCAGCAACCAAAATCTTTACAATACGGCGTACCAAATATTTTATAGTATTTATCATCTACACCTGAATAAATATTTACTTCTCCATTAATTAAAATAGTTAATTTATCAAATAAATATGTCTGAGATTGAGTAATCATTTTTTCAAACCAAAAATCATGATTACCTGGAGTAAGTATTACTCTATCACAAGGTAGATTCATAATCCACTTTTGAAACTCATTAAAGAACCATTTAGTCATTTGTATATAGTCTCTTTGAATTTCTAATGGTGAAATATCTCCACAGATTAATAGTGTATCACATGGTTCTATGTCAATCAGATTACCGTGTAAATCACTTATTGCAGTTATTTTCATATATCTTTAAGTTCTTGTATTCGTTTAATACATTCATCTGTTTCTTTATGATTATGTACTACAAATAACTTATACTTCTCAGCCAAACCTCGATTTAATAATGACCACATAAACCATTTCCATTTATACGGCCATACATCATTAGGTCTTCCCTTTGCTTCGATAATAAAATTATCTCCAACAAAATCTGGAGTATACGTCATAGCACGAATTTTCTTTCCACAAAATACAAATGATGGAATTAATTCAAACTTAATAGGCTCATATTCTGCTTTAAGATTATGAGCCTTTAATTGTTTATAAACATAAGTTTCTAATTGAGACTTAAATTTTATTCCATCATATGTATTAGGTGTAGCGTTTTTAATCTTTTTGTTCTGTGAGATTTTTCTTTTTCTTCTTGTAGTCTTCATACGCTTCTACCAGAGTTTCGATTCCTTCACAGACCATTGTAGCACCAATATTAGAAATAAATACAATTAGTGCTAATTCAAATACTGTTATTGTCATTTTTCTATTTTTTCTAAATGTTTAGATAGTTTCTCTAAAGATATTAAATCGTAATTAGCTAGATTTGCATCTATACCAACATCTACTCTTAATTCTTTAGAATCCGTGTTTATTTGATCTACTTTTCCATGACAATGACCGTGTATCATTACAGATCCTTTGTCTTTATGTTCCCAACTTAACATTGGAAAATGACACATAATCACTTCAAGATCTTTGTATAGAAAGTTATATACAGATTTCTTAAATTTTATATTCTTGATTTGAGTAATATGATTAAAATAACATTTCAAATGATCTGGTACTTTATCATGATTACCTAATATTAAGACTTTATTACCATTTAGTCTTTGAAATAGTTTTCTTTTATCTTCTACTTCACCAAATGATAAATCACCAAGAATATACACTGTATCCTTCTTATTTACTCTGGAATTCCATAACTGTATCATAGCTTCTTTAGCCTTTTCAACAGTATTTCCAAATATTTCTTTACGTTTTGGATGGAATTCTAAGATACGGTCATGAAAGAAATGTAGATCTGAAGTAAACCAAATCATTCTACGTGTCCTTCTTCTATTAATATTGTTGGTTCTTCGCAATCAATTGTGGCACCCATTATTTTATATATTAAATCTATATCTAATACAGGTTTACCAAACCCTGGAGCATATGCATCTCGAATAAGTTGTTTTGCTTCTTCTTCTGAATTTGCAGCTACTACAGTTGTTCCACCACAATACTCTTGTAGTTCTTTTGTAGAACTTGTATCATTCCAAATCCAATAATATATATTCATAATATTTCTTTTAACCAGTTTTTAATTATATCAAAGCTATTATTCTTAACAGCATCTGATATATCTTTACTATGGAATTTCTTATGTACTAAGAATCCATTTAAGCCTGTTTTAAGGCTTATTTTACGCATATTCTTAACTCCAGGAATATCTCTATCAAAACAAATTAAAATACGTTTAAATCGTTTCTTAAGTTGCTTTAAAGCTTTATCTGGAATAAAAGTACTTTCTGATGATGGTGATATAGCATTGTATCCCATTTCATAAAGAACCATTACGTCTTTTAAAGATTTAGTAATAATTAATAAATCACCAGTTTTAGGTAATTGTTCATAACCTTGAATATCATTCTCAGTTAAATTATTACGCCATTTAGTATATTTATCTGCTAAAGGTCTATAAATCTTGAAATGATCATATACTTTATAAGCATACATAGGATTTTCATCCTTATATATGCCCTTAACAATTCCGTCACATAAATAATATTTAATACTAGATACATTATATTTATTTAATGTATCTTTACTAATACCAAATTGTGACCAGAATTGTTTATCTATATCTGTCCATTCTTGTCTAACTACACCTATTATGGTATCTTTAGATTCATAGTACTTGGTACTTTTAAGCTTAGTATTATTTGTAATAGATAAATCAGTTACAATTCGTTGTAATATATCATTATAATTTGTTAGACCTGTATAAATCTCTACAAATTTAATAACATCACCACATTCACCATTTCCATGATCTTTGAAAAGTAATTTGCCTGATTTTTTACTTCTGAATATTCCAAATGAAGGATTTTTATCCTGTCTAAATGGACTATTATAAATAAAACCAATCTTAAATTGTCCAATATATCGAGCGTAAATATCATATTCTGTGACTTTTGATAAGATATAATCCAAAGTAATTGGAGTATCTTGCTGTTTTATTTTTGTAGAGTCATACATATGATATAGATTTAAATAAAGTGAAGAGTGGCGGACTCGAACCGCCCCATTTAAATACATGCTAGTTAGCATTTGTATTAGGCCCATTCACACATCTGCTCATTTCTTATATTAAAGAAATATGTGCTTACTCTTCTCCACCTTTAACAATACCCCCTGTGTGGTCAGTGCCAGCCTACGATCTGGTATACTTACATGACAAAAGTCAGAGGTAGTATAGTCTTCGTTCTATTGCGCAAATAGAATTATATCTTAAAACGGCAATCCATTAGGATCGGCGCTGTTATTTTCATCCATAGAACTTCCCATAGAGAAAGGACTTGGATTAGATTTTTCTAAATCTGCTACAATAGGCTTCTCGAATTGATCGATACCTAATTTTACAATAACAGATTTATTTTCGTTTACCAAAGACATTGGTTCAATAAACGTATACTTTGCATACTTTGGTAATGTAGTATAACCACTATTATTGTATACAATTTTAACTCTTAATGGCGTAGTCAAATCTGCTTTATTCAGCATTTCTGTTACCCATTGAGCAAACTGAGTGAAGTTTTCACCGATAAATTTACGATCTTCAGCATTAGGATAATAACATTTCAAAATTTGTTCAATTCTTGAAAATTGATTATCACATTTATTCTGAAAACTTTCTTCAGTTTCATCAGATCTCTTAGAAGGTTCCCACTCAGTATGCGTCAGCAATTTACCTTCTTTTTCAAACTTAAATTCAATAAAACTATTACCATTAATAGATTTATCAAATCTTACTGCAGTTAACATTACGTTATCTTCAATACCTGCTGACAAGTGTGCTACGTCTTTCTTTACAATAGTCTTGGCTCTTTCGGAACTATACATACTCTTTAATTTTGGTTAACTTAAACTTCTGGTAAATAAATTCTGTCCCAATGAAATACTAATTCATTGTTTTCATTGCTTTCTGCAATTACTATTTTTTGCTCACGCAAATGTGGTGCTCTTGCTCCTTTTGTAGTTTCATCTTTACTATCGAAATTAATAATTGTTTCATTACCTTTTCGATACATAAAACCTACTGCATCAGCTTCTCCACATATAATATCTCCTAGTTTACCTACAAGATCTAAGGACATTTCTGTCATATCCTCACCATTCTTATTAATCATTTTATCCTTAGTATGACCAATAAGAATTAAGTTATCAGTAAGTTCTTTAAACATATCGATAACTTTTCTTACAGCAAGTCTAATATATTGATATCCTGCTCCTTGTGGAAGCAATCTAACATCAGTACCTTGCCAAGATTTTCCTTGAGGTTGAGCTTTATCATTATATTCTATACAATTCGCAAATTTGTATACGTTCTCTTATGAACTGCTATATGTCACCATATAGATTAGACTATATCATATTCCCTATTAATTAATAGTAGGAATGCTTCCGTTTCCATTACCATTAGCTTGTAATGTACTCCCTTTCGGGATAGTCGTTGAACGTTCAATGAAAAAATTATTATATATTTTACTTATTTTATCTAGAAAAACACCTATTGAATATTTATTTTTTATACGATTGCAAATAAAACAACAAGGTACACAATTATCTATAGTATAATCTTTTGTAGAATCAATTCTATCTATTCCATATGCTTCTTTTTCTTTACAATAGAAACATGGTTTTTGAATAATGTTATAAATTTCATTATTAGTTAATTGCATATTTATATTTCTACTTTTTGCATTTCCTTTAATAGAACTAATTCTTTTTTTAAAATAACTAGGAATACCGTTTTCATGTAATTTTATTGCCGTTTCGTGTTGTTGTTGATTGACACAATTATTACAACACTTTGGTATCCAATATTTAGTAGTTAATTTATCTGATCTTACTATAGTTATATTACCACATTTATTACATTTGCATTTAAAATAAGTTCGTTTTCTTTGTTTTTCTTTATCATAAGTTTCATGGTCTAAATCTATAACAGTTAATACACCATGAGTTTTACCAATATATTTATTTAATGTTTTTTCTTTCATTGCTTCGCTTCTGATTGTTTTACCTTTTACTTTAAATGTATCTTTAACGTACTTAAAGGTAAAATGTTCCAGAAATTAGAAAGCTTTTACACTATTCATTACTAAATAGCGCTCCATAAATTTAGAGCGTACCTGCGTAAGATAGACATATTTCTTCTAGTCGTGTAGCATTATCTATAGTAATATACTTATAGGGCTTTTTGCCTGTTTCTTTGATCTTTTCTCTGATTGCATTTGCAATTTCAGCGAAATCATTAACAGTTCTTGCTTGTACTGCTAATGCATCTAAGAATTCAGAGCCACCTTCTAGATCAATAATTAAATTATTCTCTAGAGCTGCTACACAACTAGTTTTACCAGTTTTAGGTCGACCGTAAATAATCAAAAATCTAGGATTATTTACTTTTGCTTTTACTTTTTCTGTAGGTAATACTATCATATTAAGATATTTTTACCTTTCCAGATATAATTTGATAAGTTACGAAAGAATTTGATAAAATTTGAAAGAATCTGAAAAGTTTTGTTAACAATTACGCAGCAAAAATAGCGTTAATTTCTACTGCAATATTATAAATATTAATCTGATCTTCTTTCTTCATAGTTGTAAAGAAATCAGAACGAGTGAATGTCGGAATAATTTCTGAACCTACCTGAATATAATTACCATGAATTTTAATTGGTGTATCACAGATAATAAAATCATAAGTAGGATTATTAGTATAATATACACATTCTAACAAATGTGTAGCTGCTTTATTCCATTCCAGATTCAGAGAAGTAGGAGAAATATTTGTAATTGTAAAACTCGGCTTCTCAAACGTATATTTCTTCGTCGGTTCATCACCGAAGATGATATAAATACTATCTTTCTTATCTTCTTTCTTTGCCCAAGGAACCAGATTCTTAAAGGCTTTTGTCAGAAGATTATCAATATAATTATCATCTTTTTTCTTACTGATTTTCTCGTAATACGGATTCAAGAAATCGTAAGTGTTAAAGTTAAAGTTATTATTGTTACCCTTTTTATTCAAAAATGTTGTAGTCATGTTAGCCAAAAATTAAATTAATACTGTGGTTTATTCTCAGATCTATCTACTTCAATTAAGTTGTTATATTGCAGATCGTTCTCATATTCAAGTATGGCTAATTTGCCTTCTCTAACTTTTAAAAAGTGTAGATATACTTTATTTTGTACAGGTAATCGTGACGGTCCGTATGCAGTAATACCTAATGTTTCAGGTCTTGATAAAACTGCTATAACATCACTACCTTGAAATACAGAATCTGAGGATGATAAGTCACTTCTCATAGGATAATGACTTGATGGATTTATAATCCTTTCAGGCATTTCAATATTACGATTCATTTGAGAAAGTTGAATTATACTTGTTTTACCAACTTTCTTAGCTCTAATAAATACTCTTTCTAATGCAGCTATAATTTTACGCTCATCATTAGTATCATTTCCTTCGACCAATAATGTATGATCTAGAAATACGATAAGCCATTTATCTTTTGCAATCGTATTTTGAAAATAAGTTATAGTATCTTCTATCTTACTTACTGTAGCTGATTCATCTACATAGTAGATGGGATATTGTTTAATAACTTCTACTTCTTTTTCAATATCCTGTAGTAAACTATCAGAAACATCTTCTGATGCACTATACAGCTCTGAAGTTGTGTGACGCAACTTATTAGATAGCTTTCTTCCTACTTGTCTACTAGAGAGCATTTCAAAAGAAAATGATAATACAACTAATTCCTTATCAGGATTAAGTTCAATTAAGTCAGTTTCAAGCGTATTTACAAATGATGATTTACCAGTACCAGAAGCACCTACTATAGTATAAACGCATCCTGGTTCAATACCACCACAGCACATAAAATTGAATTTATTCCACCTACTTTTGAGTGGTTCAATTTCATGATTCTTACGCTGTTTTATATAGGTAACCGCTTCATCAGCAGCCACAGATATATGTTTAAATGGTAAGGGACTAGATAAGTTCTGTTCCATAGAGATTATCTTTTATTGGTTCATTAATTTGTTCTTCATAAATTTCCCATTCAGAGTTAGTAAGCCATTTCCACATAGTCTTCATATAACCTATTTTACCACTCATAAGTTTGTCAGATACTTCTTTCTCCAAACATTGAATAATATGATTATGTAAAATAATATCATTTTTAATGATCTTATTATATAAAGTTCTACATTTCTTTGAATTACCTTGTAAAAAGCCTTTAGTACCATCAGGTCTTATTACTACTATAGGATAATGCTTCTTAAATTCTTCAAATAAATCTGCATTACCAGTAATAATATTTACTAATAGTTCAGTTTCTTTATAAGAAACTTTTTTAGCTTTTTCTTCTCTAATAAGAAATCCTCTGTTGATTAAATCTTGTATATCATTGTCGCTGACCTGGCTAACGATGTCTTTGACCTCTTTGATAGATTTTTGATTATTGTCTAATACAAGATTTAAAAATACTAGCTGACTTAATGAAAGATTGTCTATCTTTTTTAATAGACTTGTATCTATTTCTAGTATCATAATGAATTAATTTAATTCATCTGTTCTAGAGTATGATAGTTTTTGTTAATATTAGTCAAAATTAAACAGATTTAACTGCTTTGGTTTTAGTTTTTCAATTACTTTTATACATTGATTAATATAATACTGATAATCTATATCATAAATACTTTGGAATGTCTCTCCTTGAGAGTATTTCCATTGAAGATCTTCATCAGAATAAAATTTATTATGTAATCTTACTCCATGATCTTTTAACATTATTTGATAAGACTTCTTACCAGTATCATCTAATTTCCATTTCCATAAATAGTATCCACTATTACTAACGTAAAAACGATTGGTTCTTTGTTGAATTTGTTCATTATATTCAACTGTCCATTGTTTTCCTGTCTTTTCAGCTTGTAAGAATTTACGTATATCTTTACAAAATTTAATAGTATCTTCTACTGGAATATTATGTATAAAATAATTAATAATAGCTTCTGGAATTATCTTTGGAGATAAACCTTTTCCTAAAGTAATTTCTGTAAGGAAATATCCTTTTTCTTTAATGTGTCCTTCTGGAGATAATCCAAAGTAATCGTTAATAGCTAATTGATAGAATTGAGTAAACTCTTCCGTTTCTAATTTTAATTTAGTTAAGTCTTCCCATTCTTTTAATATCTTTTGTAGTTCTTCATATTTAGTCTTTTTACACGTATATAAGACACCATCAGTATTAATCTGATGTAACTTACATCCAATGGATAAAAGTCTCTCAGAGAGCTTTAAAAGTAGTAATTGTCCATTAATTCTAATTTGCATTACAGTAAATGGGCTATAACACCAAGAATGTTCATTCTGTAAGTTACCACTTAAACCATTTAATGATAATTTAAGTGTTTTATCTACTACTTTATTCTTATTCTTCTTAGCGTTCAATCTTCTTGTACGAATACTAGAGTAAGTCTCTAAGAATTCTTTACCTAAATGTGGTGGATATAAATTATGTTCTATAATCATACTAGGATATAGAGAACTAACGTCAGAATCTAATAATAATTCGTCTTCTCGTGGTTTAATAATTTCTATACCACGATCTCCATGAATACCACCAACACCTACAGTTACTTTCATATCTCCAAAAATAAAGGTATTTTCATATCCTTTTCTTCCTGGTGATACATTATGTAGTTGTTTCATTTCTTTTAATAGATTCTGTAATATAGGACTATCAAATTCAATCCAGGGAAATATTACTTTCTCTAGATCTATTTGATCACAAGGACTCCTTAATTGTTCTAATTTTTCTTTAGAAATACCAGTATGTTTAATATATTCTTGTTCAAGAATCTTCATACCAGTATTTACACCATCTAAACTTAGACAATTTATCTTATATTCTTCTTCAATAGCTACTCTTAGATTTAGATCACTTTCGCATCTATATAGTAATTCTTCAGTAGATTCTACATCATTTATATTATATGATATTAATCTATCTATATCCTTTTCAGGAAGATCTTGATGCCAATCTACTACGAATTCTTCTACATTCTTATATTGCATTGTTACTTGCATCTCTTTTAAAGATACTCGTAAAGCTTTAGAATATAACATTGTTAATAGATCTATTGATAAGAAGTTTCTAGCGTATTTATACTCTTTCCATAAATCAAAATCAGAATTTTTATCAATTACTAATTGACTCATTCTAAATATTGATTCAGTTAATTCTCTAGTACTATAACTATTAAAATAATGTTTATTATATAGCATTATAATATAGTTTAGTATAGGATTATCATAATGTATATTATTATAACCTACAAAATAATAATCTTCATAAAAGAATGTAACTAATCCTTGTATATCTACTCTTCTTGGAGATATTTCAAATACTGTAATCTGTTTTGTTTCAGTATTCTTACAAGTACAAGTAAATACGTTCTTTAAAACTTCAATATCAAAGACTACGCAAGTCTTTCCTTTAATTTTCATAGTACTACGGTTAATTAGTTGCGGGAGATAGATTCGAACTACCAACCTCAGCCTCGTGAAAGCTACGCGCTACCTTTGCGCCATCCCGCTATATTGTGCGTTACAGACGCACCCCTGTTGTATATTATGCTGCTTCATTTTTCGGATTAAGTCTACTACGATCCTTAAACTTATCGTTTAGCATCTCACTTACACATTTCTGATCTTTACCGATGCCAGAGTAAGCATAAATACCTACATATGTATCGGGTTCTTCTTTCATATGTTTGTTATGAACTTCTTTCATACGTTTATTAAGTTCTTCTGGTTTACAAATGAATGCACAAACAGAATCACTTACAATTTCTGATGAAGCAATTGATGCAATACGTATTATATAACGTTCTTTTTCATCTTTCATTTTTGTTTCAGCAACTTTAATATATTCTTCTGCTCTAGTTTTATCTATAGCAACATTGTTCTTTACTTTGGGAACTTTTATTCCACCCGTAGTAAGATACTTGGCACGTTTTTCTTCTTTTCGTGCTAGACGAGCTTTTTCAGACTCTATAAAACGTTTAAGATTCAATTGCTGAATCTTTTGTTGTTTAAGATGTTCTGTAAAAATCTTATCTTTACGTAGTTTTCTACGCTCTGCAATCATTGCAAGACGTTCTGTTTCAGTACGTCTACGTTTCTCTACGCGATTAGCATAACCTTGACGGTCTGCTGCAATTTCTGAAGCTTGACGTTTCATTTCAGCATTGAAAGCTGCTTTACCAGCTTCTTTCTTAGCTTTAATTGCTTCAATTCTTTCAGCTTTTGTAGTACGTTTGAGCTTAATCTCTTTGTGATGCAATCGTTTGAGAGCAAGTTCCGTATTACGTTTAATACGTTCTTCATGTTTTTTACTCCATTCTTCTGCAGATTGATTCATGAAATTTTCTTTCTCATCGAGACGAGCTTCAATCTCTTCACGTTTAGCGGCATGAGCTTTTGCAAGAAAATCTTGTTGTTTCTTAGCATTAGCTATAGCTTCAGGACTAGGAATAGTTTTATTACGTAATTCTGCTTTACGTTTACGTTTCTTTTCAGCTATTGCCATTTTATCCTTCTTGACTTTCTCCTTAATTTTCTTGTCGGTTTCATCGAATTTCTTCTTCTGCTCTTCTTTCTCAATGGCACGAAGAATAATTCTATCAGCTAGATCATTGGCTGCAGATATAATTGCTGCTTTCTTAGCTTTCATTATATCTGACATCTTTTTCAGAAGAGTTTGTTTCATCTCTTCTTTTACTTTGGCTTTTGCAGCCTTTTCTGCAAGCTTAGTTTCAATCTTCTTAATATATTCGGCTTGCTCTTCATTTAAAGCTTCTACTTTATAACCTAATTTCAAAGCCTGACATACATCAGACTTCCATGTTTTACTTTCTACCGGATATTTTTTGGTAGAATTGTCAATTGTTTGAGATTTGATATCTTTTTTCATGACTTTACTTTTTAAAATGTTAATATTAATATTTCGAGACTTGTTGGTCTCCGGGGATTCGAACCCCACTTGCCACTCGTTATTTTAATGTTACTTTATGCTATTAGAATAGTTCACAGTTATAAATAGAGATGCTGAACTTTAAAAATAACTTACGGAGACCAGTTTACCTTATGCTGCTAAATACATATATGCAGTAGATATATCTATTTCAGCATTACTGTTGAAATCTTCAAGCTTCTTCTTCAGAGCATTGATTTCCAGCTGCAGTTTATTCTTTAGTTTAGTAATATAATCTGCAGTGATTTCTTCAGTTTTAAACAATTTCTTTTTACCAAGTTTAGCTTTTAAACCAGGATTAATAGTCGGAATAGATCCCAACTGAACTAAATACTCATTCTTTTCAGATAGAGTATAAATAATAGGATAAATACTTTCTTTAGGAAAGTCTTTACGACTCTTAAAACCTAGATTAATAGCAATTGAATCCAGCTTGGTCTGAATTCGATTATTGGACATCTCTGTAATTGTATCCAACAATGCTTTCATATCGTAATTTCGTGTAGCGTTTTTATCGATCAAATTTTCAGTACGAATAATATTCCACATCTTTTTGATCTCTTTGTCATACTTCTTACGATTTTCAATAATTTCAGTTGATTTAATTTTTTTCATATACTTTTGATTTTAATTGATTAAACATAAAAGTATACTCAAATATGATCAACTACCTGTACTTTGTGGCTATGTTCATCCCGATATGACATCTTCGTCTTATTCTTGAAGCTTTCCTTCACTTAGTATCCATTACAGATACATTATCATAGCCTTATAAGATATAAGAGAAAGGACTTGACTTACATCTGCAAGTCCTTTGATATATCTTGAAAAGTAATAATTATATTTTCTATATTGTTTGCGTTACATCTGCTATTATACATTCAATACTCTTATTACTTTAGAATAGTCAACTTTAATTAACTAGGATACTTACCTATTTTAATCGCATAGAAATCTCCGAAACCATCTTGTACCAATACTCGCTTATTCGGAAGTCTTACCTCACCTTTTTCCGAAGAAGCTTGCATTGCTGCAACATCGTTTAGATATCCTAGACGATAACCAATAAATATCCGAGTAATAGCATAGGAGTAATCTCCTTTATCTAAAGCTTTAGTAAAATCTTTTACAAGACAATCAAAAGCTTCATTGTTTCGCGTTCCTCCTTTTCCAGTAATGACTTTAATAAGCCGTAAACAAATATCATTAGTACTCAATACTTTCTCATCTTTAAAGAGTCTATTGATAAATTTGTATTTTGTTCTGCCTAACGTTACACTACCGTCTTTTTCGACATGAATATATCTAGCTATTTCTTTCTCATCCATAAATAGCAAAGATATAAAGTCTTTATCAGCAAACATATGCTGAAGGTCTAGGAACGCTTCTTTCGTTAAAGGCGTACTCATAGTTTACTTTATCCGAAATAATTGTTAATTTCGATACCTTCAGCGGCCATTGCCGTCTTACAAGCAGCAATTTCAGTTTCGTTTGCAGTTTCAAATGTTTTAATGAACCGCATCTGTTCGTTGACAAACGCTGTAAGTTTAGCCCGTGATTCCATATTCAGAGCAACTATTTCTTTTGTCAACTGAGGATAATCAATAAAGATTGTAATCTCACCGGTTGATTCGAACCGAGTAATCGCATTCTTTACGCTTTCTGCGTTGGGCTTCGGGATAATATCCGCAATGTCGTTAATACCGGAAATCTGAAGCCGTAACTTCGAATCGCCGTTATACTCTACAAATTTAGTGCCTTCAGCACTTTCTACTTCCTGAGCCATTTTAACCTTAATAGGTTTAATTGAATACAGATTAATCTGCTGACTAGTCCGTAATTCATTATTCTGTACTTTCCGTGAATAATTCGGATCTACTGAGTTCTTCTCTATAGTGAGAATATATTTACCTAATGATGCACCACACTGTGATGCCAAAATAACTGATTTATCCATTTTAAATTCCTTTTTTGATTCCGTGGTTGATTCCACCTACGGAGATGTTAAACAATTGATTTACATATTTTATGAGTTTAAATTAACGAGTTTTGCTCTCTTTGTATAGATTTTATTATATAGAGGATGTGTCTAATCGTCTACGTACATTCAAGTACAATCCTTTACAAAGTATAAATATTTTCGTTTTAAACGCATAATCTTCATATTAATGATTTACTTACATCGAAATCAAGGTAGATACTTCCTCTTCCTTTCTGCATTCCTTGCTTCTACAGAGTAGTTCGGATACCAGAATTAATATTACTTATACGAGTGTCTACATATAATAAATTAATAGCTTATCATACTATTGATACTGCACAGCTTTTTCTTTAGACTAATGAGATCTAAGACATTTAATATACATATTATAATACCATTACTTTAGATTTTACAATTCTCTTACGCTTAAGAGAAAGGAACTATTGCTCATCATATTAACTTAGTATTTCCCGGCGTCTCGGGGTTAATCTCAGCAAGTAATCACAAATACAAAGTAACTGTTTGCAAGACAGTTGCACATGCAGATTGGCCTGTCATGTAGCTTATAATTACCCAGAAGTTAATACTTACCACTTTATCGAATCCGTTACAGATACGGTCGTTTTCTAACGTTACTTAACTAGTTCTGCCCTACAAATGCAGCAACGGTTTTAAGTTTCCTATACGGAATTACATACAATAATATATATTATTATATAACCGTCCATAGGATTGTTTTACAAGCACGAATATTGAGGACTTCCACCTACTTTTCACTACTCTTTCCGCACGACAGGTATCCAGTCTATGAAGATTCATGAAACGCTTTCTAATGAACATATATTGTTGCGCAATACACTCTATTAGTTTTATTTAGCAATAACGGTTGGCTTGCCAAGGACGCAGTCAGGAAACATATACTACTATACAACAGCAGATTCTACTATCCCTAGCGGGGACTCCCCTGGATTTATTATTTCGTGGGCGTAGCCACTACTTAGGTTAAACATGTTATTCTCGCTTTTGTTTAAGAGTGACGTTAACTCTCGGGCCAGTGATGAATCGTTGGATTCAGGTAAATATCATAACATTTACGTTTCTCTGGATTAACAGACTTGAATTTAGCCCATTGACTATACATTAGCCCAACTTTCGCTTTTTATCTCTCGGAAAGCCGACTGAGATCTGATTGAACTTCTACCTTTCTTCTCAGGTAACGGTGTTTCTACCGGCGTATTTAACTTTTCGATAACGTAAATTATTGAGATCCCTCTCACTTCTTGCGAAGTAACCATCTTGCTAAAGGATGTCGTTATTCTGTAGTAGTGTTATAGGACACGTTTTACAACCTGCTTCTTTCCATATATTATTGTGTCATAACTTGAAGCAAACACTGACACATTTGTATTAATCGTTCTATTAAGTATAGGTTTGGCACCTAATCCGGATAATCTGTCATACTTAAATATAATAAAAGTCTCGAATTCTTATTATATTCTAATGAATTTAAAGTTCATTGTATGGATCATAGCCTCTCAGCCATATGTTTCAAAGTAATAATACAGACTATTATCCTTTACTTCTAAGAGTAAAAGATTACGGAATTGTACCGTTTTACTTCTTCACGTAGCACCTAATAGCACCCTCGATTAATCTCTCTGCCTTCATATCTACTTTTATATGTATTTAAACATACGTTCCAATTTAAACCATTTGGTACCTTGTAGAGAACACTACAGTAGCATTTTTATCTTATCTATATCTTCCAATAATAGATTCAGAATGGATGCTTTGGACACACCCAAGAACGTTAGTCAGGAGTCAAAACTTAGTAAACTTTTGGATGTTTAACTAAGGGGCAACTCGTGTTTAGTCCCTTCTTGATTTCGTACATGATTGTACCCACGGACATAGGTTTCTCCTTTGTGTAGACTTCAATACACTCATAAATACATCTCATAACTATATTTACTTTAGGATGCCGATACCTTTGCTGAATTTGTCTTCGTGTCTGCTGACCTAGATCGCGTTTTTTAAATCTCCGCCAGACGGTTCTCTGAGATTTTATGGGTTTAGCACGCTATCCCATTTTCTTACTAATTCTTCACGGATAAAGTAATAAATCCATAGTAAGCTATCATATTACCTTTTGAATCACAGTGTTAGCTGTTATCATATTCTCATATCCTGTATTACTTATCTATATATACGAATCCTCTTGGCCTTTGATATTCCTAATATATATATGCTGTCTTATTGCTTTTAGAGTGTACAGCTACAATACCACTATATATAATGCCCTGCTTCTTACTACGGGGGAGAGACTCGTTTTCCCCGGTGCCATTCTACGGTAAGCACATAGTTAATCACTAATACAATAAGCAAAAAATAAACAAAATAAATAGAATAAGATAATACCAATTAATGATACTATATTAGTTTTAGTTATTTTTTGCTTCATTTCTCTACACTTTTAGGATACTCAGGTACAAATTTGTGAGAGCGGGGAGTTGGTAGAGTGAACATTACCGGTCTCGTTTGTACCTCAGTTTTTGTTTCATATACTACTTTGGGTTTAGATTTTTTATACACTACCTTTTCCACGATTTTCGTGGGGTGATTGACAGTTATATCAGTACTTGTAACGGGTATATTACTTTCCACGATACTTTTACCTGTCTCTAAATCCAGGTTAAGTTTAAAATTACCTGGAATTGGGGGTAACTGAACCGTTTTAATGGTTTCTGTTGCCGTAACACTTTCGGGTTTGAAAATGTTAGTATTGTAGGACATAATAAGACCTACAACGAATACTGCTAAATAAGCAAATTTACCTTTCATTTGATATAATAGGTTATTTACCCATTACAGCCTTGAAATCTTCTTTTGTAAAGAGCGGGAATGCAGCTTCTTTATCGACATACATGTTACGTATTTCGATCATCTTATTTGCTGCTTTCAGAGCAAAATCTTCATCAGATTTAGAACCTACTTCATCTTTATAGATATCATAGAACGGTCCCATAATCTTCTTGAACCAATCCATTAGTTCGTCTTCTGCTGGCTTTTGTAACGCAATACGTACAAACGTATCACGAGTTGGAGCCAAAATACCCTTTACTACACAAGGATCTTGTTCGATAGGCTGTGCAGGATCTGCGTGCATTACTTCAATAAACGCTTTAATCAAGTCTACTACATCTTGATCATTCAGACCTTTCATATTCTTCCGTAAGAGAGAATGTGCAAAGATCATAGTCTGACCTAACTTCAACGAAGTTGTGGTAGAAGACATGAGTCCAGAGAGCACAACAATACCTTTCTTACCGATAATGTTGAAATACTCTTTTGCAAGAGCTCCCAAGTTAGCACTACTCCAGATTCCCTTCTGAACGGGATCTTCTGTAGTATTCTCACGATATGTTTTGATTTTACCCAAGATACGTAAGAATTTGTTAGATGGAGTTTCTCCTGATTCTTGAAGATCTTGAGTGATTGCAGCTTTCGCTTCATCATCATTCTTCCAATTCAGGGGATTCATCTGTTCTTCGGTAAGTTTTACATGTCTAGGTGGTTTAACTGTTGAAGCTAAACCTGATGCGGCATTCTCTGCATCAGCTGCTGCTTTTGTTTCAGGGGAAATATCCTTAAATTCAAGACGCATCTGATTGGGATCATCTGTAGGATGAGCTTCAAGAGCAACACCCATAGATGCAGCCGTATCAATGGCTTGCTGAACAATAAGTTCATCATTCGGCGTAAGCATATTACATTCACGTTTCTGTGCAAATGATTGTACAGACAAACGTACAGCATACCACATCATATTGTAATCCAGCATGGATTCCATCTGAATCGTAATAGGTTTACTACGATCCATCCGGGCAGTACGACGTTCAAGCGCCGATAAGAATTCTGCAGCATGATTCGCATCCATCAGATCATTAGGACCCATAAGTGAAATCAGGGAATCTACTTTAGGTGATTCTAACGGAGAAGCTACAGGTTTCTTTACTTCTTCTGCTGCTACATTTTCTACTGTACCAGTAGCATCAGTAGTAGGCTTTTTTGTCTCCTTTTCCTCTTTCTTAGGAGCTGTAGGAGCTGCGGGTTTAGGAGTTTTATCTTCCTTTAATCCCGTCTTCGGCTGTTCTTTCTTAGTTTGTGCAGCCGGTGCAGCCGCAGGAGCGGCAGTAGTTTTCTTTGTTTTATCGTCAGTCTTCTGACCTTTGTTCTTATTATTTCCCATTTTGATAATGTTTAATTCGCCTTTTCGAATATTAAAAGTTAATAAATTATTTTATAAAGCTAATAATGTGATCCCGTTATATTCATCTAGGATGAATCTGGGAATGGGGGAGCTATACGTTCAGTATACGCAAGCTTTTTGGAATTTAATCGTGGAAACTCCTTTACTACAGTTTTATAATCCTGTACCTGACTCACAGCCCCAGAATGGCTAGTTTTTACAGGTTCCAACACTGTACAAACAGACTGTGTGGATACAGGATTACTAACTGCAATGGAATTTTCAATCTTAGCATTCTCTTTTTTACTATGGTTTCCCTTAGTAGCAAATTGAATACCAAGACCCACGACAACAGAAAATGCCAAAGTAAGCAATAAATTGCTTGCCATTGACGAACTACCGTAATATCGTGCAATTGCAACAATACCGATAATTACTAGCATAGATACAATGAATGTTGTCATGTTTTGTTAGTTTTTGAAATTTTTTGAAAATAATACTTGAGTCTATGCTTAGCTTTGTTTAAGTCAGACTTTACAGTTCCAACCGGTATACCAAGCTCAGCACTTAACTCTTCATAACTTAGATTACCAAAATATCTGAGTTCTAGAAGGTTCCTATATTTGGCTCTAAGTCGAGTTAATGCAATTCTAAGAATATCTATTGACTCTGATTTAATTAAATCAGTTTCGGGATCATTATCACTAGATATTTGAATTGTATTATCCTCATTATCTATAGAGATATTATCTTGTTGATTCTTATTCTTTCTAATATAGTCAATGACTGTATTTACTGCAATAGTTTTTAACCATGCTTCAAAAGAAATAGTTTCAACAAAATAATCGAGACGTTTGAAGGCCTTAGTAAAAGTAACAGATAATAAATCAGCTGTTGCTTCTTCATCTTTTATCGCATCATAGATAATATATCGTATTAAACGATAATAATTATCATATAATTGCTTAAAGGCCTTTTCATCACCGTGCTTCGCCTTTTCAATTAGAATCTTTTCTTCTTCTTTCATAGGCCTACGGATTAGTGAGTAAGAGAGAACCCAATCTCTCTTACCCTATTATCATTTAATACTTAATATTTAAACGATAATCTGGCGCAAACGGAAGCTGTACTATTTCTTGCCAAAAGAAATTACTATATGCTCGTTTACGAATCCAAAAACAATATATAGTGTTATCAAATAGATAATCTCGATATTGTCTTGGAATGTTTAATTTGTCGATTAAAGAAGTAGCTATTCGTAGCTGTACTTTATCGGTTGTGATAGGACTTCCTACCATCAATTCAGGTAGAAAAAGTTTAGTACTAACTCTATATAACCAAGTTTGTACGTTTTTTCTTTGTTCTAAGCTAAGAATAAATTTATCACTTATTGGTTTATAATAAGGTTTAAAATATTCTTTTGCTTCTTCTCCACCTATTATGTTCCAATCACATCTATAACCACTATTATTATCAAATGATGGTAATAAATAATTAGGAACTCCTTCATTTTTAATGAAGTCAATAAACTGCTGTGATAGCTTTGCAGATTTATCGTAAATATACTTTTTTACTTCATCTGCATTCACGGTCGTAATGATAATTTGAATTGTTTCCAAATCTCAGTGGCAATAGCTACATCAAGACCTTCATCTTTACATATAGTAATAACTGCCATATTATCATCCATTCCTAATAATTTATCCTTATTTTCAACTAATGTTGAATATTTAGATAAATCAAGAATATCCTCTTTTACTTCTTCATACTCTTTTTCTAATTTAACTTGAATAGGAGTATAAGTGTATGTATTAGGATGTGCTTCCATGTCATCTTGTAATTTTTGTTTATCTTTATTATCAGCATAAAAACCACTAACAAAATCAGATAAATTGATTATATTAATTACACGCAACATAGGTAATTCACCACCTATACTTACTAAAAATTGCTTACCAGTAGAATTGTGTTCTGCAACATATAAACCTGGTTTATTAAGCGTTATGATTCTTGATGACATGTTTTATTAATTTTATTGTTATACACCTCAATAATTTTCTCAGCTTCGGTGAGTGATACACCAAACTCCTCTTGAATAGCAATATTTGCCATTAAAGGATTAGGATTTTCATCGATAATTTGTTTAAGCTTATCTTTTTCACCTGGTTTAAAATAAATCCAATAAGATAGTTCCATATTACTCTGGGATTAGGGTTTCTAATTCTTTAATATTTAAGTTACTTATTACTGTACTCATTTGTTTTGGTACATTATAAGTAATATAAGCTGGCTTACAATGCTTGTGTGCTTTGTTATGCCAATAGTCCCACCATGATCTTTCATGCAATGAGATACGAGCGAATTTACTCCTAATTCCATCGTTAACACATAGAATAACAATCTTTTGCTTAGAGCTAATAAGACTGTTATCCTTTTCCTTACTGGATGGAATTGCTCCTAACTCAATAAGTTTCCGATACAATCCAACTACACTATTTCTACTTCCAGCTCCTATAAATTCTTTACTGAAAGTCTTTAGATTACCATGTAATTGGCTTAAAGTCATCTTTTTCATCTGATTACTTTTAAGAAATTAAACATAAGTTAATTGTTACTCTTGTGGGACTCGAACCCACATTCTGTAATAAAATTACGATTCTAACCTGTTGAACTAAAGAGTATCCCTAACTTTCGTATTTAGCACGCATCATATTCTTACGCTACGCAAGAATAATCAGTGACAAACATAGTGTTGCCATTTAAACACACAATGAACCTATCTTATCTCTCTAATTTGCTAGTCAAATCCATGCAGCCCCTTTTGACCGTTCTAAAATTTAAAAACTTGGCGCACGGTCAACACGATCAAAAATCCTAGTTTTGTTTTCCCTTGTAGCTCTTGTGAGCGTGGAGCTGGAGGGACAGATTCTTTTAAGTTATTAGAACATTTTATCTCCACATACGTTATAGTTATATGAAAAAAGAATGTTTATATTGTAATAATGAATTCCAAGCTGATTTACGAGAGGTAAACAGAGGAAATGCAAAATTTTGTTCACTTTCATGTGCTGCTAAATACAGAAATTTACATAGAAAGAAATATAAATGTAAATGTATTGTATGTGAACAGGAATTTGAAGCACAATCTTCTAAAGCAAAGTATTGTACAAATGCTTGTAAATTAAAAGATTATCGTAAAAGAATGAAATCTAATAATACTATTACTAGATCGTTTTACAATTTTCTATTATTACAACCTTGTGCAATATGCGGTTGGAATAAAACTTCTTGTGATGTTCATCATATTATACCTGTATCTAACGGTGGTAAAAATGAAATTACAAACTTAATAACTTTATGTCCTAATTGCCATAGAATGGTTCATAGGAACCTCATTTCTGAGGAGAAACTTAAAAAGTTTCGTGAATCTTGGACTATCTCTTCACCTTCCAATGAAGGGTTGGGCGCTCTAGCTGGTAATTAAGAACACTTTAGTTCTCCAGTAGTCTCTGCACTTTCATGTAGTGTACTACATGCTTAGCTCAGGATTGGCATGCAAAAATGTCATTTCTGAGCATTTTTGTTTAGCGTTCCCTGAATTCACCCAATTTAAACTCGACCATTTTAATCGAACCCTCGTCCTAACAATGATTAATAAGCCTAATAAGACACAATACAGTTCTTATATTGTGAATATCTACTTTTAATAATTTTAATAATATGAACCAAAAGGTCGTGAAAGTAAGGAGATTTCTCTCCTTACTCTCTATTCCTCATAGTCATCATATGTACTATCATAAAGATCTGGAAAATACTCTAAATCTTCCTGAATGTTCATAATGATGTCTATAAGTTCTTCTTTTGACTTATTTTCTAAGTCTTCTCTTGTCCAATCCATAATTGTGAATTTTTAAGAGTTTATCCTAAGTAATACTAAATATTCTTTATAGAGCGACTGTACTATCTGTTCCTACTCTATTACCGTCTAAAGACGTCCTTATCGAGGACCCATTATTACATATTTTTCTCTTCTATAAACAACATTTAAGCATAAAGCATTATATTACTTAGAATTCTGTGCCTTTGATAGACTGATAGAAATTGAAGTTCGTATAAATATTTTAAAAATCATATAAATATGATTTACTTAACGTTTATACTATATATTAAAAATAAAACTTCGGCATAAAGCACAATTTCTATATGTGTTTTGATAACCATTACTATAAAACTCTACAAGTAGAGCCTATTGTTTTTATGCAGGACATAAAGTACAATAGCTAAAACAATAGTAATGATCTTCGGCACATGATCAGTGGCACGTTGTTTTTCCACCCTACGGCATATAGCACTTGAGGGAAGTTGTCAATTCAACTTAATTACCTACTAAATCCATTCGGTTTAATAACTTTCGGCACTAACTAGTATTAGTGTCTCTACAAATGTAAAGACACTAATATTAATTGATAAGCTTTACAGTACTTGTCGGCACAGGTTCGGAGTTGTTATTAATCATCCCAATCATTCAGGACGTCATAACACTGCTTCTGCAACTGGTTACGCAGAGTGTAGTATTCATCAGAAATACTACGTAAAGCTTTAGCTTTTTCATCATCGGCTTTACGATTTGCTTCACGAAATTCTTCCGGTGTCATCTTTCCTTCTTTTACTGCAATTTCATTTGCTTCTTTAGCTTTCAAACAAGCCTTGATCGGATCTTCTTCATCACGATTGCGCTGCAAATTCAATAATGCATTCTTGCGTTCGAACTCAGAATCAACGGCAATACGCATCATTTCTTTCGTCAGTTTCGCATTACGTTTCTTAGCCAGTTCTTCAGCTGCTGCAGTTACTACTTCTTTGTTGATAATTCTACCGTTACGAATTTCGTCTTTAATTTCGCTCATAATTTTGATAATTTAAAGTGTTAATAAATAAGTGTTTAAAATTTTGTTTTCCTTAGATTTTCTGATACAATTGAATTAAGTTTTTTCCAATAACTGTGACCTTGACTAGTATTTCTCCAACATAACGCATTATCTATTGGACAACAACTATGTTTTATAGCATAAGTAATTCTAATACCTATATCTCTAGGACTATAATTATATCCCATAAGTTGATCAGTAAATTCTTTTATGAATTTACCTTCAGCCTTGTTTTGTTTTAGGATATTAGATAATGTTGGATTTTTACTTAATTCTTCTCGTATCTTTTTCTTGATTTCTTTCTTTTTTATATCTTTATCTTCACTTGGTGGATCTTTACCAAAGTGATAAAGAATTTGTTCTTCAAGTTCATCACTCCAACTCATACTTTTTATTCTTTAATTGATTTAATTATTAATAAAAATAGTTTCTTTAAGCCTCGTATGTGAATACGAGCCATAATAATAAAAGAGATTACGATATATAGTATCGCAGGAATATCACCAAACGCATATGACATAACAAAGCCAAAGATCCATATGAAGAATACTATATATTCTATAATCTCTCTTAACATATTATGCCTCCCACAAAGCTTTAGGTATTATACCTGTAAGCTTTTTATTAAGTCGTGGATGAGTATAAGTATACTCTACAATTGGTGAATGTTTATCACGTATCACTTTTTTAAAAGTACATTCTACTTCTACTCGAGTTACAGAACTCTTGTAAGGATCAAACTGTACTTTACTATTTTGTGGTATATATAACCACAAAAATAATTTCTTTTTACTTTTCATATTTGATTGTTTTAAGATGCGAATAAAAAGAAAGTGTTTGTCTTATTCATTTAACTTATTTCGACAATATCCCAACTACTTTATCGACGTACTATATATCTTCATATAGCTTTGATTTGTCTTAGGACTCTGGACTTTTACACTTTCTTGGGGATAACCACCATATAATAAAAATATTTGATGTTACTGGCGAGTTTCATCATATTTTTTATTCTCTCTCTTGTAAGGAAGCATCCGCTTCTTATGAGAATTTTTATTTTCTCGTAAAGATTTGGATGCTTTCATGTCTTTGAATGTCTTTCCCATTAGAATCTAAATTTGGTTATACCAAGACCTAAGAAGTCACATAACCATCCTAAACCATTAGATTTAAGATAATTCTGTGCTGAAGCATCCATATTCTGTTTTAAGAATAAGATTGCTTGTGCTACTTTCGGATCTCCGTTACCATAGAGTGTAAAGAATCTTCCACTCCAATCAGAGTCTTGAGGATTACCTACAACGTCAATTAATACTTTTGCAGCATTAATAGATGTTGCATTTGACAGTATAGCATTTGCTTCACTTTCATCATAAGTTGTAACAACTAATGAATCAGCATCAGCTTGTGGTTTTACTGTCGTAAAGAAGTCGTGCTTAATACGATTCATAATCGCATCAAACTGTGCAGGAGTAATACCATTAGGTATTTTTACTTCTACGTGTTGTGATGCATCTGGCATCACAATTAATACAATTCCTTTCATTTTTTGGATTGTTTTTAAATTTGACATTTGATGACGGCATTGTATCTACAACTACAATGCAAATAACGAATGAACAGTGAGGATATTGTTGTAGCAATACGTAAACAAAAAGAAATTTTACCTAATAACGAGGATTGGTTTAGGAAAATTTGACTATCAAAACTTGTTTTAAGATACAGCAGAATTGTATTGTCAGTACAATTCTTATCATCTACTTGATTTTAACGTCCGCACTAATGCTATCTAAAAGTTGGCCACCCTTTTGATAAGACATGAGCCCCACAAGTTTATCACTGATTCTCACAGTAAGGACGACTGCACCTACATTCACATGCAAGTACAGCCACTGAAGAAATAATGAAGTTGCAAACTGTTATTGATACACTATTGTATCCTTGGCAGCTTTTGCTGGAATTGGTACCTTCTCAGGTTCCTTTTCTTTCTTTAACTTTGTAGTTATTTCTACTCCTTCAATTCTTTTTCCATCTACTCCAGGATTATCGAGTCCTTGTTTTTCTAATTGTTTAGCAATCTGTAATGATATGTAATACTCCCTATTACGTTCGTATTCATATACATAACTTTTTACAGGTTCTTGCGTACCCAATTTTTCAAACAATGCTTGCATTATTGCTGGTGGAAAGTTACTATAAACTTCGTAACACCTGGATGATTCTCTAAGATCATTCCATTCTTGCATAGCTTCTTCCACTGTAGGCACAGCTTGCATTTCAGACTCAATAAATTCCTCAGTAGTGGAATTCTGTGTAACACCAGGGATTTCTCCCTTAACATACTTGTAAGTGCAAATACCTGCACATACCAACAGTAGTACTAATACTACCGACACGAAGCCTTTAAAGGCTCCTGAACCTTGTTCATTTTCCATTTTTTGATAAACGTTTATTAATTAATAAAAATTGAACTATATAATTGATTTTCATCAATTATTCTTTAAGAATTCATTTAAAATACTATTTATACTTCCTACAAGATCAAAATATAAAGATTTATATTTCATTAATTCTTTACGCTCTTTTTCATATTCTTTCTTATTAAGAAGAATACATTCTTGAGGAGATAGATTTTGTAGATGTGAATAAACTGTTAGTTGAAACGTTTTTTCTGTTTTTTGTGAAGAAAGTATTACTACTTCAATATTGGCATCAGAATTACTTCTAATCGTTTCAACTAAGCTTTTATCACATTCATCTTGTAGGATAAGTTCTCCACAATCTACAGCATATTTAGCTTCCTTTAAACTTAAACCAAACAATGTTTGTAAAATTTTTATTTGGCGAAGTTTTTGATTTAAATTCTTGTAATTAAATAAAAGTTTTATTCCCATGATTTAATTGATTTAAACGCATTAATAATAAATAACCATAGTAATAGTAATAATTTCACTAACGCTGCCAAGCTGCTATTATATTACTACACTATGGTTAAGTTAATCTCTAGTCCATTCACATGTCATCCGAGATAGAGTCTATAATTACATTCAACAAGTATCTTAAGAAATTATATTAAGGCGTGTAACCTGACATCCTTTAATAATCCTGTAAGACTCAGAGATATTTCTCTATCTTCAGTAATAGTCTTGTAAGATATTTTGTCAAGTCTTTTAACCCTTAATAGTATATTTACAGATCTGCTATGTTTAGCAATATCCATATATATGATTGTTCCCATCAGATTGTGGCTTATGATAGTTACTTTTCTACCTATAAGCTGTTGTATTAAACTACCACGTTCTGCTTTCATGATTTATAAACTTTTAATTCTATACTAAAACATAAGAAAGCTATACCAATAATAGTAGAAAGACTAAAATTCCCTATACCAATAGCTGGAGTTAAATACCAACAGGTGTAATCTTTTCCAAATTTGATTTCTATTTTCATAATATGAATGTTTTAAATTAATATTCAAGACAAAAGAGTGAGTAAAAGCAAATACAGGAATTAATGCAATACTCACTCTTTAAATTTACGTACGAGAAATGTAAATACGATATCCTCTATAGTAATCTACAATATAACAAGTATAGTGATTTGCATCAACTAAACTGTTAAATACTGAAGATATATCTGACATTTCTACATAGAAATAAGGTTTTAATCTATGATATGAAACATCAAGCTTTAAATTTAGAGGAAGTTCGTCTTTACAAGGTTGTATTAATATTGTTCTTCCTTTTTTAATATGATAAAACAATTTAATACATTCTCGTAGTTTTAGTCTCAATTCTGCTTTGAGAAATCGAAACTGTTGAAACCAACTGGTTTCGTACTTGTTCTCTAATATTAATCTAACCATATATATTATGAATTTAATATTCAGAGAAATAATGACTATTAGCTTCTATGCCAGTATGCTATACATATTACTATGTGTTAGTGTTCCACTGGTCTTATAATACTGGACTCCAAAACCCGTTACTCTTACGTGATTATGGCAAACGATAAACGATAAAATTAAGCAGGAGTGAGTAACTACGATGAGGTTGTCATTACTTTGGAGAGGTGAGAGTAATAGTGTTCAGTATACAGGTCTCCTAACCTGTACCTTGGCGTATCAACGCATACTTACTAACTATTACTTAGCGAGGAATAATCATTTCACAATGATAAGTCGATATAGGAAATCGACTGTGAGGAGTAGATATTCAAAAGACAGTTAACTATTTATAAATAAATGCTTATTGAACCGTGCATTTTACACCTAAAACTTATATCGCAAGGAGTATATTCGTCCTCACATGCGTAACCTATAAGAAACTGGTGCCCTCAATGTCTTGGGAAGTTATTGAGTTTTTTATGGTTCTGATACGCATTACTCAGTTAGAACCTTCACTGAAACTTATAGTCTAAATTAAACTATAAGACGCTTGTAAAACTTAAATCATAAAAAAATAGTAGTATTAGTATACAATGCTGTCTCTCCAAGCTGTCACTCTCTTTCAAGTTGTCACCAAACTTATAAATCGGAATTGGTTTCCTGTACAGTTTACCTTTGTTATCTTTTAAGTGCTTCGTTATCAAACTGCCAAAAACAGCACTACTGGTTTAAACTACCCCACCAGCAAGTAAATAAAATGCCCAAGTTTACTTATGTAGCTGTGGCTGGCTACTGCCCAGGATATTTAAAAGTGGAACTTCCACTCACCTGGGATTGGTTGTTTTTAATCATAATGCTGAAGGTTTAAGTATATACACCTACAACTATTAAGTTAAACATAACTTGTTTTTACTGCTCTTTACGCTCTTTGTATATTGAATAAAGAGTATGAATGAAAACTGCTATTATACCTATAGCTGAAGCATATAGTAAAATGGCAGTAGTAATCATTGTAAATTCTATATCTGACATGATGTATAATTTTATTGATTAAAATTAAGTAAATTGAAAACAACCTAATCGATAGTCTCTTTCTTTATACATTATTGCTAACATATTATGATTAGGATTATGTTGTTCCAGATATTTTATAGCATTAACTAAATGCTTATCTGACATTTTAGCAATTGTAGTATTAGACCATACTAATTGTCTATCATATTTAAGAAATAATAGATAATCAATATAGTCTTGTATTTCCTTATTTATCATCTTTAATAAAATATTTGTCTATTAAATGAAGAATGATAAACATCAAAACGACGATGTACTCCATAATGCGCTATATATTAAATGTAATGATTATTTATGATTGATGATTGATGCCGTAAAAAGAGGGGAAGAGGATTTATTCCTCTCCCTCTTTCTCTTCTTCATCCTCTAAAAATAACTCATCAGGTATCTGATTGAGATATCTTTCGAGTTCAGACTCAATTGTATCGCCTCGAAAAGCAACCAATTTAACAAAACTGATTACTCTTTCAGGCGAAGCCTTCTTGATATTACCTTTCGCATCACGCTCAAAGCGATAGTGTTTACGACAAGCAACTCTTTTAGCTTCACCTGAAACCTTTACACAATCAGTAAAGTCTTCATTACATTCCCAGGTATCTTCATCTCCAAGCTTTTTCTTTAGTCTGGAGTATAACAAACTCTGATTGTTTTCGAAGACAATTCGATTAAAGCCTATAACAGCGTCTTCAATGTCTTCACCTGGAAACAGTTTCACACGGATAGCGTCGTACTCTTTAGTACTTGCATCCTCGATCTGAAAAATACTTAATTTATCCACAATACTACAAATTTAAATAAGAACAAAACTATACAACGGGGGTGTTTCCCCCGAAGGGGTAAGAGGGGGGCTTGGAGTTTGGTGCTTCATGCTCTCATTATTATGCTATATTTTTATTTTTGAAAAATTTTATTCACGCTCTCACTATTACGCTACCCAAAAATTTTTATAAAATATTTTTGAACTATATTCCCACATACACGTTTATGTAATAAACTTTATTATGATGGAAGAAATTAAAAAAGAACTATTAGAAAAAGGATTTACTTACAATGAATCTAGTAAGCTATGGTACTATGAATATAGTGAATTTGAAGTATTAAGTTTTGTTATGGGTGAACATACTAAGGTAAATGGTGATAAATGTATTAAGATATCTGCAATATCTTTAAATAATTATTTTGAAAATTTAACATATTTTAAGATTTGTTATACATTATATTTCGATAATATTAACAAATTTTATGATTTGTTAACACTTTTAAATTATAAAATATATTAAAAATAGTTAAATTATGTTAAATAAGCCTCTAACAATAGAAGATTTTGAAAAATGTGCTAAGAAAATTAAAGATTATTGTCAAATCGGACCTATTGGTAACGGTATATATTGCATAGGCAAAGGAATGTATACTGGAAGAAAAGGTTGGGAAGAGTTTCAAAAAGAACTAAAAAGACGAGTACAAATGTTGAAAGAATTAAATAATCATAAATAATGTTAAAATTATTTTTATTTTACTAAAAATGGAACAAAATTGATATATCAAACGTTATCTGTTACTGAGTAATAGATAGTAATAGATAGTAATAGATAGATAAATCCAGAGTAAAGATAATAAATTATAAACTATCTACTCTTACTCTAGATCACTTAACTTAATACTATTATGGATGATATAGATTATAACTATTGTAATGATGAAGATCTTGATATAGATCCTTGTGATGGAGAGTTTAATTATGATTAAATTTGAGATGGGAGAACCAGAGGCTAAAGAAGCTATATTAAAAGGCTTAGTAATAATCAACGATATTGAATACATAGTACACCCTCAACCTAGTGGTAGTTGTGATGGATGTGTCTTTGAAGATAAAGAACATTGTCCAAAGATAGCTTTAGATATATGCTGCACAGGTGGTAATATACTAAAATATAAAATATAATGTTTTTGGAACATTTTCAAGAGTTATTACGTTATAGTAACCAATTAAATTAAGTTATTCATGAATACAGAAGATAAAGAATTATTGAATACAGTACTGTCTAAGTTAGAGTTTCAATTTATTAAAGATATCTTGGTAAAACCATTACCAGAAGAGTATATTGAAAAAGAAATAACAAAGCCTATCAATACTGGGGAAACAGATGAAAATGGCTATCAGATTACAGATAGTGAAACAGTTACAGAGAAAGTACCTACAACCTTTAAGAAAGGTATAGTGTTAGCAATTCCAGCTAACTATCAATGGACAGATCCTAACAATCATCCTGAAGTAGGTGATATTATAGCTTACTCTAGAAAATCTACAATTGATTTTGATCTATTTAAAGATTCTCAGTTAGTAAATCCATATAATGTAGTAGCTTTTATTAAAAAATAAACTAGACTAAAGCGTTAGTCTTTTAATTAAATCGTGGTTGTATGTGGTGTCACTAGGGGTTAGGTTTTACTTAACCCCTTTTTATTTGTAAAAAGTTGCAACAAAAACACAACTATTACGTTATAGAGTCATGATACAACAAATGATACAAAACATGTTAGGAGATTATAGTAAGCTTATAACTCTCCTTCCAAATGGGCAAATTAGATTGAATGTGATTAAAGACATTAATGATATTAATAGTGAAGTAATTGATTCTATCGATTTATCCATGCAAGATGCACTAAGTTTATATAATATCTTTCAGCAACCTAAACAATATACTAGTAACGGTACTACGATTAAAGAAGGTGATACTGAATTTGATATTAATAAGTGGATACAACTTGCAATTAACGAATTTAAAAATAAGTAATATGATTACAGAGTATAAAGTTATTAAACCTTTTGGGTGTGCAGAAGTAGATGATGTATTTTCTTATAATAAAGAAAATGAAAATTTCATCATGAGTTCAGAGAAAACTACAGACAACACTTATTCGGCAAAGAGTATGGTTATTTCTGCAAAAGTGATCGATAACTATACAAAAGCAGGTCTTTTATCTCCTACTAAGGAAGATAAAATTGATAATAATTCTGATAAAGTAAAAAAGCTTTATACAGAAATTAAGAGATTACAGAATAAGTACAATCAACGTAATAAAGTAGTTGAAGAAAAATATGAAGCAGGTAAAATGCCTACATGTCAAAAAGTAGAACATGATACTGTTTACTTTAATCTGATGAAAGTTCTAAATAAATTTGAATCTATTATAAATGAATAAGCTTGTTAAACAAGTCAACAAGGATGAACTTATAACAGAATTCTTACATACACTTAATGGCATACTTAGGTTAACCGATAGAGAATTAGAGTTAATGGCTACATTGATTAGAATGGATATTGAATATGAAAAAGAACCAAACACAAATAAAAATGTAGCTAATAGACACAATAGAAAATGGATTATTGAGAATCTAGGTATTACTAAGGATAACCTGAGTAGATACATTAAGTCTTTCAAAGATAAAGGGATATTGAAAGCTGGTCCTGCAGAAGATGAATTGTGTGTGAACAAAGCTTTAATACCCATTATTATTGGTGATAGAGTCCAGTTGACTATTATATTAAAAATAAAATATGGAAACTCTGAAAATTAAACCTGGTAGTTTTCTACTTTGGAAAGAACATTCAAGAATAACTAAACTATTTAGTAAGTTATTTCATATAGATCTATCATACAATAAGTTCCATTATATTACAGATCATACGACATTGTGTTTCCCTATTACTAAGGGTAAAATTGATTATGACGAATTAGTAATTTTAGAACCAAGAGAAGATTACACAAAAGAAGAGGTTGATTTACTAAATTCTTTAATAGTTTTTGATGCAGATCGTTGGATAGATTCTTTAAAGATATTTGCCAATACCATTAGACCTAATTCTATAAAAACAGATAGTGATCTCGATGATTTACTTTGGAATGAAAACTATAAAATGGCATATGATTTCTCAAAAAAGAATTAGCATATATACCCATTTAGCTAACAAATATAACATACCTTATCAAGTAGTAGAAGTAATATGTAATCATCCATTTAAATTTGCAAATGAAAAGATAAGTAATACCAAGGATATCAAACCAATAATGTTTAGTTATCTTTTTAAGATAAAACCTAAAAAGAAATATGGCAAAGAAATTGAACAAACCTCGTAATATTCTACTATTTCAGAATTTATATCCAATAAATCTTTATATATCAGATATAGATAATTGGGATGAAATAACTCAATTCTTTGACTTTTTCTTAACTACTAAACATCTTCAAAATGAAGATAAATGTGAAACACCAGATAAACCAAATAACACATTAGGGGTTACTTATTTGGTAGCAGAAAAGAAAAGTGGAAGAATGGGTATACTAATAGCATTAAAATCTAAAGTAGAATGTTCTACATTAGCTCACGAATCAATACATTATGCAGATGCAGTTTATGATTTTCTTAGAATGAATACTGAAGGTTATGATGAGGGAAATGAACAATATGCATATTTGGTTACTTGGTGTGTGGATCAATTAGAAGAATATTTACGATGGAAGGAAAGAAAAACGACAGAAAAGATGATAAAACAAGATGGGAATTAATACCATTAGATTGTCTTGAAGACATAGCTAGAGTATATACAGAAGGAGCTAAGAAGTATGGTGATAATAATTGGCAGAATCTTGATAATGGTTATGAGCGTTACAAAGGAGCTTTATTAAGACATTTGTATGCTTCTTCTCTAGAGGAATTTGATCCTGAAACCAAAGTAAGACACGAAGCAGCAATTGCTTGGAACGCTTTAGCTCTTTTATATTATGCAAAAAATGGAAGAAAAACTAGATCAGATTTTGCTAAATCAAGCAACAATAATGCAGATGCTAAAAGCAATATATCAAGAAGTAAGTAAGAGCAATTTTGCTGAAGACTATGCTGCAAATCTAGCAGCACAGATGACCGAAATAATATTAGGAAACAATATAGTAAGAAAATAACATGGAAGTAAAGTTTAAGAAATTAACACAAGATGCGGTATTACCTACTTATGCTAACCCAAATGATGCTGGATTAGATCTAACCGCTACTAGGTTTACTCAGGAATTTGATAAGAGTGGTAAAATGGTACTAGTATACCATACTGATTTAGCAGTAGAGATTCCTGAAGGGTATGTAGGTTTTATCTTTATGAGGTCATCTGTATCTCAGAGATCGTTATCATTGTGTAACTGTGTAGGTGTAGTAGATGCTGGTTACAGAGGTGAAATTATGTGTAAGTTTAAACTTACTACGGATGCATTACCTACTATTTATCAACCAGGTGAAAAGATTGCACAATTAATTATTATGCCTTATCCTACTATTGAACCTACTCTAGCTGAAGAATTAGTTGAAGGTGACAGAGGTGAAAACGGTTTTGGTTCATCAGATAATACAATAGAAAATGAGACACAAGAATCAGGACGAGATAGCGGAGCAGCTGAAGGAGATAATAAATAACTACAGTCGTAATCCAGAGTATGTAAATATGTTTTACACTAAGCAAGAAGCAATTGATGCTTTAAATAGACATTATAAATTAAGATACTTAAAATTTGATTAATATGATTTACAATTTAAAATACAACAATTTGTTAAGCAGTACGGATGGTTCTATTGAAAATATTCAGAATTATTTTGACAAATACGATATAATCAATTATTATTACATTTTACCTGAAGCTGGAGAATTATACTACGAAGGTCAAAAATATGAAATTACCGAACCTAGTATATTGTTCAGTACGTTTACTATAGAAAAAGATAAAGCTCCTGAAATTATAATTATACCTTGTGCTTCTGCTATTAATAAATTAGTAGAATTAAAAGAAAAGAGAGACAATTATATAAAGTCACGTGATTGTGGAAATTGTGAAAAAGTTTGTTGTGATTGTTGTCTGAACTAATGAAACTATTTGATATTCTGGCAGGTAAAGTAGTTATACACAATGATGCCCTAGGTATCCCAGCCTTTAAAAAGGTGTGGGATGCCGATAAGGCAGATAAAGAAATGGCTACTAAATATATCTCATATATAGTTCTTAAAAATAAATATGATAGTCCCTATGTTCAGAGTATGGACAGCGATAAGATAGAGCCAAGATTAAAACAAGAACTGTTTGGAGATAAAAATATAAAACTTCCTAAAGAAGTAATTGAGGCTGAACAAGCTTATATAGCATTTGCAAACACCTTAACACTACAACTACTGCAAAATGCTAGAAAGAAATTAGAAAGTATATCTAGATATTATAGTGAATCTTTAGCTGATGAACTTGATGAAAAGAAGGTAAAAGATATATTAGCAGGTATGGGTTCATTAGGTAATACTATAAAATCTCTAGATTTACTCGAGTCTTCTGTAAGAGCAGAAGAATTGTCAAATTCAAAAGTAAGAGGTGGCGGAGAGCTGAATCCGTTCGAATTACCGAAGTAGTTGTAACAATATAAACACAATTTAAAACATTAAAAACCAAGCAGCGTTGCTGCATAAAATTATAAAGATATGGCTAAGACTAAGACATCTGGCAAAATTGCCAAGGCTAACGGTACAATTACTCTGGATTTTACAGAAGCATATAAAAGACATCAGGAATATTTAGATACACCTTGTAAGGGTAGTATGCCAATTCCAGAAAAAGCACCTGTTAAAATTTCAACCTGGCAAAAGATCAAAAATTGGTTTAAGAAAAAGTAACATGGTTGATTTCAGTAAGAAGATAATAAATTCAAATAAATTTAGACAGCCGGCCATCCAGTTTATGGAGACCGGCTCTTACTGTTTATACCCTAAAGGAACTTCAGAATACTTTTCATTTTGGGAAACCGAAATGGATAGATGTATTAATGGGTTTACTGCAGATGATGGTGATTACATTACAGGTTATAATTATTTCTATCTTAATTACTGTCCCATTCAAAGAATTATCTATAAGATTACAAAAGACGCAAAAGGACACGATGTAGTAAAGAAGACTCGTGAAACAGCTTTTCCTGATTTCTATGATTATGACTATTACTATTTCTTATCTATAGAAGAAGCTGAGAATCAAGGTAAACACTTATGCGTAGCAAAAGCTAGACGTAAAGGTTTTGAACAACCAGAATCTGAAGAAGTGTTAACTCCAAATGGATTTGTTACAATGGGGTCATTAAAAGTTGGTGATTTTGTTATGAATCCGGATGGTAGGGCTTGCAAAGTAATCGAAATCAATGAACAGGGTGAACAGGAAGTATACGAAGTAGAACTACAGGATGGAAGAAAAGTTAGATGTGGTGAAAATCATTTATGGTCTACTATAAATTCTACTAGAGGTAAACTTCATATAAAAACTACTAAGGAATACAGTAAGTTAAAATTAAAACAAGGTAGTAAAGGAAAAGAATTTTATCCTTATAAATTACCTTCAGTAAGACCTATTGATTTTGAACAGCCACCTGGTAAAATAGATCCTTATGTGTTAGGTGTATTACTTGGGGATGGTTATATTTGTGGAAGTCAAATTAAATTTTCTACAGATGATATTTTTATTGTAGAAGAATTGTCTAAGAGATTACCTAACTATACTATTAAACCATTGACTGATAAATTTCAATATGTGATAATTTCGAATCAAAAAGGTATTCACGAACTAGGAAGGGAATTAAAAACATTAGGTTTAAGAGTTAAAGCTGATAAGAAGTTTATTCCTTTAGAATATAAATTAGCTCCTATTGAATATAGGATGGAGTTACTACAAGGATTAATGGATACCGATGGTTCTTGTACAAACGGGGCATCCACATTTGTGTCTACTTCTGAACAATTAGTAGACGATGTAGCTTTTCTTTGTAGAAGTCTAGGTATACGATGTAAGAAATCTAATGAAATTCCTGGTAGAAGTAATGTAGATTTTGGTAATGGCAACTTTTCAAATACTCTACCGCATTGGGAATTAACTATTATCACAGAAGAAAATATTTTTAAATTACCTCGTAAATTAGAGAAACTTCGTCATGATAGAACTTATAAATACAATGCTATAGGATTAAAATCTATTAAATCTTTAGGCTATAAAGAAAAGCAAAGATGTATAATTGTAGATCATGATAATAGTTTATACCTTACTAAGGACTTTATTCCCACACACAATAGTTACAAAGGTGGTGCTATGCTATGTAGAAACTTCTTTTTAATACCTAATTCAAAATCATATGTATATGCTGCTAATAAACAGTATTTAACAGAAGATGGCATTCTTACTAAGGCTTGGGATTACATGGATTTTATTGATGGTAATACAGCTTGGGGTAAAAAGAGACAAGTATCAAATACATCCATGAGACGTAGAGCTTCTATGCTTGTTACTGATGATTATGGTAACAAAGTAGAAACAGGTTATAAGTCTGAGATAATGGGTGTATCTATTAAAGATAATCCTGATTCAGTCCGTGGTAAAGCTGGTAAATTAATCTTATGGGAAGAAGCTGGATCTAATAATCAATTAGAAGCTGCATGGCAAATTGCTAGACCTTCTGTAGAACAGGATGGTGTAGCATTTGGTTTAATGATTATGTTTGGTACAGGTGGTGATGAAGGTGATAATGTAGCAGGTTTAAGAAATGCATTTTATGATCCTAAAGCATTTAACTGTATAGAATTTGATAATATATGGGATGAAGGAGCGCAAGGTGGTAAACCATGTGGATTCTTTGTACCGCAGCATACTAATCTAGATATACGTGATGAGAATGGTAAAAGATTATATATGGATGAAGATGGCAACACATTACATGAAAAAGCCAGAGAATTCATATTAAATCTTAGAGAAGAAGAATTAAAAAGTGCTAAAAGTTCTCAACAGGTCGATAGATATTGTGCCGAACATTCAGAGACGCCAGCAGAAGCATTTACTGAACTATCGGGTAACATATTTCCCAAAAAAGAATTACAAAAACAATTAGCTAGAATAAGAACTAATAAGAAATTAGCTAATGCTAAACAAGTAGGATACCTTACTGAGGTAAAAGGAGAAATAGTATGGAACATCTCAAAAAATAAAAATGATATAAAAGAGTTTCCTTTACCTAAAACTGCTGATCCTACAGGGGCTGTGGTGATATGGGAACATCCAGTAAAGGATGCACCTTTTGGTTTATATATTGCTGGTATTGACCCGTATGATCAAGATCAATCTGGTACTAATTCTCTTGGTTCTTGTATTATATACAAACGTTTTCAAGATTTTGAATCTTATCAAGATATAATAGTAGCAGAATATACTGGTAGACCTAAAACAGCTGAAGAATTCTATGAGAATGTTCGTAAGTTACTTAAGTATTATAATGCTAAAGCAATGGTAGAAAATCAGAATACTGGTATTTTTACTTATTTTAACAATAAGCATTGTAATTACTTATTAGCTGATCAACCAGATATCATACGAGATATCACTAATTCCTCTAAAGTAAATAGAGGAAAAGGCTGTCATATGACAAAAGAGATTAAAGCTTGGGGTATCGATAGAATAAAAGAATGGCTTGAAGAAGATCTTGGTAATGATACTTTAAGATTGAATACTATCATGTCTGAACCATTACTTGAGGAATTAATCAAATATAATGAAAAAATTAATGTAGACCGAGTAATGGCATTACTACAGATTATGATATACAAAGAACAATTGTATAATTATCAAGTAAAGCAAAAGACTGAAAAGGAGAAACAGATTAGATTATTTAATGCTCCTTTATTTAAAAATTACGATAATACTTATGAGCCACAGATAAATAACAGTTTTAGTACAACCACTTATATGTTTACTAACTAATATGGAAAGAAATATATCAAACATGCCTGTACAAAAGCTACCTATGTCTAAAAAGACAGAGGAATGGCGTAGAGATTGTGTAGACTATTTTATAGGTATATCTGGTTTTTCTTCTGCTAACTCGATTCCAGACGAAGAGGAATTACAGAGTTATTATGATTTATATAATAGTATATATAATGAAAAAGATCTTAAGTATGTTACAAATCCTTTTAACCAAGATGATGGTTTTCCAGCAATGGCTCAGGACTATAATATAATTAGACCTAAAATAGATTTACTATTAGGAGAAGAAACAAAGAGACCTTTTAACTACAATGTGTGTAGAACCAGTGATGCTGCTGCTGGAGATATTCAAGAGAAAGCTAAACAAATGTTACTGGAATATGCACAAGCAGCAATGATGGCTCAATTAGGTCCAGAAGAACAACAAAGATTTCAACAAGCTTTACAAACAGGCGAAATACAGACACCAGAAAAAATACAAGAATATCTCACTAAAAGTTATAAAGATGTTGCAGAAATAACTGCATACAATTCTTTGAACTTCTTATGGAAAAAATTAAATTTACCACACGAATTTGAAAAAGGATTTAAAGATGCTTTATGTGGTGGATTGGAATTCTATTACGTAGGTATTAGAAATGGTGATCCATTTGCAGAAAGAGTTAATACTATGGATTTTAAGTATCCTGCAGAAGAAGGTATTGAATTTGTAGATGAAGCATCTTGGTGTGTAAGAAGAATACGTACATCAGTAGCTAGTTTATATGATGATTATTATGATAAACTAGATGAAAAACAGTTAAATCATTTGTTAGAATTGGTAGGTCAGAAACCTACTTCTGGCTACGGTCCTGATAAGAATTCTGTTGATGATTATAATCATATTACTTTAAATAGATATAATTCAATTAATGGATATCTAGAAGACAGAGTATTAGATGATGTTATATTATATCATGTATGCTGGAAATCGTTTAAGAAAATAGGTTTTGTAACTATTTTAAATCCTGAAACAGAAACAGTTGAAGAATTTGAAGTAGATGAAACTTATAAAGAAACAGGTAATGAAATAGATATTGAATGGAAATGGATTACTGAAACTTGGGAAGGCTATAGAACTGCGGATGAAGGTGATGAAGATGCACTTTACTTTGGAATGCAACCTGTAGAATATCAGTTTGAAAATAGTTCTACATTAAATTCTGGTAAATTACCTTATACTGGAGTGGCTTACAGTAATACCAATAGTAAAGCTAAATCTCTAGTAGCTATTATGAAACCATTACAGTATATGTATATTATCTTGTGGTATCGTTTAGAATTAGCTATAGCGAGAGATAAAGGTAAACTTCCAGTGATTGATGTGACTCAAATACCAAAAAGTATGGGTATTGATGTTGATAAATGGATGCATTACATGAATGCGCTGGGTGTAGTATTTGTTAATCCTTACGAAGAAGGATGGAACATTCCTGGTAGAGAAGGTGGTAAACCATCACCATACAATCAATGGGCCTCTATTGATGCTAGTATGGCCAATACTATTAATACTTATATCGGATTACTAGATAAGATAGAACAAATGGTATCAGAATTATCTGGTGTATCTCCTCAGAGACAAGGAGCTATTTCTAGTAATGAATTAGTTGGTAATGTTGAAAGATCTGTAGTTCAATCTGCACACATTACTGAGCCTTGGTTCTGGTTACATAATCAGGTAAAGAAAAGAGTTTTATCAATGTTATTAGATACATCTAAGTATGCTTGGAAAGATACTAAAAAGTATTTACATTATATGCAAGATGACGTTACAAGAGTATTCTTACAAATAGATGATAACTTTTGTTACGAAGATTTTGATATATTTGTATCTGATAGTACTAAGGACAATCAAGCAATCGAACAATTACATAGTTTGATTCAACCCGCAATGCAGAATGGCGCATCATTATTAGATGTTGCCGAGATCATTACTCTGGATAACTTAAGCATGATTAAATCTAAGCTTAGAGATATCGAGAATAATAGAATGCAACAGCAACAGGCTTTACAAGAGCAAGAAGCACAACAGCAACAGCAACTTGTTCAGATGCAGAATGAAGTTAAAGAACAAGAACTTATGCTTAAAGAGGCTGAAATGGATCTTGAAAAATATAAAATTGATCAAGATAATGCTACTAAGATTACTGTTGCTCAATTGAATGCTTATCGTGGTTCTGAGAATATGGATCAGGATATGTCAGGTATACCTGATCCTATTGAAATAGGTAAACAAGAAATCGAAAGACAAAAAGCTGTATCTGATGCAATGACTAAACAAATGGATATTGCAAATAAGATGCGAGCTGAAGATAATAAGAAAGCAATAGAGCAACGCAAGATAGAAGCACAGAAAGAAGCTGAAAAACTTAAAGCTACTATTGAACGTGAAAGAATAGCTTTAGAAAAACGTAAATTAGAAGAAGCTAAGAAGTTGCAGATTCTTAAAGATAAAGCTGCAATGGAACGTGAAAAATTAAAAGCCAAGACAGCCCTTAAAAACAAAGTGGCAGGAGAGGCTAAATCTAAAACTAAAAAATAGGAGGAATTAATTATGGCATGTGGAAGTAAGAAAGGCGGAAGCAAGAAAGGTGGTAAAACTGGTAAAACAGGTAAGTAATATGAAAAAGCTGTTAAATAAAATTAAAAACGCAGCATTGTATACTTGGCAATTACCCCAGAATTTACTGGGGTTAGCCTTGTATCATTGCTATAAAGGTTATGAAGTCTGTACTAAAGAAACTTGTGGTGAGTGTATTAAATGTAAGCTATCTAGTAATATGCGGAGTGGCATCACTCTTGGGAATTATATTATTGTTAATAATATTAAGCATTTGCGTCACGAATTGGGCCATACTAGACAATCGAAAATCTTAGGTCCCTTGTATTTATTAGTAATAGGTTTACCTAGTTTAATACATGCAGGATTACATTCTAAAGTATGTAAAGATAAAAACTATTATCATTTCTATACTGAACATTGGTTATTTCCTGAAGAAAATAAATAATTATGAAATGGTCAGATCTAACATTAAAAGAGCGTAAACAAATATATGATGCGGTTAGAGCTGAGAATCCTAATGCTAGCTATTTTGATATTAAATCACAATTCGATTCAATTCCTGGATACGAAGACGGTGGTAAAAAGATAGTACCACCCAAAGAGTTAGGTCTTACTCCAGGTACTCCAGAGTATTATAAGAGACAGCAACAAATATCTGGTAAAGCAGAATTAGTTCAACCTGAAGCATATATAACTCCTGCAGGTTATATAAAAGATGCGATTACTACTGCAGAAGAATTAGAAAAAGGTAATTATGGTAATGCCGCGGTAAGTACATTAATGAATGCCATTCCTTGGGGTGTTGGTAAGGGTTTAAGAAAAATAAAATCTAGAGTAAGTAACACATTAAACACTCCTATTGAAATACATAGTAGTATGGTTGATGAATATCCTTCTATTTTGGCAGAAAAGGCTCGTAGTAAAACATCAAAGAACAAGAAAAAAGTCAAAGAGGAAAGTGATTATAATTCTGAATTTTCTGAAGTAATAAGACGAGATAGAAATATCAAGAAATATGAAAAAGAAATTAATAAGACTATAGAAGATGCAGTACTACCAGATAAGAAAACTTATGAGTTAGTAAAAGGAATTGATACTGCGTATGGTACAGATTATCTTGATGCATACAAAAGAATAGCTGCAAGAGATATGACAAATCGTGGTAAATATATTAAATATGCAGAATTGCCAGGTAATAAAAATGCAAAAATAAGTAGAGTACGAGATGTACAAGACTATGGACCTGTAGTTGATGATTATGTTATTACTATAGATCCATTACAATATTTACCAGGAACAGCAAATCATGAATTAGGGCATTTAGCTGATCAATTGGCATCAGATGCAAACAATCGTTATTTAACATATTTACTAGATGAAGGTAATATTATGGGTCCAGGAGAATTACGTAATAAAGGAATTAATATTAATCCAAACATGCAAGCGTATTTATTAGATCCTAGTGAATCAAAATCCCATATGTTGCATTTGAAAAGAGCTTTAGTAAATGAAGGTAAGATACATGACTGGAGTTCAAAGGTTAATCAAAATACTATTGAAGATTTCTTATTTGATCCTAGAAATACAGGTGTTGTTAATAATGCTAATAAATTGCAATACAACATGTATAGAAACAAATCTAGATTTGTAGATAGGATAAATAATTTAACTCCAATGGAATTTATTACTCCATTACTATTACCTGTTGCCGGATATGAAACAAATAAAGAATAATCAATATGGAAGAAATTTATCCCTTGTATCCAATACCAACTTATAAAGATGGTGGGATACATATAAAGAAGAAAAACAAAGGTAAGTTTAACGCTCTTAAGAAAAGAACAGGTAAGAGTACTGAAGAATTAACTCATAGTAAAAATCCTTTAACACGTAAAAGAGCTATATTTGCGCAAAACGCTGCTAAATGGAATAAAGGTAAAAAGAAAAAATAATCTAATTAATTACAATTATGGATAACAATAGTAATGATACACTATTTGGATTTGAAGCAATATCTAATATGTTTGTAGAAGATCATTCTAACACGACTACAATTACTCCTACTCCGGACGATCCCGATGCGATGACTGATGAGGAGTTAGAAGAATTGAAAAGACAATCAGCAAAAGCTAGACCAGCCACTCCAGGTGCCAAGAACAAGAAGCAGGAACCTGAAGAAGATGAGGTTGATGATGATGACGATGTAAATGATATTGATGATAACATCGACGATGACGATAAAACAAAGAATAAGAAAACTAAGAAAGTAGAAGAAGATGATGATGTCAATAATATCGATGATAACGATGATGATGTAGATGAAGAAGAATCTTCTAAAGTTACAGCATTATTCGATGCTATTGCTGAAGAATTAGAATGGGAATTTGATGACGATGAAGAAGAAGAGAAACCAAAGACTGTAGAAGAATTGGTTAACTATTTTAAAGAAGTTATCAAAGAACAATCAGTTCCTCAGTATGCTAATGAAGACGTAGCTAAACTGGATGAATTTGTACGCAATGGCGGCGATCTTAATGATTATTTTACTCTTACTCCAGAGATCGATTATGAAAACTTTGATACTACAATTGAAAGTAATCAGAAGCAAATTGTTAAGATGCTATTAGCTGAAAAAGGTTTTAACGAAAAGCAGATTGCTCGTAAAATCGAAAAATATGAAGACGCTGGTATCTTGGAAGACGAAGCTGAAGATGCTCTGGAAGCAATGAAGGAGATAGAAGAGACTAAAAAGGAACAGCTATTAGAAGATCAGAGAAAGCAACATGAGCAAATGGTAGCTCGTCAACAAAAGTTTATGGACGACGTTGTCGGTGAAATAAACGCTATGAAAGACATTCGTGGAATTAAAGTTCCCGAGAAAGATAAGAAAGCTTTACTTGCATATATATTCAAAGCAGATGCTAATGGTAAAACTCAATATCAAAAAGATTATTCAAAAAGCGTAAAAAATTTAATAGAGTCTGCCTATTTTACAATGAAAGGCGACACTTTACTTGATACTGCTAAGAAAATGGGTACTAGCTCAGCTATTAAAAATCTGAAACAGAGTCTCAGATCTACGGGTGTTAGTAAAGGTACAAGAAGAATCAATACCAACTCCTCTAACTCTATATTTAGTCGCGCAGTACAACTACTTTAATTAAATAAATTTTATTAATATTTATGGATAACGGAATTTTAAATAATTTACAGATCGGTAGAGGTAAATGGTTTTCAGATCTTGTAGATGAAAACATGATTTCAAATGCAATGTTAACTAGACCGTATGAAGTAACACGTGTTATTTCTTATGTATTTGGTTCTAAAGATGATGGTTATAGCACGTCTTTGGATGCTATTACTGGTGGTCTTGGTAATGTAATGTCAATTGATCAGAGAGATTACGAATGGAACGTAATGATCGATACCGATAGAGCTGTAACTATTCGTTCTGCAAAGTGGAATGGACAAGAAATTACTGCCGCTAATGCAGATACAGTTATGGCAGGTTTGGGTAACACTCCCATTATGTTGTCATTAGAAGATAAATGGTTCGGTTATTTAGCATAGCACCGCTAAGAGGCCGCTTTATACGGTAACGTATATCGAATAATCCAGAGAATTGCTGGAAACTCCTAAAGATTTTTAAACCATAGAGTTAAAGATAAAAATATGAACAATGGACAATCAGCAGCCGAGCAAGGCTACGAAATGAAAGATATCCCTGGGTGGGAAAATTTATATGCATGTACTACAGATGGAAAAATATGGTCACATCGAAGTAAAAAGTTTTTAAAACCTACTAAAAATCCAAGAGGTTATTTACATGTTACTTTTACTAAAGATAATAAAAGATATGATTATAGAGTACACAGATTAGTTGCAATGACTTTTATTGATAATCCTAATAACAAAGAACAAGTTAATCATATAGATGGAGATAAATTAAACAACTATCTTAATAACTTGGAATGGGTTACTGCAGAAGAAAACATAGAACATGCAAAAACACACAATTTGTTTAAAGTGACTTGTAATACTCCACCCATAAGAACAAAAGAAGGTCCACAAATAGCATACGTTTTTACAAACATTTATAATAATGAACAATTTATTATTTTTGGTTTTCGTAAACTACGTAAGCAATTTAGAATAAGTGGATATACTTACGGATTAATTCAAAAATACGCAAACACAGGAGCTTATATAAAAGCTGGTTTATTAAAAGGTTTGCGTGTTGATAAAGTAGACTTGAAGGTTCATCGACTAACCCCTAACCAGGGTGTAGGGTTAAGTAACCCGAAGTACTGGAAATCCTTTTTAAATAAGGATTGTGATATAGTCAATTCTACATCGAAAGATGTAGCTGCTAGTAAAACTAGCGATGCGGAATTAACGACTCCGTGTGAATAAAAAGCCTGGTGCTATCTTGGAATTCGATGACAGAAACTATCAGGTACGTGTATCTGGTGCACCTTATCAGGATGGTAACGAATGGGTTTACACTTGTTTCATTGCTGATGGACAATCTAGTTCTTATATTCCTGGTGAATATTTAGTATCTGGTCATCAGGTATCTCGTTTGGCTTCTGCTTATGAAGAATACAGCGAAGAAGGCGATATCCTGAACTATAATACTCATTTCAAGATGAGAAACTTCTTGTTTACTACTCGTCTGGATTATGATATTACAGGTACAGCTTATTCTACAGTACTGTGGATCGCTTTAAAAGATCCTAAAACAGGTAAGACTTCTTACTTGTGGTCTGATTATCAGGAATGGAAAGCTATGAGAGAATGGTCTAAGAGATGTGAACGTATGTTAGTTTACTCCAAGAGTAACGTAAACAAAGATGGCTCTACTTCTTTACTGGGTACTAATGGTCGTCCGGTATATATTCCTGCAGGTTTGTTGCAGCAGATTGCTCCGTCTAATAGACGTTATTATACTGAATTGACAGCTGAACTGTTGGAAGATTTCTTGTTTGACCTGTCTTATAATATTTTAGGTACTAATGAACGTAAGTTTGTTGCTCTGACTGGTGAAATGGGTATGAGAGAATTCGATAGAGTTTTGAAACAGAAAGCGGTTACTATGAATTTAATTGATACTAAATTTGTAACTGGTTCAGGTCAGTCTTTAGTATTAGGTGGTCAGTTTGTTACTTACAAAATGACTAATGGTATCGAATTGACATTGAAACACTTCCCGCTATATGATGATACAACTTACAATCGTTTGTTGCATCCAGTTTCTGGTAAACCGCTGGAATCTTATAGAATGACATTTTTGGATCTGGGTCGTAGAGACGGTAAATCTAACATCGTTAAGGTAGTTAGAAAAGATCGTGAAATGGTAATCTGGAATACTTCAGGTTCTGTTGCTCCTGGTGCAGGTTATGGTAAGAATGCAAGCACAGTTAGATCAAACGCAAAGGATGGCTATAGCGTGCATTTATTAGGTGAGATGGGCATTTGCTTGTTCGATCCCCGTGCATGTGGGGAGCTCATCATGGATGTTGAGGCATAAAACTCATTTTCCTGTACATGTTTTAGAAAATTAAAAATATTAATAAGAGGGGGCATTAGCCCCCGATTATTATTTAAACAATAAAATTATGGAAGTAGTATTAAAATTCGCCCGAGTAAATCCGTGGGCTGGAATAGCTAAATATAAAAATTGTTACGATTATATTGGTACATATTGGACAAGAGCTGGTAACATTCATACAGGTTTAAGTGAAGAAGATGCTCGTAGACTTGAAAAAGTTATGGGTTATGAAGAAGGTCATTTAGCACCTACTAGTTCTTTTTGGAAAACTTATAGTGTAAGATTAGGAGCTAAAGATGTTTTCTTGCATACTGAAAAACCTGAAGATGAATTAGCGTATCTGTTTTTAAAAAATCATAAAAGAGTTGCAACTGGTTTAAGCAATATCAGACCTCAACATGATTATGTGTTAGTTAACACCGATGCGGAAGCAGAAGCCGCTAACAAACTTAACAAAATTAAACGTGAAGCATTTGCAGAATTTAATAAGATGTCTCTCGAAGAGATGCGTAAATGTTTACGTATTTATGGTCATAAGTCAGACAACATTAGCAATGAATTAGTAGAAAGCAAGTTGTTTGAATTGATTGAAAAAGATCCTCGTAAATTCTTCCTACTGTGGATTGATAACAAAAATAAAGATACTCAATACATTTTAGAGACTGCAATTAGTAAGAATGTAATTCGTAAGTCAAAAAATGTATACTATTATGGTACTGACGTGATTGGTAGAAGCCAAGACGATGCTATTAGTTTCTTAAATGAAAAGGCTAATCAAGATATCAAAATGGCAATCATGCAAGAAATTGAATCTAAATAATTATGAATATTAGTGAATTACATATAGCATTTAAAATAGAAGCTGACAAGAATGCCGTTAATATTGGTATGTCTGGTTGTCCTTCTTTTTTACCTGAGGAAATAGATTATTGGTTATATGCTGCATACCTCAGTAAAATAGCTACCAAGTTTACGGGCAATAATACTATTAGAACTCCTTTTGAAGAAAATAGTAAACGTGTATCAGACCTTGAAGGTTTAGTAAAAACGGATAAAGGTTTAACACTATTGAGTGAAACAACTAGTAATAGATTAATGCTCAATGACTTTAAATCTACTATTACTTATGGTAGTCAAACTCAAGATAAACGTATGTATTTTATTCAAGGTACATTACACTTTGGTAGTAAATTAGCTAATGTAAAACTAATAAGTCATGAAAACGCAATGAGGTTCTTAGAGACATATAATAACAAACCTTGGATAGAAGAACCTGTTGCTATACTAGAAGATAATAAGTTGATAGTGTTCGTGGATAGGGATCTTATGACAGGTCCCTATACTATCGACTTAACTTATCTAGCATATCCTAAGAGATTAAATAATCAGGATATTACTTCGGGCATGGATGAAATACCAGAGTATATGCAATATGAAGTGGTTAAGTTAGCTGCTGATATGGCATTAGAAAATATAGAATCACCAAGAGTTCAATCACACCCACAGTATGTGGCACAATTAGCAGAATAATATGAGTAGCAAGGAAATGCAAATGGAGTTTGAACGTAGACTCCAACTTATTAGTCCAGATCTCACTATAGAAAATAAACCAAATTCAGATTTGATTTTTTCTATACTTAATGAAGCACAGGATCGCTATGTAATGATGAACTATGTAGGTGATGATCAAATGGAAGTTGAAACCAATACTCAAACTAGAAATACAGATTCTATTAAAAGTTTATTGGTTGAAAGAGAACTCACACAAAGCGGTTCTACATCAAACGGTATAGCTAGATATAGACTACCCTATTCTACTACTGATGAATATTTCTTATACGTACACTCCGTAAGTAAAGTAAAAGGTACTTATAAGCAGTATACTACTGAAACTAAAGTAGATAATCAATTAGTAAAATATAGGGATCTACCAAAGTTTATGAAGACTGCTTATAATACACCAATTGTAAGACAACCAGCAGTAGCTTTAATATCTGATCCAACTACTAAATATATGTACATGGAAGCAGTAGTAGACGCCTATACTACTTTAAGCGGTGTTATTCTTACTTACTATAGAAAACCATTAAGATTTAATACTACAACTGGTGCTTCAAAATGTGAATTACCTGAATCTGTTCATAGTGAAATAGTTGACCTTGCTGTTAATATGTTTATCACAGAAGGTAAATACAGATTACAAACTAAACCATCTAACCAAAGTAATAGAGAATAATTATGAAGTTCATTGAATTACAAACTGCATTTGAAACCGAAATAGGTTTGCTTGATAATAATATTGAGAAACCAGTTACAGCAGATATTGAATATTGGTTAATGGCTGGTTTAGATAAGTTTATTAAAACTAGATACTCAGGTATCAATTACAAGCGTACAGCATTTGAACAGGATCAGAAAAGAATTGATGATCTTCGTACACTTGTAACCAATAAGACATATCAGTTTACAACATTCCCAGAAGAACAAGTAGTTACATTACCAACAGATTATATGTTTACTTTAGGTGAAACAGCAGTAATATATAGTAATAATAATTGTTGGCCCAAGGGACCTAATGGTCAACCTAGGACTAAACATACAGATGTGTTAGAAGCTACTATTGAGAATTTTGATAGACAGAGACAAAACACATTATCAGAGTATAGATTGCATGGTACTTCAGCAAGACCTTTGAGATTATTTCAAGGTAATGAAATCCATTTATATACCGATGGTAATTACAATATAAAGAATTATATCCTCACATACTTGAGGACTCCTAAAAGGATTAGTCTTACTACGGCTCCTTTTGATGAATATACGGATATGCCAGTATCTACTCATCAGGAAATCGTAAAAATAGCGGCTGAATTATACTTAGAAAATAAGGCTAATCCAAGATATCAATCGTATATGAACGAAGTTTCAACAATGGAGTAAGTATACGTTTTTTAAATTCTTAGTTTAACCTAACGCGGAAACTTGAAACACAGGAGTAGAAGGGTTAAATACAGTTAAACTAGGATATCCGTTTAACTAAAAATAAATTAATATTATGCTACAGAAAGTAAATACTGTACTGATTGCTAAAACAGCTCCTGCTTCTTTTTCTACAGCAGATGCTTTGGCAGATGGTGCAATTGCTTTGTTTGATGAAAACAAGAAAATTTTAACATCTACTGCATTAGCTGCAGCAGCTAAATCTATTTATGTAGGTGTTTGTGAAGGTAAAGAAGATGTATACGATCAGAAAGGTGCTAAGAGCACTAAATCTGTAATTAGATTTTCTATGCCTATTCAAAAAGGTTCTAATCCTACTTTGGTAGTAACTCCTTTCGTTGCTAAAGCTGAAGATAAGATTGTTATTACTGCTACTAATGTAGCTCCGGAAGTTGGTCATCGTTATGTTTTACGTTTAGTTTATAACGACATTTACGAAGCTCCGGGTCAGTTTACTCATACGTATGAAGTAATCGCTAAGACTACAGCTCCGAAAGATCTGATTGATGCTTTTGTAAAGAAAATTAATAAACATAAAGAAGCTAGAGTTATTGCTAGTGCTAGTGCAGCCGTATTGACTTTGACAGCCAAAGAAATTCCGTATAACGAAGGTATTACTTTGGATCACGGTTATACTCAGGTGTCTGTAGAAGCTTTTATGTGGACAACGATTCCTTCTGGTTTATTGAGCAACGCAATGTATCCGATTTCTAATCTGACAATTGCTAAGACTCAAGGTACTCCAGGTAAGGGTAACGCTTACATTGTAAGAGATCGTGAAGATGCAGCAATGGGTTACAGAGGTATTACTCATAGAGCTAATGGTATCTATCCTTATATTGCTCCGGAATTTAGATCTGATTTGAGTGCAGAATATGATACTATTACAATGGAATGGGATAATAAATATCTGTCTGATGATAATCAATATATTAAAACAACTCCGCTGGCAGTTGAAATGTACATTGTAAAAGATCAGATCAAAACAAATAAATTATTTGTGAATATGATTAAATCTTTCATTTCTGGTGCAGAAGTATCTGAATAAGGATTTAATTAATTTTTAACCATGAAAGGGATTGGGGAAGTTATCCCTAATCCCTTTTCTTTTTATATACGATTGATATGAATGACATAAACGATAGCTTGTATTATGCAGAAGTAAAATTACTTACAAAGTACTGTCATAACTGCTTAGATAACAAGATGAAAGATAAAATCATGATGTTCTTATTCAAGAAAACTTTATATGAAAATGCTATAGCATTAGACTTTACAGAAGATGCAGATAGATATTATAAAGAAATGCTTAACTTGCTTGATATGAGAACATGCAATTGTACTATTAATGACTGTAAAAATTGTAAAGATGGATATTGTGAATTATGTAAATAAGGTTGGGGAATTAGTTAATCAGTCTACTAAGTACAATGCAAAACTGGATAGAGTTTCTATTACCAATTTAGTATTATTGTTGCATTTAGACAAATTATCTAGTTGGGCTAGTACTAAAGTAGATGATGAAGATTTTCCCATTACTCAGGAAGATGTAGATAAAATTATAGAATGTATGCATTGTTTAAAAAAACAAATTAATTTCTATCCAGAAAAAGATATCGATGATGATTGTATATTAACAGAAGTAGAAGAACATATAATCCAAGAGTAATATGAATAAAAAGATATCACAATTTGAGGTTACCACATCTTTTGAAGATAATGATATTCTAACTCTTATACAAGATAAAACTAATAAGATAATTCATAAAGATGATTTTGAAACTAGTTTATCTGGTACGTTTGCAACTAATGAAAGAGTAGATGGTATTGAAGAAGATGTAGCTAATCTTGATATTAAAGTAGACAACAATTATACAGATCTATCCAACAAGATAGTAGAAGGAGATACTAATGTTACTAATAATCTAAGTAGTAATATTAATAGTTACTATGATGTACTAAACAATAAGATCATTACTCTTGAAGATAAACACGATAAAGATTTAACTGAAGTTAATGATACAGTACAGGGTTGGATAGATACTATTGATGATAAGTCTACAAAGGAACAATTACAAAACCTATTAAATAGGTTAATTGAAGATGAAAACATCATTACAGCATTAGCAGATTTAATTGCAAATGGTGGTGGTAGTGGTGAAGCACCCGGTTTTCATACACAACCTACTAGTACCATATTTCCGTTATCCGGGTATTATTATAATGGAGATACTAGCGATTTAACTACTACAGATACGTTAAATCAAGCTTTATCAAAACTGGAAGGTAAAATTAGATCTGTAGAAGGTAGCATAGGTGGTGATACAAAATATATGATCACTAGTACCGACAATACTCAACCTACAGATGGTAATTTATATTCAGCCAGGAGATCTGATTTAAACTATATATCTAAAAAGGTTGACGATACAGCAAATGGCTATATCAAGTTTTTAAAAGGAATACAAGGAGGTCAAACATTTAGAGAAGGTTTTCTAGGTGAAGGTGCTTCTTTATATCCGATTAATGGCAGATGGAAGTTTGAAGTAGATGATTTGTTTGTTAGAGGTAGAATGACTGTTAATGAACTTCTAGTAAATGAAATAAAAGCTACTGGTGGAGATATATTAGTTTCAGTTGCTGATCTTGAAATACTAGATGTTACTACTACTCCAGATAATGATTACAAATGTACATTTGATACTCAAGATGGTACTGTAAGAAATCCTTTTGTTGAAGGAGACCAGGCTATATGTCAAATCTTTGATGGTAAAAATGTTAAAAGATATTGGCGCATGGTATCCGAAGTAGGTACTGATTATGTGGTTTTATCTGATTCTGTATGTGAACCTGGTAGTTCTGTTCCTGAACCTAAAGATAAAATTATTCAGTTAGGTAATAGATATCCTGGCAATGAAGATCGTAGATCAGCTATTATGATATCTGCTAGAGGTGCAGAAGGACCTAGTATTACTTTATATGATAATATTGATGATTTTAATTTAGTAGGTAAAGATCGTACAGTTATAGGTAAAAATAGTAGATTCGTTGGTACTTTATCTCAAGTATCTAGTAATGGAGATATTATAAGAGTACCTATCGATAGAGGACAATTTATAGCTGGCACTACATATTATTATTATGATAGAGTATCATATAATGGTTCACTGTGGTTATGTATGGCTACTCAAACCACTAGTATCCCTAGTAAAGAAAATGATGAGTGGTTATTGCAAGTAGAAAAGGGTGAGCAAGGTGCTGCTGGTGCAGATAAAGCCAAATGGGTAGAAATTACTGGAGAAAGATTATTCATGTACGATAATCCTAACTTTGAAGGTACTCCTACACCATCTGTTATTACACTATATTGCAATACTTATAATATAGAAAATCCTGTATTTACTTGGGTAAATAGAAACACAAATGAAACAATAGGTACTTCTCAAGCATTAGATGTACGTCCTGATATGTTTGGGGATCTTAGAAATTTTGTAGTACGTTGTACTGTAGTTAATGGTAAAGAAAGTTTTTATGATGAAACTCAGGTAGCTAAGCTTGGAGATGGTGCAACTGGAGAAGATGCGTTCTATATTGACCTGAGTAATGGTAATATGACGGTACCTTACGATTCATCTGGCAATAATCCACAAATTACTATTACTGATGTATATACTTATGTGTATGCATATCAGGGTATGAGCCAATTATATATTGATAGTATAACAGCAGAAACTATTGAAGGTGTAGCTACTGTTACTGTAGATGGTGACAAAGTGACATTAAATACTTTAGGGTCTCCTTCCGCTAGAATACGATTAACAGTTAACATTGGTTCTATGTCCTTTACTAAGGATTTATGGATTAATAAAGTGCAAAATGGTGAGAATGGGTTTGATGGAATCGATGCTTGCTATGTATTAATATCCGGAGAACAAGTGTTTAAGTACGATAAAGAAGGTTTAGTTAGCCCATCACAAATAACTTTATATGCTAGTTCGTATGGGATTGAATCTCCTACTTATTCTTGGTATTGGAAAATCGTAGGTACGGATAACTGGAATCTTCTTGAAAACGAGATTACAGAAACTTTAGTAGTATCACCAAACGGTTCATACTTTAATAATTCTGTTAACGAAGTAACTTTTAAAGTAGAATGTACTTCTGCTTTAGGAGGAGCTGTATATCAGGATATGTTAACAATTAATAAATTGTATGATGGAAAAGATGGGGAAAGCCCATATAGAGGTGTATTAACTAATGAAGCTCATACAGTAGCTGCTAATTGGTTAGGAGAAGTAGAATCATCAGAATTAGCAAAAGCTTCTACTAATTATTATTTATATCAAGGTACTAGAAAATTAGAAAATAGTGAATATACTATAACTTATACTAATTTAGATAACAATGCTCAAAATCAATTATCTATTGATACAAATAATAATAAACTTACCGTAGCTAGATTAGGTAATAGTTTTGATAGTACAGTGTTTAAAGTAGAATTTCATGTACCTGCTTCTTCAGCTTCTCCAGTAGTAGATGTATGTGATTTTACTATTACAAAAGCCAAAGGTGGAGTTCCTGGTGATTTTGAAGTATCTATTTATTGTAGATCTAACGAGTCTCAACCAAATCGACCTTCTATGACATCTAGACCTACTTCTGGTGGTACCTATAGTAATGGTAACTATTGGTATGTAGATGCTCCTTCTGCAAGTGGTTATGCTATATGGAAAAGTACTGCTTTATTTGATGGAGAAACTGGTTTACTTAAGTCTGGAGAACAGTGGACATTACCTACAAAAATATCAGGTAAAGATGGACAAGATGGGCAGACTGGTCCACAAGGTCCTGCTGGACCACAAGGATCTCCTGGAGGTCAAGGCCCTGCTGGAGACCCAGGTCCTGCGTTAAATTTTAGAGGAGAATATAATAATAATGCTACTTATTATAAAACAGCAGAATTGGTAGATGTCGTAAAAAGAGATGGAGTATATTATATGGCAAATAAAGCTACAATTACACCGGGTTGGTCTAGTTCTGAATGGAAATCATTAAATTCATTTGAGAATATTGCAACCGGTTTGTTATTTGCTGAAGAAGCTACAATTGGTGGATGGCGTTTTAGTCCTGCTTCTAGTAGTTATTTCAGATCAACAAATGATGTAGTGTGTTTCTATCCATCTACAGATGGTATGACTCCATTTTTAGCAGCAGGTACTGGTTCAAATAAAGGTGCCATTTCTTCTAGTGGCACTAAAATCACAAACTCAAAAGCTCCTTTAAAATTATGGGCAGATGGTATCATTACAGTAGGAGATGGTTCTAGCAGTTCTAGAGCAGGATTAACTGGGGTGGGAACTTCTTCAGACTCTGTAAGAATCTGGGCAGGTACAAATCATGGTGATAGGACATCTGCTCCTTTTAGAGTACTTGATAACGGTAGTATGGTGGCAACAAATGGTACATTTACTGGAAATGTTACTTGTACTTCTTTAATTGCTCAAAATATTGATTCTAGTAATTTCTCAATACCCGGATTGAAGTGTGCAGGTAGATGTAACTGGACTGGGTCTAGCGCATCGTTTGGATATTTATTTACTACTAAGGAACTTAGAATGTCTCCTTCTAGGGTTGCTACAGGTAGATTTAGATTTACATTATCAGGTGCACATAGTACTGATTATGTTGTATTGTGTTCTATTGATAATCCAAATACAAATATAGCTAGTGGCTTTAGAGGTTCATATCAACTTGGTCCTAGATATTCTGATCATTTTGATATCCATTGGTTTGATACTGATGGTAATGCTCATGATTTAACTTATTTTAATGTTGCATTTTTTTCGTATTAGAATATGGAACTATATTATATTACAAAGAACGGAGTAGGTTCAATAGATGCTGATTTTTTTAAAACTTATTTAAGTGATAAAGAAGTAAAATCATTAGAAGAACTTACAGAAGATGATCGTTATTTATTTTTAAACGACGATCAAAGAGATTTTTATATCAAATACATGGATGAAGTAGTGGATGATCCAATGGCTGTATACTATATGAAAACGCCAGTGAAATCTTCTCAAAATGAAAGAATACGCAAAATACGAGAAAACACTTATATTAGTAAAAGCGATCCACTATATATGGCATACATAAAATATAAAGAATTTGGAGAAAATGAGGCAGCAGCTAAAGCTTATAATGAATGGAAACAAGCTGTGTTAGAAATAGAAGAAGCTAACCCATATATTACAGAATAACATGATAAAGAATAATGTATATTATGAATTCTTTGCAAGCTATATGGTACCCAATTCTAATGAAGTTGGGTACTGGATAGACTTGGGAGCAAATTCAAAAGGAAAAGTAATTAAAGTATATAATCCTGATATTAAGTCTTGGGTTAAACTAACAGATGCTACTAGTGAAGATGCTGTTGCTCCTTTCATTGGTTCTAATGGTAACTGGTGGATAGATAATCGTGATACAGGTATCCCTGCTTCTGGTAAAAGTCCAATTATTGGAGAGAATGGTAATTGGTGGATATTTGATTCTGCATTAAACGAATATGCTGACACTGGTGCTACTGCATATGGTAAGACTGCATATGAATATGCTGTAGATCATGGATATACAGGTACTGAAGAAGACTTTGGCAGAATGCTTAATGAAGTACCTAATGCGGTTAAAGATGCCAAACAAGCCGTAAAAGACTCAAAAGAAGTACTTCAGAATCCACCAAAGATTGTAGATGGTAATTGGTATATCTATGATTATGCAAAAGATACTTATCAAGATAGTGGTATTAATGCAGTTGGTGATGCATTTACTATTGTAAAAACGTATTCTTCAGTTCAAGCTATGGAAGATGATTACAATAACCCTGAAGTAAAAACAGGACAATTTGTAATGATTGATACTGGTGATGTTGAAAATGAAGAGGATTCTCGATTGTATTTGAAAGGTAATACTGAATGGAAATTCATATCAGACTTATCTGGTGCACAAGGTATTCAAGGTTTATCAGCATATCAAGTAGCAGTACAACATGGCTTTGAAGGTACAGAAGACGAATGGTTAATCTCTTTAAAAGGTGAGAAAGGTGAAACTGGACCTAAAGGAGATAAAGGTGATACTGGAGAAAAAGGGGCCACTGGTGAAAGAGGACCTCAGGGTTTACAGGGAGAAAGAGGTTTACAAGGTGTACAAGGTGAAAAGGGTGAGCAAGGTATACAAGGACCTGTTGGACCTAAAGGCGAGCAAGGAGAGCAAGGTATACAGGGAATTCAAGGGCCACAAGGAGAACCTGGTCCACAAGGACCTAAGGGGGATACTGGTTCAGGATTAAATATTAAAGGAGAATTAGATTCTGAATCACAATTACCACAAGAAGGTGTATCTGGTGATGCTTGGTTAATTGCTGGTAATCTATACGTGTTTGTGGGTGAAAACGGTAATGTTGAATCTAATCCTAAATGGAGTAACGTAGGTAGTATTCAAGGACCAGCAGGACCACAGGGACCTGTAGGACCTAAGGGGGAACAGGGAGAACCTGGTCCTAAAGGTGAACCGGGAGCTGATGGAGCACCTGGAATACAAGGTCCAAAAGGTGATCCTGGTCAAAAAGGAGAGAAAGGAGACCCGGGTAGTGATGCTTCTGTAACTAAACAGAATGTAGAAGCTGTACTTACTGGGGATATTACTAGTCACAATCACGACAGTAGATATATATCTAAAAGCAATACTAGTACATATACACCTACTGCAGATTATCATCCTGCCACTAAGAAGTATGTAGATGATACTGTAGCAGCAGTAGATGTTACTGAACAAATCTCTGGTAAAGCTGACAAAACTTATGTAGACAGTAAGTTAGATACCAAAGTAGATAAGGAGGAAGGAAAAGGACTAAGCACTAATGATTATAGCGATAATGACAGACAAAAGGTAAGTAACATTGTAGACTATGTGACCACAATGCGCTCTACCACGAGTATGAATACAATGGGCCTTTCTTTGGATAAGAAAAACGTCATAACTGGTTCAATTTATACTACTGGGTCTGTTACGTTCAATTCGGCTAGTTCTAAATCTGCAGGCGTATTAACGGCTAGCTATTTTGAGAAGCTTGACGCATTACCTTCTGCAGATGAGCTAGATCAGAAGATTAACACTGCTATAGGTTCAGTATATAAGGTAAAAGGTTCTGTAGCTAATTATGAAGCCTTACCTAAACAAAATGTAAATATCGGTGATGTTTATAATCTTGAAGATACTGGAGCTAATTATGTAGCCACATCTACTACTCCAGATTGGGATAAGTTAAGTGAAACAGTAGATCTTAATGGGTATTTAACTAAGACTGATGCAGCTAGTACGTATCAACCAAAAGGCAATTATCTTACTTCAGTACCTGAAGAATATGTAACTGAAACCGAATTAAATGCAAAGGGTTATGCTACTACTACTCAGGTTAATACAAAATTAGATTCTTCTGCATATACTGCTACAGATGTATTATCTAAAGTAAAGACAGTAGATGGGGTTGGTAGTGGTTTAGATGCTGATTTACTTGATGGTAAACAAGGCAACGAGTATGCTTTAAAAACAGATATATCTGATGAAGTATATATAAGCGAAGGTACACAACCTGATGGCGAACAAGAAATATGGGTTGACTTATCAGACAATACTTTTGATGAATTAGTAGTTACAGAAGCACCTAAAGATGGTAAACAGTATGCTAGACAGAATGGAACATGGGTAGAAGTAGAAGCAGCACCTAAAGATGAAACTGTTAAAATAACTGTTGCAAGTAATCAGTTATCAGATTCTAACATTAATGGTGTTACTATTACTATAGCTTATGGTGAAACTTCTAAAGTACTTACATGGGAAGGAACTGAACTTACTGCCACAATTCCAGTAAATACTACATATACTATTACTTGTAGTGATGTAACTGATTATGCTAAACCACAATCTCAAACATTTATTGCAGAAGCAGGTAATATTAGGATTATAACATTAACTTATAATACCACAATTGTAACAATTAATGTTACTAGCAATCATCCTGAATTACTTTCTAATAAGGTTGATGTAAAGTTATCAGGTTATGTAACTAAAACACTTTCTGGTAATCGTACCTATACTGTAAAAATTCCAACTGGTGCTCAATATACTATTGAGGGTACTGAAGTATCTATTTTTAGTTCTCCTAATTTTAGGAAATGGGTCACACCAGATTCTATAACTTCTACAGCAAATGGAGTAGCTGAAGAAAAAACATTAATGTATCGAGGAGCTAAATTGAAAATAAAATTAGCAAAAGATATTAGCGGTTTAGCAGACGTATATGTGTATTCTAATACTGTACCAAAGGAAAGTTCCTATACTTTGGTTACAAGGGATACTGATGAAAATACATTTGTATTACCAACTACTGAAACTTGGACTATTGAACCTATATCCGTAGCAGGATACATCACCCCAGAGATTCAAACTATTCAAATAAGTAGTTTGGATGATGTGAAAGAGGTCACTCTTGATTGGGAACAGATCAATGAAGAAACACACGCTATGTGGGTCCAATTTGACGAAACCACAAGTACCACTACACTAGAAAGAGGTGGTAATTTAGATATCATTACTAACCTTACTAGTAAATTTAAAAGATGTTTAGCGTTACCTCAGGATGATGGTTCTGCTGCTATTGCCTATTTAAATTCTACGGATAGTAATAAATGGGAAGATGGTTCTACTGTTAACCGTACTGGTGCTTATCATTATGTATATTACATGGTTCATTTCCCTAAATATTATTATCGTACAGAACTAGTGAGTATAGGTAAATTCAAATTGTATATATCTGATAGAAAGCTTACCGATTCTTATAAAGAAGAAAGAGAATGTTTGATTGGTGTATTTGAAGCATATAATACTGACGGTAAATTAACCAGCAGACCCAATACGACTAGTACTGGAAATCAAACTATAGAAACCTTTTTCAATCAAGCACAAACCAATGGTTTAAATTGGGGATTGATTGATTATAGAGCCCATAAAACTATTGCTAATTTATTCTGTGCTAAATATGGTAATACGAATATAAGTACAGATAATAGTAGCATACCTTGTTCCGGTGGTACACGTTCTTGGAATAGTTCGACAGGTGCCACAGTGTCATTAGGTAACAGGGATGGAAAGTCTAGTAAAAGTAGTAATTTTTTAGGTCTTGAAGATTGTTATTATGGTAAATACGAATTCGTACAAGGAATTAATATTATTGGTAGACAATGGATAGTGTACGATGGAGGTCTTAAGGTAAATACTGACCTTTCCGGTTTAACATCTGCAGGATATACAAATGTAAGACAAATTGTTGCCTCTTCTAGCAGCAATACTGCTGCCTCTTCTGATGGTTGGATTGTTGGCATTGCTCACGGAGAATACGCTGATGTTGTGCCAAGCAACACTACAGGAGGATCAGATACTACATATTATGCAGACTACTACCATCATAATACAGGTAACAGAATTTTTGTGCGGTCGGGTTATTCGGACAATGAGTCTTATTGCGGGGTCTTCTGTTCGTATGCTTTTGATGATTCGTCGGCTTCGGCTTCGGATTTCGTTTCGCGGTTAGGTTTTTATGGTAAGATCGTAGTTAAAACAAAAGATGAATTTTTGGCGTTAGAGCCTGGGTTTAATGGATAAACCTATAATAAACTAGAGTATTAACAAAGGCGGGATCTAAAAGAATGGTTTGATTAGATGAAGATGTATTAAAAAGTAAGTCAGGTAATTCAGACAATGAGTCTAATTGCAGAGTCTTCTATTCGAATGCTAATAATGATTCATCGAATTCGAATTCGAATATCAGTTCACAGTGAAATTTTGGAAGTTTTTATTGTATAAATTAGATCAGCCTCACCCCTTGGTGAAAAATAACAGGTGCTTTGAAGGGACCCTAGTAGTATTGGATGAACGGGTCCTAACACCAAAATAGCTAATGAAACGCATTGGTAATATTTTCAATAGAATTATCGATTTTAACAATCTTGTTCTAGCAGATAAAAAAGCAAGACTTAATAAAAGCAAACGTTATGGTATTGCTAAATTTGATAAACATTCGCATGAGAATTTATTGAAACTACAAAGAATGTTTATCGAAGGTACGTATAAAACTTCTGAATATGATATCTATACTATTATTGCTGATAGAGGTCATAAAGAAAGAGAAATATATAGGTTACCTTATTTTCCAGACCGTATAGCTCATCACGCTATAATGAATGTTATAGAACCTTATTTAGTTAAGCGGTTTACTTCAGATACTTACAGTTGTATTAAAGGCAGAGGTATTCACTTAGCAGTAAAAAGATTGAAACACGCATTAAAAACAGATCCAAAGAATACTAAATATTGTTTGAAACTGGATGTAAAGAAATTCTTTCCTTCTGTGAATCAAAAGATTATGATGGATTTATTTAGTAGAGTATTCAAAGATAAGAGGTTTCTGAATTTAATATCTGAGATAATTTATTCTACAGATAAAGGATTACCTATTGGTAATTATATATCACAGTTTGCTGCTAATCTTTATTTAACATGGTTTGATAGATGGGTAAAGCAGAAATTAAAAATTAAACATTATTTCAGATATTGTGATGATATAGTTCTATTTTCTTCTAATAAGAAAGAGTTACATCAGGCATTGCAAAAGATAAAGGAGTATATGACTTCATATCTTGAATTAGAAGTAAAACATGATTGGCAGATATATCCGGTAGATGATAGAGGAGTTGATTTCTTAGGCTATGTTTTTAAACATAGTCATATGAAATTAAGAAAAGATATGAAAAAAAAGTTCTATAGGAAAACCAGATATGTTAATCTTAATAAGAAATTTAGATCCTTAGCTTCTTACTGGGGATGGTGTAAATATGGTAACTGTTTTAATTTATGGAAGAGATTTACAGGAACAAATAGTATAAAAGAACTTAAAATTTTATTATTAGGTTATGACAAGAATTGCACATAGTAATAGCATCCCTATTTCTGTTGAATACTTAGGTTTAAATGAATGGGCAGTAAGATGGGATGTTCAAATAGATAGTGATAAAGAGACTGAAGAGAATATTGTTCATTACAAATATAATGAACACGTATTTGATCATTATCCTTCTTATGATGAAATAAAGACAGTAGTCAATACAGGACAATTTGACAATGAACAAGTACAAGCTATTAACTTTATTAAAACTATAATTAACTCTTCAGTACTTACTGCGGACAAGGCTTTAGAAATGAAAACACTTTATCCTGTATGGGGAAAAGGAGATGCCTCTTATGGTACTTCTGTTACTAAGGGTTTTAGATTTAGAGTAGTAACAGATAATTCAGATATATTGTATGAAGTAATACAGGATCATACGTTACAAGAAAATTGGATTCCTGGAGTAGATACAGCATCTTTGTATAAAGTGGTTGATAAAGATCATGCTGGTACATTAGAAGATCCGATACCTTATACACCACCTATGGAATTGTTTAAGGATAAATATTATACACAAAATAGTAAAGTGTATTTATGTATTAGGAATAGTGAAATACCACTTTCACATGATTTATCAAGTTTAATAAATAACTATGTAACTTTAGTATAATATGGGTACAATAAAAGTAAAGAAAGATGGAGAGTGGGTAAAACTACCCAATTACGGTGTAGAAGAATTTCCTGATGCGCCTTCAGATGGTAAAACATATGGTAGGAAAAATAAACAATGGTCAGAGATTATAGCTAGCAATCAGTATCTTGACTTAACAACTTTATTTCCAAGTGAAAGTGGTACATTATCAGATGAAAACTATCAAAAGATAGTTGATGCAGTAAATAAAGGAATAACAACAGCAAGAATTGAAACGGATCCTGATGGATTTAGCCCGATAACAATTAGTAATTCTACTGAAACATATAGTATTATAACAAATATTTTAACAGTAGACTCCGGTGATCACTCTATAGGGTTAACGGTAACAACCGTAATTATTAACAAGAGTAACAAGACTTATACTTCGGTATCTAATCAACAAAGTTTACAAAACACTGGCTCCGGTACAAAATACCTCTCCGATAATGGTCAATACCTCACTCCCCCTACCGCCACCCCTACCACAGCGGGGTATATGTCGGCGGAGGACAAGAAGAGGGTGGATGATATAGTAAATTTCGGCACAGGGAGTAATACTGTCACCACTCTTGTGAATATACCGACAAGCAAGAGGTTGGTTAAGGCTACTCTATCCTCCGCTTCAAACCTATCGATAAATGAGTCTGCAAGGGCATTGAATGTAGGCGAAGAGATATATCTTGTTTGTAATCCTACCGCTTCTTTTACGCAGCCTATCCCCACTACTAGCAGTTTTAGATCAATGTCCGGTAGTTCTATTACCACTACTTCCGGCGTGCCTTTCGAGATGTCCATTTTGAAGATCGATACGAGTGGTGTCATGTATTCAATAACCGTTAAAGAGAAGGATTGATATGTTGAGAAGAAGGACAATGTCGACGGGGAAAAGAGAGACAGTACAAGTTGTAGAAGAGCTAAAATCTTCTGGCAAATGGACGGTCCCAGCAGGATGTAAATCAGTTGACGTTTTTATTGTTGGTGGCGGTGGCTCTGGTGCATCGTCAGGCCCTGAAAGAGGTGGTGGAG